CGTGGACTTCTTCTGTCTGCTGGACAATGAATTAATCATGGGGACGTTTGACCGTCGTTGGATTTTCAATCCACTGCTGGATACCGTGACCATCAAAGCACCACTGAAAACTGAAACCCTGACGCGTTTGCAGAACTACGTGCAGACGCTGATTAGCCACGCATAATCGATAATCTCCATAGTGGGGGTTATCTAACCCCCTTTTAATTATGGAGATTTATCATGACTACTAACATCGCAACTATCGAACACGTACTGTCTTCTTCTTTCATCGTTGAAGCAGTTGCCCTGTCTCGTACAACCACCCTTGACATGGCGGCTGTTCAGCTGCAGTACAGCTACAACGAAAAGCATAACTTCAACCGTGACGTGCTGGCAAAACCAGAGTTCAACGTGAGCATCACCAAGGCCGACGTTGAGCGTGCTGTTAACCTGTACCGTGGTGTGGCTGTTAAAGGCGACAACATCGGTCTGGTGTACAACTGGTTACGTGAAATCCTGCCAATGATGGTTGCTCCTAGCACCAACAAAGCCTGGGCCAAGTTTGTTGCGCATGCAAAAGACAAAAACATCATGGGCCTGTTCGCGCATTTGTCTGCACGTGAAGTCTACCGTCTGTTCGTTGCGGTGTATAACGCGGTGGCTCCTAAAGCCATCGTGGATTTCTACGCGTAATGTAGATAAAGGGGACTTCGGTCCTCTTTATTTTTTTGTTTAAACGTGTGCAAAATTTACATAAATCACTTATCTATTAGAAAATGCACTCCTCCTCACAGGTGACCTATGACTTCTGTTCTGCCTACGGCGTCAACCCAGACCGTACCGTATATCCGCAACGTTGTTCTGCTACACACGGTAACCTGGACGGGAGTCCCCAGGGGACGTGTTTGTGACAACACAGTGGCTGTTATGGAAGCTTTACGGCAACGTCGCTATGATGCGCAGTGTAATGCCGCAAACCGCACCTGATGCGTTTGAGAGCGCATGGTCGCTATTGCTGTCCAGTACGCTAATCCTGTGTAGCCTATACACAAAAATGACACAATGGCGGTCATTTCACTTTGAGGTAATATCGCGATGGCAAAGGAAAAGAAACTCAGTCTCCCCGGCCTCCCCACCGTGTATGCCACGGATGTGTTGAAAGTGGGTGACATCGGTGCCCTGGTGGTTTATACGGTGACCACACCGGTCTCGACCACCGTTGACGGCATCAAGACCACAAAAAACGAAATTGTCATGAGTTCGGTGAACATTCGCTTCAGCCCAGCGGACTCTCCAGTGGACAGCGCCACCAAACGTAAACTCACCACGTCCATGCCTGCCTTACTGGATTTGTATCTGGGTGGTGGTACCGACGTTGCGCCCGCCACGGTGATTGTGGGGCCCATTGGGTATGAGTTCTACCAGAACGATGGCATGGGGATGGTTATTGTTAAACTGAAAATCGGTGACGTTAATGTCGCAGAAGCCCATTACCTCGGTGACAAACCCCTGGCAGATGCAGTCCCCTCACAGCTGGTCTACCCTGCCACGGTCGGCAGTGTACCCCCAACCCTGTCCAACATCGTGAAAGCGAACCTGAAACTGATTCTCAATAAAGAACTGTACGGAGTGTGACAACGTGACCGAGCAACTTGCCCGCATCATGGTGCCAGCCGAATATGTTTCGATTATTAACGATCTGGGTAAAACCGCCCTGCTCAACCTGGCCCCTGAAATTGCAGAGGCCGTCCCGGATTTGGTCGTGGAGGTTGCGGGTTTGTGGCGATGTCGTACCCAGTACCGACTGGATTTGAAACTGAGCTCTCCGGCGGTGTCGGACTCAGTGATTATCGATGTCGATAAAGAACAATTCGAAGCAGAATCTCTGGCACTGTTAGACAGCTTTCCACCGCTTAAGTGGTAACCAACATAATCTTATGGGAGGTTTTACCTCCCTTTATGCCGTTTCAATAAGGAACCCCCATGCGTAGCTTTACTCCTGTGTTTCTTCCGGGTCAGCCCCATACCCCGACTTTGTCTGCTCAACGTTACGTCAATGCGTTCCTGAAAGACTTAACCATCACCCCCAACACGTTGTTGGGCACCAATGCCAACGTCAAAGCCAACGAGTCGGTATCGGTGCTGTATATCCCTGAGGAGTATTTCCCCAAAGGAGTACACGTCAACAGTTTTTTGATTGAAGTCTTTGATGACTTCCAGTCCCGCTTTTCATTGGGACGGGTTCCACCCAGCATGTTAAGTGTGTCGGAAAACAAAACCCGGGTATTGCTGGGGCGGGCAGCCCACGGTAGCAAAGTGATTTCCATGCACCCGGCTATCGTGGATGCCGCACGGACACTGGCCCGGGCCTTTATGATGATGCTCAACACCCACGGCATGTACCGGTTGAGTAACATGGAAGTGGGTCAAACGTTCGTGGTTCTGGTGTACGGTCCGAAATAGACCATGACAGCATAAGGGGAGGCTTTCGCCTCCCCGGTCATGTCGTCTTATTTTTTTTTGCCTTACATCCACTCGGTCTGGTGGTCTGGAGCGTCACTGCCAAATTTCTTCATCGACTTGTCAGGCTTCTCCAGGTCGTCTGGGATGCACCCAAACTCCTCGAACGCGTAAACCGTATACAAGTCATCCAGTGGCGTCGCCAGTGGCTTACGGTGCTTCCCACGCGCAATGGTGAGGTAGGACTTACCGTAGAGGTGTTCGATGTGCAACAACATCTCCAAATCGACTTCTTGTTGCAGAACACGACAGCTATCCCAATACCCTTTCTTCGCGATTTGTTTCACGAAGTCATCGGTGTTGTTACGCAACAGGGCATACGCATCTGAAGAAATCTGATGCGGGGTCATGAAGGTGATGGCTTTCGGGTTGGTGTACGAGCGAATCAGTCGGAACAGTTCACGTACGTCCCCACCAATGGTCGAGGCATGACAACCCAACTTCGAACACATGTTGAGGTAGTCAAACACGATACAGTGGATTTCATAACCCAACGCTTCGTAGAAGGCAATGAGTTCCAGGATTTTGTCGTACGTGGTGGTCGGGCCGTTGAGACGCACAAACTCCACTTCGTACCCGGTCATGGTGAGTTTGTCCATGACGTAGTCGGCGATTTCCTGGTAGCGTTGTGGATTGTCCTGGGCTTCTTTCTTCAATGCCGGGACGTCCATCGCAATTTGGAACTCGTCTTCGAACATCTGAGCATAGAGGATAATCATGTTATCCTCCTGCGCATTCTCGGTAGAGATGTGCAGCATCAGCGGTTTCTTAGACGGGTCGAGCATAAACGGTTTGTTCCACATGCAGAACTGACGGAAGCCGTTTAAGGTAAAGCCGGTTTTAAAGTTGTTGGTTAAGGCACCCACCACCACCATGTCACCGCGTCGTAGTCCCCCGAGTTCACCCATCATCCGGTTCACGCCCTGCCAGCCCCAGCGCAACACACCCTCTGGTGAGCTCTGCTCGACGGCTTTCTGAATCGCTTCTGCTACGGCATTACGGGTATTGCTGCCAAACCGGGTGACCGCTTCAAATGAGGCCTTCGCACCGGGTTTGTGGGTTTCCAGTTCCTGCTGTAGTTGCGGGACGAGTTGTGCCCAATCGACTTCATCGGGTTTGAACTGCACCTGGAAAGAGGCTTTACGAATCACATCGGTTAAACGGGTCTTCTGCCGGTGTGCTAATAATTCGTTACGCATCTCACCGACTTTGGCTAACAGCTCTTCGTAGTTATCGGGTTCGTTCATCCCGTTAGCAAACGCAGACCATAAACCATCGTCGTTCTTGATATTAACACGTATTCTTTGTAACAGCGCGGTATGGTCGTACTTATGACCGAGCGGCTGGTTAGTCATCCACAATAATGTGTTGCGTAATTCTGTATGCGTGACAGAGCCTTCATCTGTCTCATACGTGCTCTCGGGTGCTTTCATGGCACCGACCAGCTCACGGATGAGAATAGCCGAGTTATCGTTCTGGGTTAAGCGTTTTGATTCGAGGTATAAAAGGGTAATGCCACGAACCAACAACAATTTCGAATCCATTATTTGACTCCGTATCAGTCTTGTCTTTTATAGCGGGAGCGATTACATGTTCATTTCTACGTCAAGCGAGCCACGCATTGGATTGGTTGTTATTCCACCATCCCTTGCCGTCGTCGCTGCCGAAAGCGATTTTCCGCTCGACGGTTTTATTAATCTGGACCAACTCTCAGGTATACTATCGGATGCCGATGTCAGTTATTACTTATGGTACAACTCGAAGGCAAAAGAGTGGGTGCCAGAGCTGGCTGATGATTTGATATCATTATTTGATGAGCCGACGTTTCAGGCCTGGATTTCGAATCACCGCAGTTTGTACGATAAAGTATGTGCAGAGTGCGAAACCAAATATAGTATAGCAGGTGGTGGTCCGCGCAGGGCACTGGCTGTTGACTATGGGTCTGGGTGTTTCTACACTCCCACGGGCTCGTCTGGTGTTCTTTACATGTCAGGCAGTGCTGAGGACCCCTACAGTGGACAGAAGAGTCATTATTATGATGCAATCATCGCGGAGCTCGCGAAATTTATGCGCGTAAGTGACATAACTCAGTTCACTGTTTTTGACAAGTACGTGGGAGCATCGCAGGATGCAGACCCCCAGTAACGGCTATGGCTTAGATAGTATGCGCTACAGCATCGACGTCATGTAGCTTTTTTCAATACGTATTGAATCCTCCGAAGGAATTAAAGATTATGTCAAGACTTACTGGTAAAGATACCATCGCCGCTGCGCGTTTGGCTGCCAACGAAATCGGTGCAACCCTGAAAAGCGAGGGTGCTGCACTGGTACCAAAGAACATGACTCAGAACATGGTGTCGATGGAATCCCTGGAAGGCCAGAACTTTGCTAATCACCAACGTGATTCGCAGACCCTGTCCAAAACCCTGGGCGCCATCTTTAAAGACGCTGAGTTCGGTGGTTACGTGCTGAGCCAAGAGCAGCTGGAAGCAGCAACCATCACTGCATCTGCCTACGGCGATCCACTGGGTTACGTACGCGCATCGCAGACCGTATCGCTGGAAAGCACTGAAATGCCAGCGAGCTCGTCTTCTGTAGGTACTTTCGGTTATCGTCAGCCATCTGACCGCTTCGTGTCACTGGAAGCGTTTGATAACATGGAACTGCAGAAAGGCATCGACGTGTCTGTGGTGTTCAACGCCCTGGCCATCGGTCAGTCTCCGTTCAACGATGACTGGTTCCCGGTTGTTGTCGGTACCCCTGATGAAGTGGTATTCCGTATCAACATCCCGCGTATTCTGGTGCAGAACGAGTATATCTCTCCTGACCAGTCTGGCGACCCGGCTGACTTCAAAAAGCACAACCTGATCCGCGCTGCGCTGGACTACACCATCCTGATGAACAACAGTACCGACCTGGTGCCGATTTATCGTGATGGCGTGAACAACGACAAGTTCGTTGACAAAGCAGCTGTTGCTCCATCCTCTGCGAAAGTGGGTGCAGTAACTGTGACCACGGCGCCACTGCGCATCAACACCAAACACAGCCTGATCGCGCTGTCTTCTAACGAAGCTCTGCGTCTGGCCGGTGCTATCGGTGAAACTGATGCCGTTGAGCCTAAAGTCTCTCTGAAAAATATCTACATCGCCGCTTCTAAAGCAGGCGCTGCGGGTGCTGATCCAACTGAGTCTGTGTACCGTATCCGTACACTGAACCTGCCAGGCGCTGGTTTCTTCCGTCCGATGGAATGTAACCTGCGTACTATGACCCTGAGCTTCAACCCGTCTTCTCTGACGCTGAAAGCAGGTGCGGTCGATACATCTGGCGCTGCAGGCGCTGCACTGGCTGACGTTACTGCCGGTAAATACACCCTGGTTCTGGGTACCAGCATTTCTGGTAACATCAACCTGGAAACTTCTAACGAAGTGGTGTTCTCTTCAGGCGTTGACATTATCCGTGTCCTCGACGAAGACGGCAAAGAAGTCGGTATCGATACCCCGGCTGTACAGACCGCACTGGAAGGCCTGACCTTCGAAGTGATTGGTTACGATGTTGATGCTCGTCGCACGAACAGCAACTTACGTACCAAAGGCCTGATCCTGAACCCGGATATGGAAACCCGTGCGTACTACGTTCCACTGAACGCACCGCTGGTTTCTCAGACGCCAATCGGTCAGGAAAACCTGGGTCTCGACCTGAATGCGCTGGTTCAGGGCGTTCACATGCAAATCGAAAACGCCGCAGTGACCACGCTGCTGGACTTCGACAAAACGCTGAACGACTGGTTCGTGTCTTCTGAAACCATCAACCTGTATCCTTCATTCGAAACTCCGGGTGAGCTGCTGGTTGCGCCGTTCTACGAAGCTATCCCGGTTGATATCCAGGCCGAGCTGAACTCTACCAGTTCTGCTAACAAGGTTGACGATATCCAGGGCGTGCTGGTTTCTGTAATCCGTGAAGTCATTGCACGTGCGTGCCGTGAAACCGGTTACGAAGTGTCACTGCGTGCAAACAACGGCGGTTCTACTGAACAGCTGCGTGTTATCGCGGTAACTGACCCGGTTCTGCCGAAGTACCTGATTACTCAGGGTGACGACCGTTACCTGGGTGCCAACGCTACCATGTCTGTAACTTCGGTTAACGACCTGCGTATGCGTGACACCATCTTCCTGAGCTTCGGTCGCAAAGGCACTGGCAAACACGACCCACTGACCTTCGGTAACATGCTGTACATCCCTGAGCTGGCGATTTCTGCCCAGGTGAACCGTAACGGTGCTACCATCATGGAGCGTCAGGTTCAGCCGCGTTTCCGTCACGTCATCAACCTGCCGATCCTCATCAAACTGTCCGTAACCAACCTGGTTAAAGCATCTCGCTCTGCAGCGATTTACAACACCAAAGAGCTGGCAGCTTGACTGGGCACCGTAATCCGTAACCGCGTACTTGACGGATTGCACGCGACTCCATTCGAGTAGCCGTGATAAGTACGTAGCCAACGGTAAACGGCGAAAGACACATACAGGCTCTCTACCTTTGCGGGTAGAGAGCCTGCTATGCCGTCAGTCTATTTTATTTTTTCGCTGAGTAAAAACCTCATTGGGATTTAACCAAATAAAAAGAACATAAACATATATTACTTGCATGTGTAGGTAGTACTATCTTTGTTCACAGGTCGGGTGGCGACTATGACTTTTATTAACTCCCGGGGCATTGTGATTGAGGACAGCGTACCAACAGGTGCGAACAACCTGTTTACTCATCATGATACTCCAGGCCTTACAACTCGGGTGTCGTACTACAACCATACCGGTCAGGCAGTCACTGTCGTTGACCGACGTGGGGTAGCATGCAGATTAGAAAGTATCCCGAGCCGGCGCCGGGAGCTTAATCGAAGTCTGTACGTTACCGTGACGTATGACGACCTGATGGTTGGTACTGATGTAATTCTTGACAGACCCGACATATCAGATAGTGACCCCAACCGCGTTGCGTTTATCGAGGCGCTGGATTCACGATTTGCATCCCCTATGGTCTATCGTTCTCAAACCAGGAGTGCCACGGTAGTCTATGAGATTCCGCTGGATAGCATCCGGCAGAATATCAGTGTGTATTATCGTAATCTGGATGTGGTGTTGAGTCTGTCCAGGACGGAGATACCGCACCACCCTTATGAACGCCACGGGGCGTTTCACAATGAACTGGTGACCACACCAGGACTCGTTGAAGCTGACCAGTTCGTGTTTGGTATTCGACTGGTTGACAACAACGGACGGATAGGGCCACGGTATGTCAACATCAACGGGCGGATATATCTGGTACCGGCTTGCCGCAGACCAGACCTGCCTGACGGGTTGCATTTCAAAGACAACAATCGTGCGTTAGGTGCAGTCGGACTACCACCACCGGCTACGCTGAAACATTACACGATGGATGACTACGACCAAGCCTGTAAAGACGACCTGACGATGCTTCGGATGTTTACCACGATTGAGTTGGCCAGAACTCTGGGTGATATGCAGACTGCACGAAAGGAAGAGCTGGACAGGATTGCCCATGAACGTAAGTTAGAAGAGGAAGACTTTAGACGACAGAAACTTGAGAACGACCGGGAAAACGACCAACTCAAACGGCGCATTGAAGAGAGTGACCGTGAGTGGAATGAACGTAAACGCATGTGGGAGAGACGCATAGACGAATTAGACCAACAGAAGAAAGAACTCGAACATCAAATGAAGATGCAGGAGTTTGAGGCAAGACGCAGGCTTGAGGAAGTCAAGCACGAGAGTACCATGCGCAAGATGGAAAGAGAGGAGACGGGACGAGACCTGGATAACATCAGTAATATCGTGAAGGCGATTGGTATCATTGTTACCGGTGCAGCAACCCTGTACGGTATTTATGTAAAAACGAAGAAAGATTGAGGAGTACACCGTGGAGCCAAGACTCGCCGCTAAAATCCATGAACGCATGCCGAAGTTCAATCGGCTAGTAGTGGATGGATTTGCTGTATCACAGATGGCTTATGTCGAGCAGTATATCGACGACATCTGGCGAGCGGCAGCGAAACGTTTTCCACCGGGTCTGGAATACAAAGGTTACGTACGTTGTACACCGAATGAAGAGTACTCGGAAATCACCCGCAAACGCACCAAGCAGATGTTTGAGCTGACCCAGTCCGATGTCTATATGGTGAAATACCTGTTGTCCTTTAACGGGAAAGCCCTGAAGCCACGCTACATCTATCTGCCGTTCGTGGGGCAAGCAGGGTCAATGCGTATTTACGATTCCGTGTATTACATCAGTCCGGTGCTGTCGGATGTGTCTATCTCCGTGGTGAAAGACACCGTGTTCATGCCGGTGAGTTGTGCCCGTCTGATTTATCAGCGCACCATGCACAGCTTCAAAGCCAACGAAGAAGATGAAACCGATTACGTTGTGTGGTCAGCACTGCATAACCAGTTCGGTAAAAAGCTTCCCCGTAATCAGATGCAGGACCAGACCGTGGTCATTGATGCAAAGACCTCGATAGTCCACTACTTCTTTGCGAAGTATGGGTTCACCGAAGCCTTTGCCCGATTCACCAACACCATACCGGTATTGAACGACGGGCCGTTTGACCCGAGCGAATTCGACCCGCGTGAGTGGGTGATTTGTCGGTCTACCGGGATTCGTCCAAAGGGAGTGAAGGTTAACCCTAAGAACTATATTCCATCCAACATCCATCTGGCGATTCGTCGTGAGGACTACAACGCCGTTACCCGCAGTTACATTGCGAGCTTCTTCTACGTGGTTGACCACTTCCCTGACCGCATCACGAAAGAGTATGCCGAGTCAGAACGGTTGTGGTGTATTCTGCTGGGTAAAATCATCTGGCGGGGCAACAACAACGAAGGCAAGCTCGTGGAACTCATCGATGTTCACTTACGGTCGCTCGATACGTATCTGGACTTGAAATCACAACAAATGCTGCGTGATGACAACATCATCGTAGAAGACATCTACGAGTTCTGTCAGCACATCATCGAGACCATGGGAGAGCGTATCCGTAACACGGACACCGCAGACATGTACGGGAAACGATTGACCGTCCTGCGCTATTCGCTGTTTGATATCGTCAGTTCGATATTCAACTTCTCCTGGAAATTTAACAACTACAACAAAAAGGAAGTCATCGAAAAAGATATCGATACCTTCTTGAACAAGCAACTCCGCATGGGTGCGGTTTTGGATATACGCAAAGGCGAACACGGTGAGTCCTCTAACATCACCACACCGGGCGACAACTATTTCTTCAGAATGACAGCCAACCTGGTGCTACAAACGGATGCTTCTAACAAAGGCAAGCAGAATCCGAAATCGTCTGTATCCGACCCCGCGAAGCTCATGCACAGCTCCATCTTCGAGGTCGGAAGTATCCGAAACCTGCCTAAGTCTGAACCCACTGGCCGGTCTCGCGCTAACCCGTATGTCAATATCCGCAAAGACGGCTCTATTGAACGCGACCCAGAACGTATTGAGCAGCTTGATGATATTCAGCGTAAGATACAGCGATAACCGGTTTACAAAAGCACAGGAACTGACATGTACGCACAACCTAACCAGAATCTTCCACAATATCTGGCTGATTTTATCCAACAAAATGCTAACGCCGGCCCGGTCCAACAGTACGTGTGGCAGTTAGCAACGCAGAATACTTACAATAATGAGTTCTTCCAGCGGATGGTGTCGACTCTGACTGAAGTACTGCAAATGTGGTCAGCCGGTGGGCAACAGGCTGACATCAATCAAGCGATTTCAACGGTATACTACTGTACGTGTGGTATGACCGCCACCCGTTATCCTGATCTGGCACAACGCATGTCTCAGGCGGATTATAATGCCTGGTTACAGTGGGCGCAGGAAGCGCAGGGTCTGTCTAACCAAATCAACCAATGGCAAGCCCAGGCGAATGCGCGTTATGCGGCACCGGCGTACAACACCAGTATCCCCGCGCCTCGTGGTGCACCACAGCCGCGTCCGCAGGCGAATGGATGGGATGCTGTACCGTATGCAGGCGCACCGGCACAAGCCCCCGGGTATCCGTCGAACAACAATGCAGCATTTGCCGTACCGGGACAGCCCGCTGGCGCCAATCCACGTCAAGCGGCAGCGGCACCAGTAGGTAACAACTACCAACCGCGCAGTGGTGGACGTTACAGTGGACCGGCACATCAAGAGCCTGCCCAGTCCCGTCCTAATCCCGTATTGCGTGCAGCCGAATCACAAACACCCCAGTTCATGAAAGTCCGTGAAGGAGGTTGGCGTAGCCGTAGCAACACCAGCACCGGGGGTCGCTTCAACCCAGAAGACCCACAGCATGCACCGGTGGGTCGTGAAGTGGCGGAACAGCACGAAGCCGCTGCCACCGCTGCAGGCAGTTGGGAAAGCAGTAACTTTGAGTGGGACGATCCAAAGGTGTCGTTCGATGATGAGTTTGAGCAACCGAAAAGCCAGGTGCAGGGCAATGCCTCCGGCACACCACAATTCATGGAACGTATCAGCAGTAACCCCGACGTACCCGCACTGATTTTCGGTAAAGAAACCGCAGACGGGTATATGGAATTCACCATTGAAGATTGGCGCACCAAACCGGACCCAGACTTCCCTTGGGAAATCGGTTATACTCCGGCTACCCGTACGCGTCGGATTGCGTACGACACCAAACGCCAGTGTTTCATCCAATGCATTGAGGAGAACAGCGTGAATTACGATGACCACGCCATCTTACAAAAATCTGCCGCCGTATCCTCCACTGTGAGTTCACGGGCGCATGAGAAAAACAACGGTCGCCGTAACATGTTTGATCCAGCCACTGCTGCGGTCCATACACTCGGTGAACTGGTTGAGGGCCGTCAGAAAATTATCGACGGACGTCTGGAAGCGGCCAAAGAAACCTGGGAGCTTCAGGAAGAGCAAGCTCGTGAAAAAGCCAAAGACGGTGTAGCGTACGTGGCACCGGAACTGGAACCTTCACGTGAAGATGCCATGGCCACCGCAACGCCAAACGAAAGCGACGCTGAGAAAAAGCTGGTACTCGGTAAATTAGCAGCGGAACAAATCGTCAACGTAGACCTGGCAGACGGCGTGTTTTTCTCTGAACAACATGCGCTGTATTCTGCACAGTCAACGCTGGTCAACGATAACTTCGATGCCTCTGACGTGCCATTGCTGGTTACCCGTTATGTTGAAACCACCCCGTATCTCGTGGAGAAAGATGCTGAAGACGTGATTGAAACCCTGACACCGTTCACCAAACAGTCTCAGCTGAAAAGCATGGTAGACATGGCCAAAGAGCTGGAACGCATTGCCGGGGATATCCCTGCTGATTTGTGGGCAGCGATTGATGGGCAAATCACTGAGTACGTCAACAGCGTACTGACCACGGAACTGGGTCTGGAAGTCACCATCACCAGTTTTGCTGAAGATGGCGCAGCACTGCCAGAATACCTGAAAACCAACAAGGGAGAGAAGTTCCTGCAGGCCCTGAGTCGCAACATCGCCGAGTTCATGGCGCCACTGCGTTGTATCTCGGTACGTAAAGATGATGCGGGTGAATACGGCCCGGCGGTTGAGCAGACGGTCTTACTGCGTCGTGAAACCACGCTGGCGCGTCTCAACTACACCAGTACTGAACTGGGCGTGTTTGCAGACAAACCAGAATTTGTTATCACCGAAACCTCTGCACCAACAGTGTACAATCTGGTGAGCACTATCATGAAAGCCACGCTGCGTGAAGATGGCAAAGCAGGCTTCTTCAAACGTGTGCTGATTCTGGCAGACGGTACCCGCTTTACCATTCACCAGGGTTGGATGGGTGACGGTAAAGTGATTATCCTCAAACGTTAATCCACGGCATAAAAGAGAGAGTCTACCTACGGGTAGACTCTCTCCTATGCATGCCCTTTTATTTTTTGGCTTTAAAAGGTTGTAGGTGGTGTGGTGCCGTCAGGATTCTCTTCGTCTTCTGGCGGTGTCGTCGTATCGCCTTCTGCGTCGCTACCGTCATCGGACGGCGTTTCGCCTGGCGTCGTTTCGTCAAAACCAGCTCCAAAATCCATACCATCATCAAAATCAGCGGTGCCACCATCAGTGTCGTTGTTGCCAGCGTCACCTGAACCCCCTGCGTCTGCGTTCTCATCGGTACCGCCATTGCGATTAGCCAGCTTCTTCACGTACTCCGCAATGGTCACAGAGAGGGCTTCGACGTGCTCCAGTCGTGCGGTCAGGAAGTCGTAGCCTGGGTTTTCATCGTCGGCTTTACGGACCAACTTCTGAATCTCAGGGGCGATGTTTTCCTGTACCATCCAGTCCATCAGCAGATTACTGCGAACAGCCTGAATCACGGCATCGGCGTATTGCTCGTAGTCCTCACCCATCATCTCGCGCAATACGGTTTCGTTGATAGCCACTGGCAACAAGGCGTCGTAAAGTGCAATCTGGTCGTTCACTGCTTCGAGCTGCGTTTTCACACGGGCTTGGTCTGCAGCCGGTAACGTCAGTTTCAACGCATCCAGGTACATCTTAATCACGTTTGAATAGCGAAGCTCCTCGTCCCCCTCTCGCATTTTCTTCAGGTCTTCCCGGTGACCATCAATGATGTCGCGCAGTTCCTGCATCAGCGTACCGTCACTGCTGACATATTTGCGGACAAAATCCACCATGAAGCCCGTGAGGATTTGTTGCTTCTGTGCCGAACGCTTAGCAAGTAGTAAGTTGCTGGAATACACAGAGGCCGCAAATTCTACGTTCAGGCTGGAGTCCACGATTTCAGGAGGAATACCAATCCCCATGAACATCATGTTACGGATGTTCTCAGCAAACTCCGGTTCGATGCGAGCAAACTGAGAATTCGTGGTTTCGACTTGCAGGGACGTGGTGGGGTATTGGGGGTGTCCCGTAATTTCCCAGGTCACGCCTGCTTTTTGTAACATGTCGATTTGTTCTTTCGGGTCAGTCACCCCTAACGGGAACGCGTAGTTCAACGTCTTGGCAAACTCGTTCTGCACCAGGGAAATGGTTTTATCCGGGTCTGGGTCAGTCTCATCCAGCGCCAGGGCAACCTTACGGTGGGGAACCGCATTCTTCAGCGCAATCATGGTGTCGGTAAACAACAGCGTGGAACGCAGAGCAGCCAGGATTTTCACATCACTCAGCAGTGACTTCCCACACCCAGCATTGTTGTAGTCGAACGCGATGTAGGTACATTGTTCCACCGGCACGTAAAGCAGTGACGTGTGCAGGTTCGCCAGGGTACGAGACAGCATCACCGTGTAGATTTGTCCGGCGATATCCGACAGCTCCACGTTCTCACCGTACAGTCCGCGTTTGAGGCGAGTCAGCAGTTCATGCTTTAACATCCCGCCATAGGCACTGATAAGCTGCATGCCATCAAACTTGGAGGTCTCGCAGTTCGGCCCCATAAACGCCTGTACGTTACTCAGCAACGATTTGGCTTGACTGCCGTAGTTGTCAAGCTTGGAGTTCATGTTGGACGTGAGCTGTTTGTAGTAGTCCTGAGACTGTGCACGCGTCACCGGGTTACCAAACTCATCAATCATGACAAAGTAACCCAGGTGGTCAGTGGGACTGCCTGGTGTGTGAACCGGGATAATCGACTCCGACGGCAGCTTCATCACCAACGGATGCCCTTTCGGCAGACGTGAGCTGTTGCCCGCAGCGTCAATCCCAATCACAGGAATGTTACGGGTCGGGCGCCGTACAAACAACGCATCCTGTAGGGACTCGAGTTCTTTATCCCGCTCCAGACTTTCCAGTGCCACGTTACCGTAGTTCATGCGGTCACGTAACATCTCCTGCGTCAAGCGTTCTTGCAGCAGTGGGAATTTCAGGTTATCGGTGGAGTCGAGAATACGGAGTTTGTCATCAAACCACGGGCTGGAGCGTACATCGACGTGTGACAACCCCGAGAGGGATTCCAGACCAAAGCCCTTGCGTACCGTCTGGACGACTTTGCGTTCTTTACCGTCACCCACCACCGCATTACCCGGACCCAGAATCCCAATGTTTTTGGCGTGGCCGTCTTCAAACAGACGGGTATCGCTCTGCAGGGATTCTACTGAGATACGACCGTTCTGGTTAATGATGTCATCCAGTGAGCTTTCCGGGATGATAACCAACGGGTAACTGCCAGTGTTAAACAGGGCATCTTCACAGGCCGGAATTAACAGGTCGTTAATTTTATAGCCCTGGTCAAAATAGGTTGAGAGGTGGTCTGTGATTGCGCCGACCAAACCGGTGGGTAAATCGCACTTGCCGGTCCCCCAAATCAGTTTGTGGGTTAACAGGTCTTTGGGTGCGATAATCAACGACACCATGATTTCTTTTGCCAGACCGAGGTCCGTGTGGATTTGCATCATGTTGTGAGCGTCATCGATATCCGATGCCACCATTTTACTGATGCGTTCCAGTGTGGATTGGTCAGGGATGATGTCGTCGTTACCGTTCCCCCGCGTCCGGGATTGTGCGACCTGCGGAACCATTTTGGTCACAATCGCCTGGGCGACATCATTATTTTTGAAGAAATCCATCCGCTGGAATTCACTTACCAGCGATTCTTCATTTTTCTTATGCTGCATTTTAGGAAAGCTCCTTAGGTCGAGCGGAGGGATTTACGTGTCCAATACACTTTATGGGCTTTACGTATCAGACGTCATCAAACTCGCCAAGACATTGGTAGTGAAGAACGTTGCTACAGCTGAAGCGATGAACAACGATCTCACGGAAAGAGGGTATGCCGTGTCGGATGACCCGACCACATGGCGCTACTATAAAAATATATCTGGGGCGTATCATTCTACGGACACTATGATGTCCGTTACATCACTCGACAGTCTGGAAACGATTTCCTTTACCACGGCGGCCCTACAGGATAACCGGGCAACCCGGAAAGCCTATGCCTTTGGTAGTGTTTACTACGAGGAGTTAGTCAAACGATACCCAACGCAGGAACTGTTGATTCGCGGTATTCTGAATCCGGTCGACCTGACCCGAGCCATCAAAGCCCCGGACAATACTATTCTGGGCTATGAAGCCGATTTGGTGGAACCCACGGAAGTCAATCTGATTCCCCGGTTACAGGACTGGACCCATGCCTGGTTCAGTCGGTGGGCCTCGCCCGCGTTTGATGTCGTGGACGACCTCTATCGACCGGCGACGGTGGGTGGGTATCTGGCACACCTGCCCGGGATTATCATGACCCTGCGGTTAGGGAATTGCAAAACGGAGTTTGCGCATTCTTACCACATCTGGGAATATTTAGAGTCCAACGGCAACCTCGGCGAGTACCGCAATTTCTTCACCACCAAACAAGCGCTGTGGTTGTACCGTAACGTCAAGTATTTGCAGATGAATGCCGGACGGGTAGCAAACCAGACCACGTTGATTGAAAACGTGATGAGTGAGCGTGGGTTGCCGGTTGCCTGGTACAAAATGATTCACGACATCACCGAGTTCGAAACCGGTGAGTCACTGTACCCGGCGATTGCCTTGCAGCGCATTTCCCGTAACGACCGGGATAAACTCACCGGCGGCAAAGCCACCCATACCGTGCAGAACATGCTGAGTCGGGAAGCGCGGTTAGCCCGCGATAACCTCAACGATATCGATGTGGATACCGTGGATATCACCGACCGCATGGAGGTCTCAGCCAACAACATCCTGCCAACCAAAATCCTGGAGTCGTCAGTCATTGACTCCAGTGCATCGGATGTGTACCCGTCGGCCGAGATTGCGTTGAACGAATGGGTACATAAAGCCACCCACAACTACTACCGGGCAAAGATACAGGTCACCAACCCCTACACCGGGGCACTGATGTCCATGTCGGCACTGGAAGCGTTTGTGGTCTGGCTCTATACCGTGAACCGCACCTACGGGGTGGTGATGGACACCATTCCGGATGTGGTGGCCAATCGGGTTCGGTTAACGCCGCTGCCATCGTTCTATGACCTGCGAGACCAAACCTTACCGGCTTACGTCAGTGACCAGGAACTGCAGTGGATTCTGGAGTCGAATGCCGATGTCGGGGTGATGCTTTCAACCGAAGCTTTCCTCAACACCACCAACGCCATCCACACCGCCGCCATTAATCAGTACTACATGTACACCACCCACGAGAACTACGTGGCACGGGGACAATGTGAAGCAGCAGTAACACGCTGCTACGGCTGGGTGAACTGTGTGCTGGATAACGACCACTCCCGCTTTGAAGACTATTTCAAAGCCCGGGGTTGGTACGTGGTGGAGCTCGACGATTTAGACAGCTCAACACTGTGTGCTGAAATCCTGAAGGTGGCAACCGGACAGGACTTAACGGATGTGAAATCCCTGGCTGAGATTCAAGGGGCGATGATTAAGTTCATGTCGCAGATGTCCTCGTACTCAACCCAGTGGATTCAGACCATCAACAGTGGGCAAGTCAAAGCCATTAACGATGGGTACATCCGCATGGGGGATGACCAGACCAAACTGCTGGCGTCTGACCACATTCCTCACCCGGGTCCAGAGGTCTTGCGTGACCGGATGCGGTTAAAAGCATCCCAAGCTGTGGATTTGGTCGGGGGTGTGACCGATACGTCGGCCTGGATTGTGATTAAAGGACGTGAAGCCGTGGACGTCGTGCCGGACATGCAGGTTCGCCATAACGGCTATCTCTATTCGGCCTTGCGTCAACCGCTCCCCGGGGTGATGTTCCGCACACACGGACTGGCTGACCGGTTAACGGTCACCGACCTGAACGGGCTGGAGTTTTATGAAATCGACCCGTTACCGGAACAAGAACCGTCAGGCATTCCGCTGGCACAAGTCATCGTGGTACGTGGCCTCAATGGACTGTATTACCCCACGGTGTTCCCACCGGTCAGTCAACAACTAACTACCTAACCGGAGACTGAGTACATGACTCATCCGTATATCTACCCGTCCCGGACATTGGTGTACAACCTCATCAACCGGGATAATGGTACGTTCTTTAATCCCAATGACGTGGTGCTGACGAACCTCAGACCCGACAGCAAAACCAATGACGTACGTAACACGGCCCTGGACGTGGTGGGCGTCGATGAAGAAGGCGTATCAGGCAAAGTCACGGTACGTTACCGACGACTGGACATTGCTCAAGTCTTTGCGCGATGTAATGTGGAGATTGCCTGGGATGGGGAGTCCGATACCTGGGCGGTGATGCAAGCCGTGAATGCGCTTTATGGGACGGTGTTTGAGGAAGAGGATATCGAGGTCCGGTATTTCAATCCCAACACCTTACCCCTCACCGTGACCGTTCAGATGCGGGACAGTTCGCTGGCCTGGGTAGGGGCGTTGTCGGTGGAGGTTAAAGCATTCAGTCAATCGTTGACCACGGCATTGCAAACGGTGCTCGACCCGGTCTTTGACTACCCCACAGCCCAGTCCGCCAAAGCACAAGGTCCGCTCTATTTACGACCGTATGACTTTGATACGTATTGGCCGATGTTAAAAGGGGTCAAGGCCGGGGTCACTGACCCTACCACCACGCAAGCACTGGTGAGTGTTATCAACGGGGTCTTGCCTGCCGCAAACCAGTGGGGAGTCAGTACCACCCCGACGGTGCGCAATCTGGCTGAGCCTGGCGGTAACCTGCAGATTCTCTATGCGGGTCGACCGCTCGCGGAATTCACCCACCGACTGAACGTTGACCGTATCGTGGTGGTGGTGTTGGATGCGGTGTTGTGTACCGACGTGTTCGGCTATCTCGTGCTGCATTTCTCTGACCCGTCGCTGGATTTGGATGCGTCTCTCGTAAACAAAGACATTGGTAAGGTAGGGTTGTCATGAGTAACCTGGATACCATTCTGGCCCGCTTCACCCAGTTGAATGCCACCACCCTTGAGAAACCGTTGAGTGTTGAGAACGTGGTGCTGGAAGCGGTGAAAGTATTGGGGGCAGACAAAGATACGATTAACACCCAGGCGACCCTGCGTCCGTTACCGGACAGCGGGTTCACGGATTCGATTCTGATTGGCTGGCGCCGCATTCGTTTAGACCGGTTGTTCTATGCTATCCCGGTGGTGATTCGCAACCCCGATGCCCAGACCACCCGGGATTTGATTCCTATCCTCAATGCAATGTACGGCACCACACTCACCCCGACCGATGTGTTGAGTGCGACCCTGCCACCGAACGCCGTCAACGCCAATGTGGTGATGACAGCGAACCCCGCATCACTGTATATCACCGGCTCTTTTACCCTGCGCTTTACCAAGGCATAACCCCCAGGGAGGCGAAAGCTTCCCTTTATGCTGCTTATTGTTTGCAGGGGTTATGATCCTGCTGCTCTTTATGGAGGTTAGCCGTGGCACAGAACTGGAATCAAACTCCGCTAAATGTGGTAAAAGACCTCATCATAGCGAAGAATCCAAAATTCTCAAACTATCGAGATTTTTACACTTTTGGGAATCCAAGCACGACCACACTCAATGGAAAAAATACGGTGGTGACGTTGACTCCGATAAACCCCACGGTTTTAGGAACCATCAACATCTATTACAACCGCCGCACTGTAACAGAGTTCCTCAAGATGCGTATGCCAGACGGTAAAGTGGCCTGGGGCGCGGAACTGAGTACGGTTCCGGGTTCAACAGGTGCGTTGTTGCCGCGTATCAACCAGTGGTTAAAAACCCAGTTGGTCGCAGCCGATATTACGGATTCATTGACCTCAACCGGGTTACTCGGGTTGTTGCCCATGCGTACCGTAATGCTTGCCGCATCCTCGAAGAACTTACTGTTAACAGGTTCTGCAACATTTAACATCGTTAAATAGTATTGCAGTGGTTTTTTATTAAAGTGATGTCTACCGTCACTTTTTTTACACCAGGGTTTTTTATCACAAGGGCTGATTAATATATGGTTATCGTATAGGCACCGCGACCCTTTCTCCCGGATATGTTTCAAGGATAAACTTTCATGAAATCGATTCAACGTACCGTGTTGGCATCTGCCTTACTCACGGCAAAGCTTTTGGGGTTGAAGCACGAACTTGTGCCTTACACAACCCTGAATGAAAAATTGGGTATTCAGTCGGGTGTAACAGGTGATGATGCGACGGTGACTCCGACCATGAAATATTGGGCTATCGGGGATAACGGTCACAACTTTACTTCCGGCAGTAATGGTCGTCCGTATGTGACGCCTGTACAACACCGCCCAACCGACTTCGCAGCTTTCAACCAAATTCCATTTGTGTTGCGCCTGCCTTCCGATGACCTCAGTGCCACTCTCCGTAAAAACTACGGTCTGCGTCGTACTGAAGTGCATGACGGAAAAACGTATTACGCCTATTACCTCAAGCGTTTGGATTTAACCGACTCCAAAGTCACCATGCAGCACGTGGTGATTGCCGACGGTACCAGTACGGTCACCGCCCTGACACCGAATGAGTCCAACCTCAATCCCGCCAAACCGACTATCGACCCGGTCAGCATCACCACCACCGACGGTGAGTTCGTGATGTCCTCAGCTCCGGTTAACATTCAGTTCACGCAGTTCGATGCGGCTGAACTGATGAAGGTGGCGAAGATTCTCTATGGTGATGAGAACGAGGCTGTGATTTCTGAAATCATGATGACCACCGGGATTGACAAGCCAGTTCAGGTTGATACCCCGGCCGGTAAGGTTTCTTTCACCGAAGTGTTGATGACGCAAATCTACACCCACATCACCGCGTACTACGCCATCGGGTTTGCGAATCAGGGCTTTGAATTTACTGTGGACATTGGTTTCACCGAACCATTGGCTGCGGAGGGTAATGTCAGTGCAACCGCAAGTTCCTCCTTTGCAGCAGTTCGCACAACTGGCATCTAGTGACTACGGGTCACAATACCGGATTATGAGCATTGACCCCGGGAGTGATACTCTGGGGTTATCCTTATTAACGGTTGATTTGCGTAACGGAGACATCACCATCGAGTACTCCAGCACGCACCACGCCAGTCGTCAACTGCGCTATTTACCAAACGGGTACGAAGACCTGCATGGGTCAATGTTCTCTCGCATGTTTTGTCACCGACAAATGCTCACGCGCATGATGCATGAGTTTCAACCGCATTCCATCATTGCTGAATCCGCTTTCTTGAAAAAGAAATTTGCCAATGCCTTTGCCTCGTTAACCGTGGGTCTGGAAATGATTAAAGGGGCCATCTTCGATTACAATCGATTTATGGTACTGGAACTCATTGGGCCATCGGAAGCCAAAAAGGCGGTGGGACACAAAGGCGGTAAAGGCGGGGACAAAGAAGGTGTGAAACAATGTGTAGTAAATTACCCCGGACTCATATGGCATGTAGACCCGCAGGATTTGGATGAGCACAGCTCGGATTCCATTGCCATCGGGATGTCTAAAGCGCTGAAAGTCCGAGGTGAGTATGTTGTTTGAAGGGAAGTGGTTAGTGGTTGAAGGGCGTGACGGGTCCGGTAAAACTACGGTCCGTACGGAGATGGGCAAACGCATTGAAGCGTTATACCCTGACCGTCAGGTTGTTTATTGTCGCGAAGCGGGTGGTACACCGATTGCCGAAAAACTGCGTGACCTCGTGGTCTACGGTGTAGAAGGTGAGAACACCCACATCGACTCTGAAATCCTGATGTTCTTCGCGGCACGCGTGCAGTTGTATCACAACGTGATTCTCCCGGCGTTGCAACGTGGGGCGATTGTGGTGTCTGACCGTAACTGGATTTCATCGCTGATGTATCAGGGTTACGGTGCACAACGTGTGGAGAAAGTCCAGGCGTTGATTAAAGAGTTCCTGGACGGTGTCCCGATGCCGGATTTGTATGTGTATCTGGATATCGACCCACAGGTGGCAACCGCCCGTATGCGTACTGCTCGCCCAGTGGCAGATAACATCGATAGTCGTGGACCGGAGTTCTTTGCCCGCGTGGGTGAAGCTTACCGTCAGTGGGCCACCAGTGGTAATGACAACGTCGCTATCATTGATGCGAACAAACCGTTTGAAGAAGTCATGACTGCGGTCATGATGGAAGTTGAACACGTACTCGACCCAACCCTGTCTGATTCCGACATGGCGGTGGTGAAACACCTGTCTGCATAACAACGAATATCATGGGAGGCAGTGCCTCCCATTTATGCCATTAAGAGGATGTCCATGAATACCGACCGTATTAACAAAGTCCTGGCACTGGCACGGGCCGCTAACCCGACACTCCCGTTGCCACTCAGTACCGATAACATCGATTTGGATGACATCACTGCCACACCCCGAGGTACTCGCAACACCCAGGCCACGATGTATGCTCTCGACACTGGTGACATCGTCCGGTATGTGGGTAGCTCCACCGTCCACTATGACCGGATTGATATTGCCCAGTACTGGCAAGTCCCGGAACTCATTGAAGACCGCAGCATCGTTACCGTGAAAGACCTGGTGGCGATATTGCGTACCCGTCACGGGTTAGATGTCCTGGACAGCGAACTGCTCAATGCCGAGGCAACCTTACCCCGTAGCGGTGTGGCCACCGTACAGATTAATGATGCGGTCTCGCCGCTGTATATCGGCAGTGCCAACGTCAGCTATACTCACGATGCAGGGTTGCAGGTCAAAGATGGCATGGCGTACGGGTTTGCTGTCAGTGCTGATGACCTCACCCCCGTGGTGGCGTACACCGATACGCCGGTGACACTGGAAGGTTCGGTAGACGGCGATGCCTGGGTTACTCTGACCGCCACACTGAACAAACGCACCAAACAACTGGCTCACCGCTTTCCCCAATCGTTAGCGGTCGGTGCCCGGGCTATTCGGGTACGAGGCGGCATCGTGCGGGTTGTGGACAATGCCGGACGGTATATCCCCATCACCCGACTGACCCAGTACCGGGGCAGTGTGGACGGTACCGGGTATTTCAGTGGGATTAAAACCCTGACGGTTATCGACCCTGACTGCTTTGCTCTGTGTCCAGGGTTGGTCTCAGCGGATTACATGTTTGATGGGTGTGTGGGGTTGACTACTTTGCCTGACCGGTTGTTTTCACCGTGTTCACAATTACAAACCGCCACTGCGGTGTTTCGTAACACGGCCATCACCCGGTTACCTGAAAACCTGTTTGAATCATGCAGTCGGTTGCGTCGTCTGGATATGGCCTTTGAGCACTGCACGGCATTGACGCAAATTCCAGTGGGGGTGTTCCGTACCACCACGGCATTGGAGACCCTGCACCGGTGTTTTGCTAACACGCAGGCGGTGACGCACGCTATCCCAGCAACCCTGCTTGTAACGCTCCCCAAGCTCACTGACGCGAGTTATCTGTTCGCGGGCTGTGGTTGGGTCAGTGTTGTGTCACAAGGCTTCCTACAGGCTAACACACGCCTTAAATCGATTGCAGGCATGTTCTCTCAGTGTCGGAACCTGGATACCATCCCACCGGGGTTGTTAACAGGACTGGCGGACTTAGTGAACGTTGACCGGTTGTTTCAGGGCTGTGGGTTAGTGAAAAGCGTGCCACCGGGTCTGTTTCAAAACTGTCCGAACCTGGAGTATGCTCAGTACACCTTTGCGGACACCGGGATACTCACCACCCCCACGGTGCTGTTTGCACCGGTACGGCGTTTGCTGTCCATCGACTACATTTTCAGTCACTGTACCAAACTCAAAGAGATCCCCCCAGGGTTGTTATCGCCATTGCTGCGTTTACAATCAGCTAACGGTGTGTGGTATGGGTGTACGGGTATCACGACCTTACCGGACACCATCCTCGATGGACCGGTGAATGTTTCCAGTCTGGATTGGGTGTTTGCCAATACTGGTATCACCGCCATCCCAGGTAGGTTGTTCGCAACCCTCGCAAAACTGGTCTCAGTGGCTGGGGCATTTTCCGGGACGCTAATCACCAGTGTTCCTGCTGAACTGTTCAGTCAGACACCCAAGCTTGTCAATGTTGCGCACTTGTTCCATCGCTGTGGTCAACTCACCCAGTTACCGGCCGGGTTGTTCGCCACCACGGTCAATCTTGCGGTTATGCGGGCGACCTTTGCATCGACCGGGCTCACGGGCAACATCGGCAGCGTGTTCCGGGCGATGCAGTCCCGGGCGAGTCTGCGGGATATTTCAGCGGTGTTCCAGAATACCGTGGGGTTAACTGGCAGCTTTGCAGGGGACTTTAAAGCACTGCTGTCGGACTCCTCGGTGGACTGGGTGAATGCGGACACCACCCAGGGGTGTGTCGCTGGGGTTACTCAGCTTTCTGATTACGTCAGTGTGGGTTCAGTGTATAAAACCCCCGTAACAGGCCTTGTATAATTTTATAGGGTATGGTATGCGGGACTTCATTCATAAGGGTTCGACATGGCAACTATTGCACGAAAGTCTCAGCAGATGCTGCTGGACGCTATTAATCGTGATAACGGCTTGACGGCAAACCCCCTTACGCTTGACCAAATTGGCATGGGCCTACCCATTCCCACCGGGGCAGACACGGCGTTTTATAACACCTATTCCACCGTTTACGGACTGTATGGAAAAGGGTATCACGGTAGCGTCCAGTTGAGCTACCAGCGCTATCGCCTGGACTACATGTTCAGGGGTCTGACCCCGTTGGTGATTGCTAACCCAAGCCCAACTAAACACTCCGACCTCCTCCCCCTGCTGAACGACCTCTACGGTCTGGCATGGGAGGTCGGTGACATTGTGGACCAACCCATTGCGCCTGGGACCGAATCAGCGATTGTCACAATCGAGATGAAGTCAACCAACTGGGCCTGGTTAGGTAGCTTACCTGTGCGCTTTGCAAAAACATTGCCGTACATCAGCGATTTGGTAACGAACAGCACCATCGACGCCATTAACCCGGATATGACCTACACGACTAAACCCCGTGCAGAATACCTGGCATACGGTTACGACTGGACGGCGATTTATGCCACGTTAACGAATGCAGCGGCGAATGCCGGGAAAACGTTAACGCAAGATCAGTTCGACCAAATCACCACAGTCACCACGACACGTTACACCCTGGCTACCGGGGATGCGGTCGGGGACGGAGAAGTTTCTTTGGCCAACGCCGTATGGGGCGGGGTAGTGCGGGCAGAATCCAGTGACGAGTATGACAGCGAGAACTTTGAGTTCGTCAACACGTTAGTGCTGGACGCCGCCTCCAACTACACCGGTAAGCTTATCTTTCATTTTAACCAGTCGGGGACGTGACATGCTTATTAAATCAGCACGTCAGTATCTCATCGACACGGTGAACGCAACTGCCCAACTGGCCCTGCAAGACGATGACGTCGTGTTTGGGTTACCGGTGGCGTTGCCCGAGACTGACGCTCAGGGGAATAACACGCAAGTGCGTATGACCATGACGCAGAAAGCGCCTGCTCGCGGGGCGATGAATCTGAAGTATCACCGGGTACCGTTTACCACGGTGTTCACGGAGTTCGATGGCATCAACCCCATGCGGTTTCCTGCAGGGGATTTGTCGAATACGTCTCATGACTTGCTGGCACAAATCAAGCAGTTCTGTGGGATGGATATCAGCGTGGACGACATTGTTCGCACGGATATTGACTGGGTAAACAGTCGGGTGTTGATTAAAGCCGCACCTGAATCCCTGGGATGGTTAGGTGAAATCACCGCCATTATTACCCCGGGAGACGTGGTCATCAGTGATGCGTTTGCTACCACGCGATTGACCAACAGTTTCCTTTACCCGTACTTCAACACCAAATTAGGACAAGCCCAGGTCTACTCCTACCGGTTTGACTTTTCAGATTATGGTACGTACCTCAAAACGGTTACTACCCAGAACCTTGACCTGACGCGCCTGGCCCAGATACTCAAAACGGTCACCGGTGACGACTGGCAAGTAGGACGTAACCCAGCGGACTATAACCTGAAAGAAGCAGAGTTTTTGTATAACGGGCTGAACACCAACAGTCTTTATCCCGGTAACAAAAACTACAGTCGGATTCTTGTACTCAGTCTGTCCTTATTCAGTTTGAAACTTGGCGGGTACCTCTACCTGCAATACAACGCCTAACTTTCCCGGAGCTTGTAAATGGCTGACATCTCTATTTTGACAAAACCGTCGTTAGACCTGGTAATTGACCTCATCAATGCGGCCAACCAAACCACGCTGAACGATACCAAAATCAACGTCATCAATCCCACTGCGCTGACGGATGACCCGAACAACCACAACACCGGCGCCCGTGTGCTGTCGGTTAAAGGCAGTGGTTACATTGGTAATGTTGACATTACCTATAACCGTCTGGACTTAGGGCTGCTGTTCTCCAAAATCACCGTGAACCTTGATTTGGGTGAAGATGGCAATGGCGACCCAATTAAGCCGACCGATATCAAAGGCCTGCTACCGGCACTCAATGCCCGTTTCGGGATGGGTCTTGAAGAAAGCGATATCGTGGACGGTCCTGTCGATACCACAGGTGCGTCGCCGTGGACGACAACCATCAAAGCGGCTGCGGGCTCCCTGGCCTACGTCGGTGAACTGACCCTGACCGTGGGTCCAGACCCAGAAGTCGGTGAGCGTCTGAACACGGTGATTCTGACCACCAACCTGAACGGCCTGCTGTATCCGAATGCTGATACCAGCAAAGCCCAGGCCCGTGAATACAGCTGGGGTGTGGATGCCAACAGCATCTCCGCATGGCTGGATGCCCGCGCGCTTAACGACGTTATCGCCGATAACTCATTGGCCGTGGAACTCAACAAAATCGTGCCGGAAGTGTGGGTGTTTGATGCCGACGAAGCGAAAGACTACAACACCGCCAGTGCGGAAGTGGTCTACACCGGTGTCAACGATGCCGTGGATGCCAATGGCGACCCACGCGACACCAACAAAAAGTTCAACCGTATCGTGCAGTTCAAGCTCGACGACACGCTGTGCGCCAACATGGGTGGTGTGCTGACGCTGGGTTACAACGCAAGCTGATAGCGGCATAGAGAGTGGGTCTCGGCCCACTCTTTCCCATAAACGTTTTTGGAGTCACTATGGCTATTTACAGCAAGTCACCCAAGGCGTTGTTGTTAGACGAGATGAACCGTGCCAACGCAGCACCGTACCCCCTTACGGAGAACAACTGTAAGGTCGGTTCCCCGGTGGTGATTGCGACCACACCTGAAGGCTACAACACGGAAATCGTGGTGTCGGGTATTCAGTTTCGCGGTTACATCGGCAGCGTGACGTTTCGCTACAAGCGCCTGGATTTGGCCTTGTTGTTCAAGAACTTCACGATGACGTTTGATGCGCCTGCTATCAGTACTGTGCTTCAGGGGTTGGCTAACATCAACGCCCGTTACGGCTTAAACTTTACCGCAGATGACCTCAACAACCGCAGTTTCTATGACAAGCTCAACTTTCCGGTTGTAGCAAACCCTAAGTCACTGCAGTACGTCGGTACCGCCAACGCCCGGTATGTGAACGTCGGATACCGACTGAACGATGTCATCTACGAACGTAACCTCAATACTTACCGGCACCCGCTGAGTTCGGCTGATGTTCAGTCTGGATTACGGTCTGCTTCGATGTTGAGTTTTGGTCTTGACCTCACCGATGAGTTCAACATGCTCACGGCGATGAAGGACGGCCCCATGGGGACCGGTCCCAATTTCACGTCAGGTAACAGTGCGGCGTTAGTTGCCACGTTAGTCGGACGCGGCTTCCCGAATTTCGATTATTCGAAAGCGTCTATCGCAACGTATGCACAAGGTGTGGTTGCTGCTGCACGACCGGGATACCAAAAGGTAACGGTTATCAGCGATATCGTGGACAACAACATCAAAGGCCCGATTTATTTACACTACAATTTGTTATGAGGATAGGCTATGAGCCTTTATGTCGATCCCAAGCAGAGCATCATTGATGCCACGAACACTGCCAACGCCACAGCCCTCAAGCTGACGGACGTGAACTTCGGTGCAGTGTCTGTAGCCTCAGCGGATGTTCTTGCGGCGTCTGGAAAGAACTCGTCTGTCCGCCTGACGGGAAATGGCAGTACCTGGTCCGGTACCGTGGTGGTCAACTACACCCGTCTGGACCTGAAAGATTTGGCAACCCTGGTAGGCAGTACCCTGAAGGTAGCGAAAGTTACCCAGGTACATGACCTGCTTAACTACTTCAACTATTTCTACGGGATGGTCCTCACCACAGACGATGTGGAAAACGACCCGATTACCCTTGACGAGAACGGCGGTGCACAAATCACCGTGCGGGCGAAAGCAGCGTCATACGGGTGGGTGGGCACGTATCCATTAACGTTGGTGAAAGGCGATGCGATTGTGGACTTCGCCCTGACGGACACCACCCTTGATGGGCTGAACTACCCAACCGGTCAAACGGCGAAGTCTCAAGGTCCGCTGGCACTGTATGGGTTTGATTTCACCCCGTACAAAACCCTGTTAGACAGCTTGCCAAAAGACACCGTATTAAACGGTACCGCTGCTGATACCTCAGCGGCGAAACTGGCGGCAGCCATGACTGCACTGGATGTCAATGGCTGGGCGTCTCAAACCTCGGCAGCACAACGCAATATCTACATGGGTAAAGTGGTGTATGCTGGACTGAACAAACCAGAGTTCGCCACGAATCAGAACTACAAATACGTAACGATGATTCAACTCCCTGACGGTACAGGCAACAACGGAGTACCCACTACGGTGTATAACACGTTGTTCGTGGGTCTGCTTTATTTGCACTACAATGACCCGGAAGACCCGAACGCCGTTACTTAATGAGGACGTAACCCATGCCTTTATATACCAAAACTGGTAAGCAGATGGTGTTCGACCTCATTAACCAGGCGAACCCGTCCGAGATACCGTATTCAGAAACCAACACCGCGATTGAAGCCATCACGGCAGTAAACATCACCATCGATGGGGTGCAGTACAACACCTCAGCCCGTATTCGTGGCTTAGCGGGTGCCGGTTATACCGGTAACAAAACGGTGTATTACAACCGACTGAGTCTGTCGACGCTGTTCAGTGGGGTTCAGGCCAGGGTAGATTCTTTCAGTGCCACACAGTTCTTTGACACGCTGGATGCGTTCAACACCCGGTATGGTCTGAAGCTGACACAGGCGGATGTGACGAACCCGGCGTTTGGTGGGGTAAACTCTGCGAACTACTCGGCGTCAACCAGCATTCGCGGGAACGCAAATTCTCCGTTGCTGACAACCAGTTCCATCTCGCTGTATTACTACCGTGGTTTACCGAAGCTTGATTTGTTTGTGGTCAACCGCAACCTGAATGCCTACCAGCACCCGGTCACGGACACCAAACGCAAATCGGCCCAGATGCTCACTATCGGGTTGGACTTCACGGAGTTTAAAAACTTCCTGTCTGTCACCGGGGTGGGGATGCCGAGCTTTGCGGATTTGTCACACGTGATGACCACGACGTTTGGGTTACCGCAGTGGGACGCCCCACTCAACAGTAACTACGTGGTAGACCAACCAACCTCAGCGGTGAGTAACGCCAACAAAGCGTTTGACCGCGTGGTGGTGCAAACCGGTATCGACAACAGCAATGTGGTGGGTGTTGCCTATTACCACTACATGAATTAAGCGAGGTGTTAAATGGCCTTGTTTAATAAACCACAGAAACAAATGGTGATGGACTTACTCATCCAGGAGAACCCCGGGTTAGCCGGGGCGGTACTGGGAGTGAACGTCGAGTTTGTGGGGTTGCCGGTGTCTATCGGGAACAGTATGGTTAAAGTGGTGTTGCGTGGGATTCGGGGTGCGGGGTTTACCGGGGTGCGGGCGTTTACCTACCGTCGTATCCATATCGCAACGTTGTTCAGTAATACCACGTGCCTGATTCAGAAGTTTGTGGCCACGACATCCCTGGATTTGATTGTTCCTATCAATGAGCGTTATGGGTTAACCCTCGATGCCTCGGAGATGGTGAGCTTTGCAATTGGGGCGAGTGCGACTTCAGGTAACATCACCATTGCGGTGGGTACTGACAAGTCGTTTGTCTACGAGGGCACCATTAACTGTGTCTGGACGCGGGGCATCAAACAAATCACCGAGTATTACCCACAACGTGATTTGACGGCGGTGTCATTACCGGATGTGATGCTCAAAGCGTTCCAGATGGACTTCAGTGACATCCTCACGACGCTGCAAGCCCATGACACTACCGTTGGGTTCTCGTTGGCCTCCAGTACCGCTGTGGCGATTGTAGCGGCCTTAAAAGCCAAGCTCGCAATGCCATTGACGTTGGGGTCCACGTTGGTGCCGGGCAGTGACCCGTATGACCTGTCGGGCTTTACGTTATCCTTTACCACGCCGGATGTCCTGCAGGACAGCAACCCGAGTTATCGTCGGGTGGCGCTGCTATCACCCCCTGCGGTTTATGGCAACCAGTATTCGCCGATTTATTTGCATGTTGATAAAATCACGAAGATGGCCACCGAAGACCTGGTATCGGTTACGCAACTGCCTGGGTTAGAACCCCCGACAAAATAATGAATAAAAATGCTCCTTACGGGGCGTTTTTATTTTGTTCATATTGAATAAGAGGTCTGATATATGGCCGTTGTAGCAATGATTGGCTTCGACAATATGGTGTTGCAAAGCCTCACCACCGATGCGCCTTTCGCCGCGTCGTTCCCGTGGCTGATGCGCTCACCCGTAAACGACAAAGACATTTCACTGATGCAGTATGTGGGCACTGCTTACAATCGCATGGATTTTCGGCCGCGTGCCGACCCAGATGGTAACCAGACCGTTTATTGCTTACCGTGGTCAAGCACACAGGCCAGCGGGGTGCCCGCGCAGTATCTGTACGGTCCACCATTCAGTGCTGCCGGTCTGGATAAAACCGGGAAATGGTATTTCGGCATGTGTGTCTCCCCGGTACTTAACGTCAGCGCGAATACGGCATGGGCGATGGTGGGGGATATGGATGACGCCACCAAAAACATCCCGGTGATTGCTAACGCCAGTACGACAAACACCGCCGCAAACTTTAGCAGTGGGACGTATTACCTGGAGTTTGAAATTGATTGGGTCGCCAAAACCGTGAAGGGGTATGTCGACGGGGTACTGATTGCTTCCACGACATTCGCCACCACGCCCATCGCGTACTTTGGTAATCCACAAACCGCCCAGTACTGGGCAACCGGGATGCAGTTGCCACCACTGAGTTCATCATACACCAACAGCTCTAGTTACTCACTGGGTGTGTCACATGTCTATTTCGTCATTGATAAAGCAGGTGACCCAAATCCCACTGGACGACTGGGCCCGATTCGGGTACGTACGGTGGCAGTTGATACGGTAGACCTGGTTGGGGACATGAAAGCCGTCGGTGCTGCGGATGCAGCAACAGCAGTGAATACCGGGACGAACGTAAGTACCATCCCTGTGGTGAGTGTATCGCTGGATAGCGGTGGGGCAAAAGGCAAGTTCCACTTTAAAAAGCCGGTGTTGAATGCCAACGAATACAGCATCAAAGCGTTTCAGATGGACTTGCTGACGTTCAAGCAGTACGATGCTGCCGCCCAGCCGGTGTTTGCTTTCACCGACGGCACCAAAACGTCACCGGACTATTCAGTGGTGGCTACCGAAGTACCACGTCGTGATTTCCTGTGCTTATCAGCGCCGTATGCCGGAGGCAATTGGACACCGGAAGAAGTCGTTAAATACGCGGTTGCTGTGGGCAGTAAACCTAACACCTAAGGAACCACCATGCCTTCTATTCCTTATAAAGCGGCCGTGGTCAAACAACTCAACCTGATTAACGGGGCGAGTGTACTCCCGCAGGATGTGTTGATGGGTGGGTTTACCCCTACGGCTGACCCGACGTTTGGTGTCAGTAACATCAAAGGCACGCCCACGGGGGAACTGGCTGACCGAGGCAAAACCCAGGTCCGCTATCACCGCCGTACTTTGGCGGAGTTGTCTCAATTCTGGCCAGCTATCATTCGTATTCCCAAAGCGCCGACGTTGCATGAAGCATTGTTGCGCATCGGGCAAATCACGGGGGTGGTGTTAACCGAGAACGACGTGGAGAACCAGCCACTGGATTTCACCAACGGGGATATTACTGTCACCCTGACGGCGAAACCCGGCAGTAATCTCTGCACGGGCTCGAAAGTCATTACCCTCCATGCTCGTAAACCGATTGAACTCGCCTCGGTCTGGATGAACCAGGCATTGGTACGAACCGGTGTCTTAGCCGGTATCGGGGATTTGATTGGGTTGGCGAACGCCATCAACCGCCGGTTTGTGGAAAAGCAATCCGTGAGTTGGGGAGCGTTACGTAACAGTAATTCACCGTTCGGTAACTCGGTGGTGACCTTTACCGGCAAACCGGAATACGGATACACCGGTACGTTGGATCTGTATTTCAACCGTGACAGTATTGTGGATTTGTTCCCGGACCTGTATATCTACAGCACCGCGCCGTACAAAGGCACAACACTCAGTTACATCCAGGCGTTCTTCCCACAAGTTCTGGATAAAGTTCTGCCAGAACAAATTGTGGATGACGTGGTGGATTACGGGTCAACCGGTCAGGACGTTACTGTTCCGATTACGGTGAAAGAGACGTCACTGAACCTCACAGGGACCACACAAACCCACGTACTGTGGAAATCTGGAACGGACTTTGTTAGCCTGCGTAGTTTGTTTGCGCAAATGGCCACCAAAGATATCTCAGTGGCCAGTGTCTCCGGGGTGTTTGGTCGCACGCTTGTACAACAGTACTACCCTACCTCACTGCGCAGCCTCAATATTCAATACGCCACCAAAGAACTCACGGCAGCCAGCGTGTCGAATGTTATCGGGCGCGCATTGGTACAACAGTACTACGGCACTTCTGTGCGTTCTGCGTTCGCGCAATACGCGGTCAGCGATACTTAATTAAAGGATATTTCACATGGCTCTTGTCAACCTGATTGGCTTTGACCATTTTAAAACCGTACCTACTTATAACGCCGGCACTGGTGGTGCTCTGTTTGCAGCAGCCAGTTCACTGGCGTCGGGTCTGGCCGGTCTTCCGGGTAATGACACCACGACATTCGGCTCTATGTTGTCGTCGTACAGTTCCACCTGGCTTGTAAACGAAGTCACGCTCAGTAACGGTAAGGTCAGGAAGTTTCTCTGTACCTCCGGGGCCAGTTCTTACATGCGTTGGCAGATGAACAATGCCCAAGTTGACGCCCTCCCTAAAACCGGCAAGTGGTACCTGGGGGCTCGTATCTACTACGCCATCGGACCTCAAGCCGGCAGTCCAGGTACGGGAATACAGATCCGCCTGGGTTCCAATGGTCTGATTGTTAGCGCGGTCACCTACACCCCTGGCGTGTCGTACATGGAGGTTGAGATTGACTGGGTGGCACTGACCATCAAAACCTACCTCAACGGTGTATTGCAAAACACGGTATCCGGGGCGGCTTATCTAACACCCAGCTATACTGGTAAGTTGATTAATGTTGGTCCAACCAGTAGCTACTCCGGTACTGGCCCGCAAGCTGGTTTCACTGATTTCTATTTCATTGTGGAAGAAGCCAATGAGCCCAACCCGATTGGCGGGCGACTGGGGCCGATTATCGTCAAACCCCTGCCGAGGCAGTCCATTGCCAATGCCGGACGCTTTACGCCACCGGGTACCTTGAGTGTGTTGGATCAGTTCAATGCCAACAACACTGATTTGGGGGTAGTTCCGGCGTCTGGTCAACAGTCCAACTGGGACAACCGGTATTACAACGTACAGACTTCCCCGAACGGTGAGATTGCTACGTTGTCTGCTGCGCTACCAACGGAAACCCAGCCGATTGTGGCAGTACAGGTCGCCACCCTCAGCCACAAACTGCAAGCCGCTGCTGCAGGGACTCAGCAGCAACTCAAACAGGGTACGGCGTCACTGCCCCTGGACCGGACAATACCGGGTCTGGTTGGTGCCCCTACTCGCAAAACTTATGCGGCCATGAAAGCACCGGATGGCGGTGCATGGTCGAATGAGAAAGTGGGTCAAATCAAACTGGACATCGGCAGTTATCGTCCATAACACCATCACCAGACTGGGGCGAGAGCCCCATGATGTGCAGGAGGGTTTACTGAGGAAACAACCATGTATGTACGTCGTTTATTAGAACAAGTCGGGGAGCGGGTGTTAACCGAGGTGAATGTCAATGGCAGTCAGCTCATTGCTGCCCTCAATGCCCTGCAGTCCACCCCGACACTGGAACCCCTGGCATCGGGGAAAGAAGTCCTGGCGGTGTTTGATACCCTGCAACCCGAGGAGCAATCCCGGATTGAAGCAGTGGTGGAAGATTATGTCATCAGCAACTTCGGTCGGACTCCCTTGGATTTGACGGCCCCTGTGGCTGGCGGACCCAACAGTGATTACCGTGCCTTTATTGCGGTAATGATGTCAGTGGCAATTGTGGCCATGGCGGTGTGTTATATCGCCCTGGTGATTTATGTGTCATGGCGTAACCTCACTTTACCGGAGTGGACAGACATCTTTATTCCGTTTGTCACACTCGGGGCGGTTGTGTGGAACTACAATGGATTGTTGACCAAAGAGAACCGGGATGCGATTGCCGCAGGGTTGGGCTCGGTACCAGGTGGGTTCTTGGCAACGATTGTGCAGGCGGTCGCCGCAGGGCGTCGTCGCGGTGGGTCAGGTATTCCACCGACGTAACGGCATAACAAAGAGCGGGGCGGCCGGTTGGCTACCCTACTCTTTTTTTTCGTTATGCGAGTTGCAGTTTTTGAATCAACATCAGTTTAGCGTGACTGTAGGCTTCGTGCATTGCGGGTTTGTCACCGTTCTCCACCACGGTTAAGTCCGTGAGATTGACCTGTTCACGGTGGGGGTCGTGGGTTCGGTACCCGTTGATTTTCACCACGTGGGTGTCAACCTCTTTGACGCTGAGGTATTCGGCCAGGCGCCCTAACCCGGTACGCAGGGGAGCAACCGGGGCGTCACCGTAAGCGTAATACACTCCCGGCAGTTGTGCCATGTCCAGTGCTGCGTAACTCACCTGTACATCCTGGGCATCGAGGATGACCACAAACGACTGTGGCATGTCCAGTATCGCGTTAAGGGTAGTGTCACTGAAGAACTCCGCCACACCGACAGCACCTGGTACCCGAGCATCCGGACGGTATACCTGAGACCAGTCCACGTATTGGCGACCTTCGTAATACCGAGCCAGCAGATTCATGTTGCGGATATTGAGTTTGATGGTGGACTCACCCACCACGTCGTAGCAGTCATCGAGCACAAACAAATACCCAGCCAGACTCACCATCACGGTTTTACCCAGCAACGGTTTGCCTACGTTGATATAGAGGGCATCTTTTACCGGGAGTTCCTCCACCGGGTTCACCCGCATGCCCGATTGCAGTGATACCGTTTCGGTCGGACCCAGTGCTGAGAAATCCAGCAACCCAACCTGGTTGTCGTTGGCAATGCGTCCACTGGTACAACCCCCCAGTACAAACGTACCCAGTTCACTGGAACTTAACCGGTGAGCGAACCCGTTGACCGTGGCGATGCAATAGGTTTGAATGGTCAGGGGATTGGTGTTGGCTTTGGTAAGATACAAGTCCGTCTGTTCATCGTGGAGCAGTTCGACATCGGGGTGTTTAGTATGATTTGCTGGCTTGATGTCAAACCCCCAATACCACGCATCTAAATGCCGGGCAGTTGCCTGGGTAGTCGTCGGTATCTGGTTTGAGGTCGGTAGTGTCCGGTTGCCGTTAATCACCAACCACTGAGGGAACGTGATAGTCAGCACGCGCAGTTGTTCATGCAAATCCGCGAAATCCACCGACAGGTCTCCGGTAATCACCGGGTTTGTCACAATCGCCTTGATATCGGAATAGAGCGCGTAGATTTGGTAGAGTGGTAGGGTAGCAATATCTACCGCACTCCACGTCCCGCTGCTTCCTTTAGTACGGGCGAGCGCACTGACATATGTGTACATAAGGCTCTACCTTTGGAAAAATTAAAAATAGTATGTGTCACTACCCTTTATTACAACAGTGGGGGTATTAACCTTGAGGAATTTTGACCATGGCCGCAACGAATGAATTCACCTACCCCTACAACCCGAGTGGGGTATTGGATGAATGTAAAATCATTGGTGAACCACACACTATTACGCCGGGAACGAGTGCGAACTACAACTGGTTCATTCCGTTTGCGGCACCGTTTTTCGGTTTTAGTGTTGTCGTAAAACATGTCGCTTCAGGCAAGACGTTAATACGTGGCGTGGACTATAACCTGGGCCTGGAATACCACCAGTTCAACACCCAGGTAACGTTACGCCCCGTGTACGGCGCGATTGTGTTAATCGACACCAACCTCACCGGACAGTTCACGATTGACTACATGACCATCGGGGGTCAGTTTGCAATCGACCAGAACAAAGCACTGGCGCTGTTAGCCAATGCGGCTATCGACCCACGTACCACCCAATGGGATTCCGTGACCGACATTCCGTCACAGTTCCCGGTGACCCAACACCTGCACGATGTGGATAACATCACCGACATGCAGGATGTGGTTGAGGCCATTAAAGCGTTAACCGCTGGGTTACTCAACGGTGGTGGCAAATGGTTCCAGGCACTGAATGAACACCTGAATGACTTCAATGACCCGCACCACGTCATGCAGATGATTCCGGGTGGCTCAGGCGGTACAGCGATTCCCAAAGCCACCCAGCAGCAGGCAATTGAAGGCGTCGACAACGACGGGTACATGACCTCGTTACGTACCCAGCAATGGGGTGAGTCCAAAGTCCTGCAGCCGTTAGCCCAACACATTGCGGATAAAAACAACCCGCATGAGACCGACGCCAATGACGTGGGTTTGGGTCAAGTTAAAAACGTAGGCATGGCGACCACCACGGACGCGGACGGCAACACTAACCTGGACCACTACGCTTCGCTGGAAGTGGCTATCCATGTGGCACAGCTGGCGATCGATGCGTACACCGCGCTCTATAACCAGGCACAGGCCAATCAGAAGGAAGCCGAAACTGGCACCAGTACGGCCAAATGGATGTCACCGCTTCGGGTGGCGCAGTATGTGGCGGAAGGTGTGGGTAAAGCTCTGCAGGCACACATCGATGCCACTGGCAACGTGCATTCCCTGACGGCCAAAGACCTTGACCTGGACAACGTGGCTAACTACCGCCCCACGGTCGATGCGGACATCACCAATCAGGCCAACCTGGATAACACGGTCACCACCCCAGAAATCGTGGCGATGATTGTGCAACGGGCCCTCGATGCAGCTGGCGCCGGTGACGGGTTAACCCAACAAGACCTGGAAACCTACGTCACTAGCCGACTGGGTAAAGTGCAGAACCTGCCACTGGCTGACTATTCTGATTTAGTGAACCCGGTAGGCGACACTGCCTACATGACCCCGGTTGATACCAAAACCATCGTGGATTTGTTTGGTGGGGTGCAGTTGTCTGGCGTGTGTCTGACTGCTGCACAAGTCACGGCGTACAAAGCCCAGAGTGTGTACCAGGAGTCGTTGATTGATATCCCGGGGAACCAGGTCTGGGAATACGACGGCGACAGTGCGAGTTGGCTGGTCACCGCCGGGGTAACCGTGGCTGAACGATTGGTGAGCGGGGTAGTCTATTTTAACCCGGTGACCAAAGTCGGGTATAAATGCCAGACCAATGACCCTGCGGCTTTCGTGACCCTCTTTGAGCCACCGCGTGTCACGGTTTCCACCAATCCACCGCCGGCGGATGTCAGCGGGTTCAGTGATGGCCACGTCTGGTATCAAGTCAGCTAATAAAGGGGATTCTCCATGGTTATGGCAGTTTGGAAATATGGCTTGGACTTGACCGGTAAAAACCCGGACAACCGAGTCAGTGGAGAAGTCCACACGGTACCGTTTGATAACAAATGGGCCTTTGCAACGAACTACGGGCCGTTCTATTCGGACAGCGTTGTGGTACGTTTAAAATCCACCGGGGTTGCGTTGACCCAAGGTGTGGACTTCGAATGTTTGTATCTCTACGCTGATGCCACACAAGCGTCTGGCAAGCCCGTGACGGCGGTGCTGCATATTCTGGATAAGTCTATCAATGATGATTTGTTGATTGACTACCAGGTCGTGGGTGGGCTCTACAGTTCGAATGCGTATGCGCTGGAAGAACTGATTGCGTTGCTGGAGATTGACAACCGGGCAGTGAGCTGGTTGAACATCACCAACAAACCGGTGACATTCCCACCGGCTCCGCACTTACATCCCGCCACGGACCTGTATGGCTTTGAGCATCTGGTGGATGCCATCAATGACCTCACCAGTGCAGTGTTGTTAGGGGATACCGCGTCGCATGAGCAAATCTATCTGCGCATTGCAACGATTAAGAAACAGCTCCAGGACCAAATCGATGCGAACCAGCTGGCGAACACCAAACGCATGGACCAGCTCGAAGCGGACCTGGATGCCGTCGATACTCGCCTGACCACCGCATTGAATGCGTTGTCGTCAGTGGTGTCCACGCACATCAACAACAAAAACAACCCACACGAAGTGACGTCGACCCAAACCCAGTCGGTACCGACATCACGGACAGTGAACGGAAAAGCCCTGACGCAGAACATCGTGCTCAGTGCCGGGGATGTGGGAGCGTACAGCAAAGCCGAAACCGATACCCGCGTGGTGGCCTTGCAGAACGCCGATACCCAGCTGCAGAACAACATCAATGGTGCGAACAACAACATCAACGCCCACGTCAACCGTCGCGATAACCCCCACGGTGTTAGCTGGAGTCAAACCGGCTCTGTGCCCACCGGACGGCGCATCAACGGCATTGCTCTCACCGGGGACATCAACCTCAGTGCAGGCAACGTGGGGACGTACGATGCGGGAACCATTGATGCTAAAATCAACGCCGCAGCCGGCAACAGTGGACGCATTCAGTTTGGTCCGAGTACGTCAGTCAAAGAGCGCTCAACTGCTGAACGTCTCAGTGGGGGCGTGATGACCAGTTGGGCTGACTACGGTGGCTCTAACTACTGGGTTCGTTTACGTCCACTCTATTACCTCAGCAACGGTAACTGGGTGTTAGCGCCATACACCTAAGGATAACCTGATGGCTCAAGAACTGCTTACCATGCGGGGGTTTGAATTCTACACCCCTGAGTACAACGCCTACGATCCCAACACACCGCATCTGTGTGATGACCAGGGCCGTGACTGGTACTACTGGCGATATAAGTTTCGCAGTGATACGTTGAAGATTGTCTTTGATGAAGACGCCAATGGCCAAATCGTCTCAGCCGACCCATCAGCGGAATTCATGTTGCCAATGGGGGGTCCCGCCTACGTCATCACCGAAGTGCCGTTGGATGCTGTGCCTGGTGGATTTGAAATCGATGAAGACCAGTCCTGGTTCTACAAAGACGGAAAAATCCAGCAAACCGATACAGGTCGGGCATTGAAGATGAAACGGTTGCGGACACTGGTGTTAGGCGCCACTGACTTTATGGTCGTGGCAGACTATCCTCTCAGTAAAGAAGACCGGGCTGCTCTGCAGTCGGTACGTCAGGCCTTGCGGGATTTACCGTCAGCGCAAGACTTCCCGCACGTGCCGTTTGTGGCGTTGCCGGACTTCATGCTGAAAGCCGCACGGGACAAAGGCATGACTATGTCGGAATACAACTACCTGAGGAGTGAGTAATGGCGATTGATATTCGCAACCCCACCGTCGAACAGTTTACCTTTGACGGAATTGTTCGCCATCGTGTTGCGGTGGAATCCGGTTATGTCAACAACAGCAATGACCTGGGCGGTGAGACTAACCATGGTATCACCAAAGCGACCGCAACTGAGTGGAAAAGCCTGTGGAGCAAATACAACTGGGACGGTAACATGCGTACCCTGCCGGTTGAGCTCGCGATGGAAATCTACAAGAAGGGGTGGTGGGACAAACTGCGTCTGGATGAAGTCCAGGCAATTCATCCGGTGCTGTGTGACCGTTTGTTCGACTGGGGGATTAACGCCGGTCGTCAACGTGGTGTGTTCGCTCTGCAACGTTTACTGAACGTGTGTAACCGTCAGCAGCGTGACTACAAAGACATCGGGGTTGATGGGGCAATGGGTCCCGGGACACTGGGTGCGCTGGCGTCTTTCATTAAGGTGCGGGGCAAAGCCGGGTTGCGTTACATCATCACCACGCACTCCGGAATGCAAAACAGCTACTACGTGGATATCTCCGAGTCGCGTGCAGCGAACGAAGAATTCACCAATGGTTGGTTGCAGCGTGGCTATGACAACGAAGCCCTGTACGCAGGTCTGATTGTTAAAAACATTCTGTAATCGTATGAATGGCGTCGGGTGTGGCTTCGGCCATGCTCGGGGCTATTTTTATTTTGTGGAGGGTACCGTGCTTACACTGATTGAGAAATACGCCACTGCTATTAAATGGGGTGGGTTACTGCTGGGGTTGTTGGCCTGGTCGCTGTTTATCTGGACCACCGCGACGACCCGCACCGAACTGGCTCACAGCCGAAGCGACAACGGGCAACTCAAGCAACAGCTTGAGAGCAAAGACCAGTATTTGAAAGACTACCAGGATTTGGTGAGTGCGAACGCCGCGTTGCGTGACAAGCTCGACATTGCCACCAGTCAAAACGACAAACTACTACAGGAGAGACTCAATGCGAACCAAGCTGCTACATTGGACTTGCTCACTACTTTGCGTGACCCTACTCGCAGCGTGTACGCCGAAAACAGTAACTGTGGAGAAGCCGGTAACTATCCAGCGGTCTTTGGCACCACTTTCGGCCCAGTTAACCCAACCCCGTGAAATGAATTTCAATACCCGCATGCAACAGTTCATCCGCAACAAGGACGGACAGATTCGCTTCTCGCAACGAGACGCGGAGTGGTTGACGTTGTTTGCCGGGGAAGCAGATTCCGTGGCGGTGCAGGTCAGCGGCTTACAGACCCAGGCCACCACAGACCGGACCTACATCAACACCCCCGTGGTTGTTCCTGAACAAAATAAATAAAGTAAATTGCCCAGGCGTTGACCTGGGCAATATGCCGTTATGCGTGATTGATACACAGGCGGACAGACAAGTCGTGCTTGTAACCCAGTTTGTCTTTGATGAGGGGAATCACATCGTCCGGGTCGAGTTTGCCTTTACTGCACCCCAACAACGGGATGTTGATGTCAGTGATGCCCATGGCCCGGTAGTTCCGCTCAAGGTTGTCTAACCCGTTCACAATCCAGTTCAGCTGCGAGGGGTATTTCCAGTGGCCTTTGGTGGGAAAGTTCAATACCCATTGGTCAGCCCCTTTCCATAAATGCAACACCCCCGGTTCTAACCGCCCGTCCTGACACCGCGTGACGTATTCCCGAAACATCTCAGGCCAGCGGTCTTTACAGGCTTTGGCTAAGCCCGCACCCATCACCCCTACACAGTTTACGGTGTTCACAATAGTCTGTGCCGGGTAGTCAAATACCGTACCCTCTACGATTTGTAACACATTCCCTCCTACACGTTCGGTGCGTCGATGTTCTGGTCTGAAATGACTTTGTTGGCATGTAACGTGCCGGTTACCGTAGCATTAGCCGACACTGTAAAATCTTTCAGGACCTCGAGTTCCGCATCAATGGTGGCCTTCCCGGAATAGCCGCCTTTGGAGTTGGTGGCCAATGCCCCAACGGTCCAAATCCCGGAGAAGCTCCCCTTTGGGGCGACCACATCAAAGGTCGCGGTTTTACACTCAAACGATTGCGTGGCTTCCAGATAAAACTTTTGACAAAGCATCTGGATGTTTTTCATTGCCTTGAAGTTGATGGTGTCTGGCGCATACCCGTAGATGTTGTTGCCGTCCAGGTTGAACTCGGTCCCGGTGGAGAGTTTGGCAAAGATGTGTTTGGCAACCGAGTCCAGGGTGACTTCATTACCTTCATCATCGGCAATGGTGAAATTACCGGCCCGGGCATTGAGCTGTAACGTGTAGGCATACGGCTCACCATTGGACTTGCCGGTAAACAACGTCATCACCCCGGTGTGGGTTGAGACTTCCATGAAATATGACTGGGACGGGTCCACGCTGTCAGCCCCGTTCTCATTGGGGTTGTTGTTAAAGGCGTAGATGACGGTCTCTAAGCGCTTCAGATGGCCGTCTAAGCCGAGATCACGCCAATAGAACGTATCGCTATCACCCATGCGGTAAAGTTGCACACGGGTGTTCCTGCGCACGTTAGGGGCACTGACCCGGTTAGCGGAATCCGGTAGCCACGTTGCAGTGACGGTGTTATCGGTCAGGGCGTCGTCCTGGTAGTCTTTGCCTTCCCCGTCCACGCCTTTGGTGGTCAGTACCTGAGGATTGGATTTCAGAATCCCGTCGACGTGCGGGGTTTCCTCAATGGGAATCACCAGGATTTCGCGTGCACCGAGTTTGGCATGTTCGGCCACAATCCCGATGGAATATTTGTGAAATTCAGACTGACGCATTTTCATGGGCGGGTACCTTGTTACGTTTTGTTACAAATATGTATTTTTCTACACGAGATGAGTTATATCTTTGAGTAATCCGACCCCTAGCCAGCGGCAACTATGCCGCTGTATTAGTATAGTACTTAGATATAGAGAGAAGAAAAAACCCAAAAATTGAATTTATTTTTTTCGAAAAGTGGAATGAAATAAAACCTTACAGACACTGGACATTATACAGAGACGAATACACACGATTAGGACACTCCGATGGATACCGATTACCTGAAGCTCGTGGGGTACAAACCCCTGGCATTGTCTGGCATCAACGAGATTGAATACACCCCGGCCTCCCCGTTCCAACTTATCCTGGGTACCAACGGCTGTGGGAAGTCCTCTTTTCTCTCACAACTCAGCATGCTCCCGGCCATTCCCGGGGATTACCATGAAGGCGGCAGCAAACACTGGGAGGGCACCCACAACGGCAACCGCTTTATCCTGACCTCAGAAATTGGTAAGCGCTCAGCCCGTCACTCATTTAAACTGGTGCATGACGACGGGGTGATTGATGAACTCAATCCAGGGGGCACGGGTGCGGTACAAAAAGAATTGGTATTTCAGTACACGGGATTGACATCAGAACTGCATGACGTGTTGTTGGGCCGCTCAACCATGTCAAAGTTCGTTAACATGTCACCGGCCAAACGTCAGGAGTGGTTTCAGGTCTTGTCCCCGGTGGACATCAAAGAAGGCATGGCGGTCTACCAGCAGTTCATGGCACGCAGTCGTCAGATGGCAGCGGTGCACAAACATGCCGTGGAACAGTTCCCTGAAGTGAGCAAGGTGTTGTTACCGGATGCTGAACGACTGACGCTGGAGCAGGATATCCAGGCGGTGAAGGATGAACTCACCGAATACATGGAAGCCAAAATCCCATTGGGGACACTGAACGCCGGGTATTTGACTGACAGCAAACTCACCCAGTTAAGCGAAACCATCCTCAATACACGTCAATCTGATTTGGGTCCGTACCGTACGCTGAAAGAAACCCAGACGGCGGTGGTACGTGAAGCGGACCGGGTGGTACACCTGCAAGCCCAGTACGACCGACATGTGAACGAGTTTTATGAACTCGACAAACAACTCAAAGAACTGGGTGGGATTTCAGATGAAGAACTGGCAGTGCAAGCGCAACGGGTGGACTTGTTGCAACGGCGTGTCACCCAGTTTGCGGTATCGGGTCGGATACTGGTGCCGGATGCCCAGGCCCCGATTGTCGCCCAAATTCTACGGGACCGGATTGGGGAACTCGCTGACTTGCTCAGTGCCTTACCGGTCACCAAACCGGAATATGGCAAAGAGCAGTATGTGAAAGCGGTGGGGCGCAGTCAGACCATTGAACAGGAGCAAGACCAGGCCCGTAATCGCATGGTCCATTTGCAGATGGAGCTGCGCCGCATTGACACCACCGAGAACGTGGTCTGTCCGAGTTGCACTACGTCATTCAAACCCGGGATTGGTGGCGATACCCGCAGCCAAATCAGTCACGAACTCGGGATACTGGATGCCAAACTCACGATGTTGCGCAATGAAGCAGTAGACGTTCACCAGTACATTGAAGAAGTGGATGAGTGGCGTCAGCGTCGTCAGTCGATTTCCCGGGCGTTAGCAGAACAAGCCCTGGAAGCCTATCGGACGGCGGTGATTGAGTCCCCGTACTTTACCACCGGCCCTAAGATGTTATTGGCAGACGTACGTCACTGGATGACCACCCTCGAAGAACAAATCGAGCGCTTCAATCTCACCACCGAACTGGAGCAGGTCAAAACTGCGTACCAGCTGGCGGTCACCGCGAACAACCAAGCCCGTCAGAAAAACCTGACCGTACTGAACAGCCAGTATGAAAAACTGGAACAACAAATGGGGGAATGGTTACGCTTACTGAACGAAGCCAAACAACAGCACCGGGCGTTGATTGGACACGAGCGGGCGTTTCTGATGCTGGAGTCTACCTACCAGCAACTCAAGACTGTGTATGACGACGCCATGGAGCAAGAAGTCGTTAAAGCCAAAATGGACTTCAATGCCCGGATGTCGGCGTTGATTGCTGAACGTCAATCCCGTCTGGCGTCACTGGAAAACCGCCTGCGGGCAGCAGACCAGGCCCAGAACACACTGAACCGCTTACGGGAAACCATGGAGGACGCCCGTAAAGAATCGGATGCTGCTGCTGCCCTGGCCAGCATGCTCTCCCCGAAAGAAGGCTTGGTGGCGGAATACCTCAGCAGCTCAGTTAACAGTCTGATTAGTCAAATCAACAGCTACATTGCAACGGTCTGGACCTATGACCTTGAAGTGTTGCCGTGTGGGATTGATGGTGGGGATTTGAACTACAAGTTCCCGTTACAAGTCAGGGGGGAAGAAGACGATTTGGTGGGGGATATCAACATGGGGTCTGACTCCCAACAAGCCATCATCAATCTGGCGTTTCGGTTTACGGTGATGCGGTATCTGCAACTGAAAGACTATCCGCTGTACTTAGACGAACTGGCCCGTGAATTCGATGAGACCCATGCCGTGCGGGTGATGCAGTACATCAAGTTCATGGTAGAGTCCGGTAAAACCACGCAGGTGTTTTTGATTTCCCACAACCCGGCACTGCATTCGATGTTCACCCTAGCGGATGTTAACATCTTGCATGCCGATAACGTTACGGTCACCGACAACTACAACCAGTGTTTGACAATTAATTAATGGCATTATATGGGAAAACGCCTCCTGTTTATCCCACCCTTTAGAGACCTTATCAGGTACTCTTTGGCTTCGGCCAATCTGCGTAGCGAAATATTTGGGGGGACTTACGTCCCCCCATTTATGTTGTCGTGTATGATCAGGCGTTGCCGACCCAGTGGTTATCGATAAGGATTTGCGTCATTGTGGCGTTCTGTTGCTGCAATTCTGCGACCTGGCGTTGCAGTGCGATAATCGTTGCTGCGTTGGTGGTGCGGTTGGTAATCGCCGCATTGCGGTTTGCTTCGATGGTCTGGTGCTGGTCGGGGGTAATCGCGTTCTTTGACGGTGCGGTATGCACTTTCACGGCCGGCGTTACTCCAATCACCCCTTCCACAGCCAGGGCGATTTGTTCCTGCACCCCTTCTAACCCAATCCCGGAATATAGCTCACCTAAGCTCACGGATAACACAATGTGGTCATAGGTCACGCTGCCGAGATTGGGGTAGCTTACGATGTAGGTCGACGGCACGGAAATGGGTTCAGCGAACTCATTGGCCAACGTAATGATGGCTGCTCCAGCGGCGTTGTCTTCATCGTAAACGGTCTGTGCTAACCCACGGGCTTTGTAGTAGGTTTCGTACACGTTAATGTTGCGGGCCGCCAGGGCCGAGAAACGCTCTACCCCAATACAGCTGTAAATCCTCGTTACGTCAGACACCCACGGGTCACGCAGGGTGTAAATCCCCCGCGTGTTCAGTGGCGGGATAAGACTGATTGCCATGTGTTACCCCTTAGTTACTGGCGCTGGCCTGGTCCGTGAAATACTGTTTGTTCAGCACCAGATACTGACAGTCTTTGTAGGTTGCGGCGAGATAGAGTTTCCCGTCACGGGTCACCCGACTCATGCCGGCCGGCAAATCACTGTACGCAGTCAATGATTCCGCTGCCACCAACATGTTCAACAGCAGGTAGATAAACTGTTGTGTTTCCGGATGCAGGTTGTCAAAGTCAACGTGGGTGGTTGAGATAGCCGCATAGCCAGGCCACTGTTCACTGAACGTGGGTTTCGCTAATCGGTTTTTCTCATTGCCCAGAGCCAATACTTGCAATGACTTCATGCACGTACTGACGATTTCGATGTTGTCACCGGATACCCACGCATCAGGATAGCCAACCATGGTATCCTTTGAGATACGCACCGCTTCTGCCGGTTTTACGACAGGGCGGTACAGACCGTAGCTTACGGTTTGTTCGGGTACTGCTACCCGGTCCCATAATGGAATCAAATAGAATTCCGTTGGGATAAACAAATCGGGATGATGGACCTCCCACCGATCCTGACCGTATTTGGATTTACCCAGAATAAAGTCACGGGTCGCTTGTCGCTTTGCGTCCTCATTGTTACCGGCTTGTCCCCAAATCGCGTAGACGTAAGGGGCAGGCGCGTGTTGTTCCGCATCTTCGAAATCGTACCATTCAAAGGTATCGGCATCGATAACCGGACGCACACCTTTCGACCATTTTTCTTTCGCCTTTTTGATTTGGCCTTCAATGGTCAGGGCCTTGAGTGCCGGGAGTACCGTTTCGTAATCCTGAGTCAGGTCATCAACCGTATCAAGCGGCGGCAGAACTTCGATGGTGTAGAAGCTGTACTCGGCTTCAAACGCCGCATCTGCAAACCACAGTTTTAAGTAATTGTCTTCACTGGCCGTCGTGAGCTTAATGGCAACAGAACCCGGTAACCATTGGTTAGCGGTGTTGCTGTACATCTTGCCGATATCCAGTAATGTAAAGTTGGGGAACTCCGTGCTAAAATTTTGCGCAGCCAAGGTGCTGTCATTTGAAAACCCACCGTTGATGGACGTTTGAGCAAACCAGTTGGCAACCTGCAACAACGGGTCACTGTAGGCAACATCCATGGGGACGAGTGAAACGTTGTTGGTCGAGTCATCTTCTTCGGTACTGCGAAAACAAACCAAACGAGCATATGGGGCCGCCACGGCATCGCCGTACAGTCCCTGTTCTTTTGAATAGGATGCAGAATCGGGAGATAACTCACCAAGGGGCGCCACTTTCCCCACGGCGTTGTCAATCATACTCTGGATGTTGACAAAGCTATAAGCACTGTACATTTTGTAATCAACCCTCTTGGTGAATGATTTGTTGGCAATAAAGCATGGTCTGGTGACATTACGCCGGTCATATTGATAGGAGAAGCCAATGCTTGCAACATTGATTAAAATCTTGCCAGTCTTATGGCCGTTCTTCAGGGAGATGGTTCTAGGGGGTCGACGCGGGCCCGAGGCAGAGACGCCTTCCCGCTTGAAAGCCTTCTTTTACACGATCGTATTTCTGTTGGTGTTGTTGGGTTACGGCAGTTATTATGCCTTTAACATGATGCAGCGGTTACACGTTGCAGAATCCAAAGTCATGGTGCTGGAAGACCAGGTCGATAAAAACGACACCAATACCCGTGATTTGCGCGACGACAGGGATCGTCTTCGCGCGGAGAACGATAAATTCTACGGTCGGGTTCGTGAACTCAGGGATGAGAAAGAAACCATCAATGCCAAGCTCGCCTCCGCACAAGCAACACTCGTATCAACCCAGGAAGATAATCGGGTGTTACTCGCAGAGAACCGGGACTTGCGCAGCAAACTCGGAACGGCCGAAAGTGCGGCAACTAACCTCAGTACGTTTCGCACTGAGGGCAAACAAACCCCCCAATCCCTGAAGCGACACAATCGCGCGGTGGATGTATTGAAACAACTGCGTGAGGACAGCCTGAATGATTCGCCTCGTTAGCTTGTCATTGCTTGCGGTGTTGTTGGTTGGGTGTAATTCAATGGGGGAACCAGCTGAAGAACACAAACCCGATGATTCGCTCGCAGACATCGAACCTTATACTGAGCCGACCCTCCCGAAACGCTCTGACTACGTGCAACGGTCAACCTCCGAAGACTACCACGTTGGCATGCTGCGTTATCGTCAGTCACTCATTAACTACCACTACCGGTTAACCGAATATATTAACCAGTTGGGGGTGACCGAAGGACTGTTGACGTCTACCGGCCATACCTGCTCGTTTCCGTATACGTGGCAGCCGATTGTGATGCCCAACACCCCAGAGCCGATTACCCAAGACCCGATGTTGGTGAATCAAATCCTGGCCATTCATGTCCGTGAACTGCGTCGCCTAATCAACGCTGCAAACGAGCGTTACGCGCCTTGTGTTAAATAGTACACAGGCCAGGTATCAATTGATACGAATACGCGACAATGGAATCGACCCATGACAAAAAAACAAACGACCCCGGCAGATGAACCACTGGGTATTGTTCTTTATACCGACGGTGGCTGTCGTCCTAACCCTGGGGGACATTGTGGCTGGGGTGTACACGGTTACACGTACGCCCTTAGCTCAGCAACCGATAAGGCTGCAAAGAAAATCGATTTACCCACCAATGAAGGGTATCGGAACGGAAATGGGTTGGCCAAGAACATGTTGCAGGTCACTCCATTAAACCACTACGATGCCTGGGCCCCGGTATTCAGTAACGATGAGCGTAAGACCTCGAACAACGTAGCCGAGCTATCAGCGGCGATTCAAGGGGTACAACTGCTCAAAGAGTCCGGCGCCAAAGTGGCGAAGTTCATTCTCGATTCGGAGTATGTGTTAAAAGGAATCGGGAGTTGGTCAAAAGCCTGGATTCGTAACAACTGGATTAAGCCCGATGGGTTACCGGTGGCGAATCAGGGCGAATGGAAGATGTTGTTGCCTGAGATTGAAGCGCTGAAAGCACAAGGCGTAACATTCGACTGGGAGTGGACGAAAGGACACTCAGACAACATCGGTAACATCCGGGCCGACCGCAATGCCACCCGTGGACTGCATCACTCACGCAACAACGACAAACATGAGATTCTGGAAGTCCATGATTCGAAAGAGTACTGGAAAGCCGATGCCCGACCGTCCCGGTTCTTTGGGCACTCATGTTGGTATTTCTTTACTCATCTGGGGGAAATCCCAACGAGTAAGGATGGACGATTTGTTTATCACTGCGGTATTCATGATAAGCAGTCGGTAAAACAAGGCACGGAGAAACGCATTGCGGATATCCGTAAGAACGAGTTGTGGGGCAAGCCGTCGGGTGAAGTTCGTTACTCGGTCCTGTTCACTAAAAATGCAGAGCCGATTCTCGAATGTATCCGAGCCCACCAGGACGCGGTGAGCAAACACAACTACTGTACAGCGGTGGTGTGTGATTTAGCCACCACGTTCAAGCAGGAGCATTACGATACCATTCTGCGTTATGGAATGTACTATACGGAAACGGCTCCGGTGTCTAACGACGTCTACACGTTAGGTGACCCGGGTGAAATGCTCACCGGTGAAGCCAACCCACCTCGTCGGGCCTTGTTTGCAATGGACAACGTGCAGCTCTTAGAGCGCGTACTGGAGTCTTGTTTAGCGACCAGTGAACCTGAGTTTGCGGTCGTTTTGACTGATTTGACTAACCAGCTCTACGATGTAGAAGTCAAGAAGACAAAAGAAACTCTTAAATTGAAGAAGGCCATTCAGCCCGGCCTGAAAACAATCAAAGTCCCGATTCGGTATAACACTACCGGTGTCGACAAGACGATGGAGTTGACGTTGTCGCTTGGTCTACATACCCCGGACCGCAATGTGTTAGCAGCAATGGCTGACAACGGGGTTAAAGTGTCGGTTGTAACGTGGCGTGAATCGGATATCTCTTTCCGGCATGCTTTTATCCTGGACACGGCTGAGGATACAAGCATCTACGCCGCATTCCATACCAACGTTGTATTCCTGAAAGCGTAAGGAGAGCAGCCCATGAGTTCAACCAGCCCGTCTACGCAGGTGAAGTTTATCCATCGGTTACTCGGTGCGGTATTGCCTGCTCGGACACGGCGTGTTGTCGCTCTGGTATCTTTGTATGCATTACTTCGTGACGAAGAACCCACTGTTCCACAATTAATGGCGTTGAATAACAGCCTGCGATTGGGAACGGATGTTTCGGGGTTGAAATTACCGGCCCGTTTACCCAATGAAATCTGGGGACACGGGACACAACTGCGTCAGGTCCGTGACCTGGCGGACAGGGAAACCATGGTTCTGTCACGGTTCCCGTCCTGGTTGACGTACGGTAAGCAACTGGATATCGCCAGCGACATCAAGTCGTTACTGCAGTTCGTAGAAGCCCGTCGCGTCAGTGTTGCGATGGTACCTTCTGCTAAAGAAGCCGTTAAGATTGTTCAAGCAGTCTGACGTAATACACCCCCACTCTGAGCGCGTGCCCGGAGTGGGGGTGTATGCCGTTAACCGCGTTCTTTCACGTAGTCTTCAGATGCTGCTTTCACCGCAATCATGGTGGACTGCAGCGAGTAACACGTCAGGCCATAGAACTCAATCATCTTGGCCAGGTTGTAGCACAGCAATGCCAGCGCTTCCACGTTCTTCGGTGAGGCGTTGTAGGTTTTCTGTGGGTCGACCATTGCATCGATAAGCAGACCGATAGACGAGTCCAGACGCAGCACCCCGTCGTTGACCACGGTTGGCGAGTGTGCCCCAGACATCTGAGACAGCAGGGCGTTGGCACGGGTCTCAATGTCTTTCCAGTCACTGTTGCGTTTAAACGCTTGTCCGTATTTGGCCTGGGTCGCTTTGCCTTTGAACAACTTGCTGCGCTGTTTAATCAATGCTTCAGGGTCAAAGACTTTAATGCCGTTGTGACCACGAACCGATTCAATTTTAGTCGGGTCGTTCAGGCACTCACCCACCCAGCCTTTAAACGGCAGCAGGGTATGGTCGTAGAAATCAATCGAAGCCTCGACCATGGCTTCCAGCACGTCCAGGTATTCCATATACGTGCCCGTTAAGCCCTCTGGTACGGTCACCTTGAGGTCTTTGTCGTTCAGGTATACATTCGTTTGCGCTAAACGAATCGTGCGGGAGAGAGCCAGTGACGGCGCCAGGATGTTAGGGACGTTAGTAAAGAGACGCTGAATGAACCCAGACGTCGTGCCCCAGAGTTCTTTGAGTTTCTCAATGGTGTTGCGGTGAATGAAATTTACCTGCAACGCTTCGGTGGTGACCCCGTTGTCTTCCGTGGTAACCTTACGGGCCTGGAACTGGGTACGGGCATTGATGCTGATAACACGCGCTTCAAGCAGCATGTGTTGCGGTGTTGGGTTTGGTACATGGATAGTCATGAAATGTCCTCAGACAAACACACAGAGGGGCCGAAGCCCCTGCTGGGTTATTAGGCCAGGGCCGGTTCAGCAGCGGCGTCGCTTACGTCTGCTTTCTGGGCTTTCAGATGGGCCTTGGCGGAATCGCCGATGTAGTCCAGTAATGCCGGGCCGATTTTGGTGTAGTAGTCACATACCGCGTACACAGTATCGACGGTGTACATGCCAATCCAGCTACGCGCAGACAGCACCGCACGCAGGATGTGCAGAATCGGGGCGTTCGGATCATCAGAACGGATATGCTCTGCCATTTCACCGTTGGACTTGGTCATGAAGTTCTTGAACAGCAGACCCAACGCACCACCAATCACAAGCCCTGGAATAACAAAGGCCATGGTACACACACCCGTTGCACTGAGGAACACCATGCACCCCATAGCGGCGCTACCGGTGGCACCTGCGGCAACCACCCCGGAGACGATACCGTACAGGATGGAACCTCGCGCCACAATGTTCCAGCCCGCTGCCATACCGCGTGCGACGGCATCGCCGGCACTGATTTCTTTGTTGATGGCTTTGAGCTGGTTTTTATCAAGCGCGATGAGTTTGTTAAAGCTCGCTTCGAGTTTCTTCAGCGCGCCGTCATCTTCCAGTTCCCAGAAAGCCTGACCGTTATCGATGGTTTGGCTGATGGCGTCATCCAGGTTTTTGCACATATCCAGCATCATGTCACACATGGCAATGCTGTCTTTAATCGACAGTACTGGCATGGTGGACGGTGCCCCTGAGACCTTGTTGGCTTCGAGTTCAAAGGTGCAGTCTTCCATCACCGCAACCGCATCACCCACCGCTGATTCACGATCGTTGAACACTGGGCTGTGTGACACCAGACGGTAACCACCCGGTAAGCCTTTGGAGTAATCCACTTTCAGGTTCATTACCCGGTGGTCCAGATGTCCCTGACGTGGCGCACTGCCATAGCCTAAGCTTAACAGGGCATCACGGCGCTTTTGCTCATCCACGATGTAGCTTTTGACCTTCTGTGGATTGACCGTTGGGAACCCGTCTTTATCCACACCCGTGAGTTCTTTGACAATTGCGGCAGAGCGGTTCAGGCCGTTGGTTTTAAAGTCATTGACGTAGGCATTCGTGGTTTTGGTCAACGCCTGCAACATGGGCAGCAGCTGACGGTAGCTACTTTCACCGTACCACAGCCGTTTGGCTGCAGACGTACTGATTTCACCGGTGGCTTTGTCTTCCAGCGCCAGCAGCTGAGATTTCAGTTTGGTGAACTTGTCACGCATGGCCGCGTAGAAGTCCAGCATGTGTTTGAAGAACGTTCCCACCGATTCCAGGGCACGTTTCGCCACATTCACCAGACCGTCCCACACTTTACCAATGGCGTCACCCAGACCTTCTACCGTGAGGATGGTCTTTTCCAGGTTACCGACGTCGTTGGACTCCAGTGACGGGAACGTCATGGACTGACCAATGCGTTTCAGGTGGTGGTTAACGCCGTACTGCATGGTCAACAGAGATTGGGCTTCCAGGCCGGTTTCCGCCCCGATGCCTTCCATCGCCAGCATGGTAAATTCTTCCAGGGAGGTGGCAATCTCACCCAGTGACGCCTGGTCATCGCGTGTTTGTGCGTACACCGTGCGTTGGTCGTTGATTTCGTTAACGAGGTTTACCATCGCCCCATCGGTACCGTGCTCAATGTCGGTGATATCGACATGTTCCGCCGGCATCACCACGACTTCGGTTTCCTTGGGGTCGACATGATTACTCAGTCGGGTGTTCATTCGTGACATCGGGAATTCCTCGAGTGCAAAATTTTAAGAAAAAAATGGAGAGGTAGTGTGCGCACAGTACCTATAAGATGAGCTATACAACCACTCGGTTATTTTTAACAGATGGGTGGAATTTATTGATGAAGCACCGCGTTCTATACAAAGGATAACCCAATGCTCGTGAACATGAAGCAATACTACAAAGCCAGTTCTGACGTCCGTCCCATCTATAACGTGGGCTTCCCGTTTGACTGCATGTCTGGCACTTACGTGGAAGGTATCCACGGTGAAATGATTTCCCTCGGGGGCTTCTGGCCAACGATTGGGGTAGCCGGTCCTGGTAACGTGAACAAGTCTACCGTGATGCACCACTTTACCCTGGCACTGTTGAACAACTACCTGCAAGCACAAGGTTCGTCTTACGACACCGAAGCCTCAGCGTCTCCGTCACGTTGGCATGGCCTGGCTGCCCGCTTTGAGAACATCGGGGGGTTGGACCTGATTGAAGAAGGCCGTCTGTTCCTGACGGACTGTACCGAGATGTACGGGGATGATTGGTTCGAACAACTCAAAAAGCTGGTTGCCGATAAAATCAAAGGCAAGAAAGGGTTGATGCTGACCACGCCATACCGTAATAAAGATGGCTCACCAATAGAGATGATGGTGCCGACACCGCACGAGCTCGATTCGTTATCGATGTTTGTTACCAACTCTGTTCAGGAAATCAACGACAAAGCTAACGTCGGTGATTCAGGCCGTAACGTCGTGGCCATGCGTTCAGCGGGCGCCAAGTCACAGATGCTGATGGAAATTCCAACCCTGACCACCCAGGGCAATATCCCCATGGCATTCTCAGCGCACGTCGGTAAAGAAATTAAAATCGATGCGTACGCCCCGTCAGCCAAAAACCTGACCTTCTTAAAGAACGGCACCAAATTCAAAGATGTTCCTGAGAAATTTACGTTTCTCATGAACACCGTGTATCTGATTTTCTCTGTGGAAATCATGAAGCACAAAGAAGGGGGTCCTGAATACCCAACGGACTCTGACGACAAATTCAAAGGCGACACTGACCTGCAGAAAATCCACGTGACCACCATCCGTAATAAAGGCATGGTGTCCGGTATTCCCTTTACCGTGGTGATTTCTCAGCGTGAAGGTGTTCTGCCTGAGCTGACTGCGTTGGAGCTGATGAAAGAGTCAGGTCGTTTCGGCTTAGCCGGTAACGCATTGACCTTCCAACTCGATTTACTGCCTGACGTCAATCTGTCCCGTACCACCGTGCGTAACAAAATCGACAACAGCTATAAGCTGCGTCGTGCGTTTGAAATCACCGGTGAGATGATTCAGATTTTCAACTTCCATGACAAACTCAATGCCAACTACCGCTGCAGCCCGAAAGAGCTCTACGAGCAGCTCAAAGCCAAAGGCTATGACTGGGACCGGTTGCTGGAAACGCGTTACTACTGGACGTTTGAAGAGCAGAAAAGCGATCGTGAGTTCCTGTCGACCATGGACTTGCTGCGCATGCGTGCGGGCGAATATCACCCATGGTGGTACGGTCCGGTTGCTGACGGCACCATCCCTGAAGTCAAAACCCCGGAGGCCTCCCTTGTCTGACCAACTTTTTGATGACAATCTGTTGGAGTACATTACCCGTACAACCGACAAACAGTGGAACGCAATGGACTTGCAGTATCAGCACTATTTCTCAACCCCATCACTGGATGGGGCGTTATCTGACCTGGAAGCACAATGGGGGGCAACCACCCCTACCCAACCTGTACGGGACACCACTCAGATGACGCTCAAAGCGTGGATAGGTGACGTTACCCTCGCCAGTCTGCAGCAGCGCATCGCACGCATGAACACCCAATACCAGCAGTTACGGGCCAGTTCCCGGGCCACAGATGCCATCAGTGCCTGGACCTTTACGATGGCGGTCCGTAACCGTTGCAACGATTTAGCTTTCTTAGGAGTATACCTGTATGGATTTGGAATCGCAGATGGACTTTACGACCAAAAGTAAAGCCATACCCAAAGCCTCCCCGTCAGATTTGTTGACGGAAATTCTGTTTAGTTTCTCCCCGCAGTTCATGTATCAGTGGGTAGAAGACTACAGCAAAACCGGCCGGTCTAACCAGCTGGAAACCATCCCGCACCTGACGCAGTATTGGGACGGCGTGTTCCAACGTGCTGGGGTACCAGAAGGGGTTGGGTTGTTACACCCCACCATGTCCGAAGAGCAATGGCTCGCCACGTTTACCGAGCAGGCTCTGCCTATTTTGCGTAACAATCGGAAACTCCTCAACTATGCCAACCACCATTGATGACGATGATGCCGGGGTCGATGACCCACTGCTCTACCCGGTTCGGGTGATGGTCGGGGGTCCGCGTAATGCGAATCCCCCGGAAGAGTGGTTTGAGTTCCACATGCGTCAGTTATTAAAAAACTGGCCAGTGGAGGACGTGCTGATTATCGACGGCTGGGCCAAAGGCATCGATGCCATGGCGAACGCCTTTGCGAAAAAGCACGGCTACGCCTACAAGCGCTATCTCCCGGAATGGGACAAATTCCATCGGGAAGGCAAAAAGAACCCGGCAGGAATGATACGTAACGTCACTATGCTGAAGGTCTGTACGCACTACGCCGCCTTTTGGGACGGTGTGTCACCGGGTACCGGGGGTGCGATACGGGAAGCCAAAAAGCTGGGTGTCAACTATCGGGTGACCAAGCTACCGAGGAGGTAACACAATGGCAGGTAATCGTCAGGCGGCTGAAGCACTTGTGCTCGACGTCATTGGGGAGATGGACAACAACGGGCCGAACCGGGGTATCTGGGAGAAGCGCTTTAAAGGCATGACCGACGAGGACTTTGAAGCGTTTGTCAAAGACATTGAGTCGGGGGCACAAACCCTGCACATGTTCATTCCCAACAAAGCGAAACACGACGTTGACGTGGTGCGCAATGTGAACATCGCCAAACGTCTGGGGCATGAGTTCTTTGAGCGGGTGTGGATGACCGATGCCAAAACGGGCCAGCGCATGCTGACCCCAAAAAAGTATCTGGTGATGCATATGCCGATTCGTCGTCAGGAACAGACCCTGGAGAAGAAAATCAGTATCCCGGAAAATAACCGTGTGGTCGATGACCTCACCGGTCAGCCTACCGGGGCGTCTAAAGGCTCAGCGATTTCGTTCCCGGAGTTTCAGGTACTTTACTCCAAAGGCATGGACCGGGCACTGGAAGAGTTGTTTAAGGTGCGTGGGGGCGATGAGAAAGCCTACCGTGAACATAACCGTTTAATCATGCAAACCGGTGAAGGGCGATTGGACGTAGTGGCACAAACCCCAACCAAAGTCAAGTCCACGCAGTCACTGGCCACGTTCTTAAAAGGCATGCACATGGGTAACTCGCTATGAGTGAAACACAAGCCGCAATGGGCTTTGAACGAATGGAAACGCAACTGGTGCGCGAAGCAGTGCGGGCCTGCGTTGAGTTGTTTGTCGAAGAGACCGGGCGCAAGGCCATGTCCCTTATGAATGACAAAGCTGCGCAGGGGTCGTTTCTGACTGCCACCTGGACCTACCCGACAACCATCTCACTGGAGCTGATGCTCACGCCGAGCAACCTCAAAGATTTATGGTCACGGTTGCGCAGTGACCGCCGGGTGTGTGAAGTTGTACTGGCGGTAACGGTACGCTTACGCGGCTATTACACCGGCAGTGATTGGGACCAAATCGTCACGAACCTGGCAGCCGGGGGTTCCGTACTGATGAAGCGGACTCACTCGGTCATGGACGACACCGCTACCGAGCCGTTCCAGCGCACCACGGAGCCGGCGTTGTTACTGTCGGATAACATCTGGGCGGTGACGTTAATCCTGCTGAGCTATGCACCGTTGACCAGCATGCCTAAAACGTTAGAGATGATTCTCAAATACATCCCACATGGAGAGGCGGTACAATGAGTCGTGAACACGGGACGAGTCTCTATATCGACTTAGAGTCCATACTGGATTTTAGATTGGCGACACTCAGTCTGATAGACGATGAGTTCGCCGCATCGTTGTTGACCGACAGCCGCTATGTTGACCGTAACCGTGATGACTTGTGGTTTGCCGCCCAGGGTAAGTTTGATGTACGGGTTTACAGCGACCTCTACCGGGCACGGGACGCGACGTATCTCCAGCATGCTAAACCCACAGCCATCTTTTGGTTGCTGGGGAAAATCATCAGCGAGCATATGGTATCTACTGCCCAGCCCCACGGCTTTAAAGATATTGAAGTGGTGATTAACGCCTATCCGTTTGTGTTATCCGAAGATGCCACGAGTGTGATGGAAAACGCGGTGTCCATTTATCTGGATGCCAAAGTTGCTATCCGGTCCATTTATGAAGACCCGGCAACCATCAGTCCGTATGCCATGAAATCCCGGTTTACTGACGTCATCATGTATGACTTCAACTATTGGGTGATGGCACACCAGGACGTCTTAGCGCAAGCCCAGATGCACCCGTGTGTGATTTACACCCCGGCCATCATGCGCGGCCCGGAACCGGACCAGGAGAAAATGGCGGATATCCGCAATGAGTTCAAAGACAACGTCAACCCGTTTGAATGGACCGCCCAGTGGTTGATGGATGTGGTGTCGCTGCGCTATGTGGATGTGCGTCACTTCAGCATTGAGCTCTTTAAGTTCCCGGTGGGACAGACGGAATAAAAGAGAGGGATTTCTCCCTCTCTGGTTAAATGGGGTCTGTGCTGAAATCACGGGGTGACAAATCGGTTTCACCCGGCAACACTTCGATGTTCTGGGTGAGTGCCTGGTCAAAGCTCGGTGCAGTGCGAGGCTGGCTGCTGGACACCGCGTAGGGGTCTGCTTTACTGCCACCAATTTTGCGCATCAGTGCAATACCGGCTGCGGCAATCTCGCTGTTGACACCCACGTTCTTCTCGTCGATAACCAGCTTTTTCTTGCCCAGGTCTTGCTTGTCCATGTCGGCTAACAGTTTGACAATCACTGCAGCATCTTTGGCGTCCTGGGGTAATTGACCGGTCATCAAATACTGTTTGAGCATCTGGATACGCACACGTTGCGTTAAATCCAGAACGTTGTCTCCCTCCAGGTCGGGTACCTGGATGTGGTAACCTTCTGGAACCGGAGGGCGCTCAATGACGTGGTCGGATTTTTCAGTGGACATGAATAACACTCCGTCGTGAAATAAGGGGTCTACATAATAAGTCCCCGTGACACGAGATATTTAAAATAAACGCTTTATAAACGTATATTATCGTAGTGTATGATTGCCCGTAGTTTTCTAAGGATAAACTATGTTTGGTCGGCTCTTACTTAAACACCGCGTCAACAAGATGCGAAAGCGCTATACCCCCCTCAGCTATGAGATTCGACCCCGCGTGCAAGCGACGGCACTGGTGGAACTCATCAACCCTGAGTGGGTCAAAGAAACTTACACCTTAACGGATGCCCATGACTACGTGCTCAATGTGCGGTCCACCGACCCCAGCCGGTTAATCCATAACCTGGAGAAGGTCTTAGGACTTATCACTGAACGCAAAGACATTGACGACCGCTATAAGGTGTCAGGACTACCTCGACGTGTGACGCTGGACGCGTGGCTGGAAGACAGCGACCGCCGCGCGGTATCACCGTACGTGGTTACTAAGGAACTCAAGCGACTAATACCGCAGGTGTCCCGTGAACTGGCAGAATGTGAGCTGGCTCGTGAAGACCTCTACGACTATTACCAATTGAGCACACTCGCGTATATGGAGGACGCTGCTGAGTTTTTGGAGGCTATCTTGTCTCTTAAGCTAAACAAGTAACCAGCATTACTGGAGTATAACATGGTAAAAAGAGGCAATGACGGAAAGGAACACAGCGGGGATGAAGATCCATCCAGCGCAATGTTTACCGCTGTCAATAATAACTTTGTCAATGCGCCCCCGGCGAAAGGTGCATTAGCAACGTTGTTTCGAACATTGTGTCGTGAGATGAATCTGGGGGCATTCGGATGGTCTCAACTGATGGCGCAGTATTTGAACAACCCTGCTAACAACATCAAAAACACACCCAAAGATAAAGCAACTGCACGAGGGAACCTCAACAAGGAACTCTTTCGCGACCGTTTGACCTGGAAGGTGTTTATGAAAGCCATACGGTTTTTCAATCCAGTCCGTGCGGAGTTCACGGTACGTTTGAAATTCAAGAACGGTAAAACGATTGAATCGACTGTGTCCATGATGGACCGCACCCCGAAGAAACGCGATCGGGACGTGAATCCTTCAATCATTCCAGAAGACCTGCGCGGATTAGAGAAACCGGACTTCCCTGCTCTTTCAGAAAAGACTTCTGAGAAGCACTAATCTACCTGCCTTCTGACCAACGCATTACACGTGTAGTAAGTTGTGCCTGTTCCTGGACTTCGGTCTGGGGACAGGCATTTTATAGCGTACTTCATTTTTTTTGTTTTCAGAGGACTACCCATGCCGAAGATTGCCCAGACCCTGTTCCAGGGCGCCGCGTTGGATAAGCTGCCAGTGGCGGATGTGTACAACGCCCCGACCATTGACCTGTTGAGTTCATCCGTGACCGGGGTGAAAAACGTGTTGGGGAGTGTCTTTACCAACATCCGAGCCAGTGGGTTTAATCTCTCCACCTTAGCCAACATGTTGGATATCAAAGGCGGGGATGTCAGCCTTGACCCCGACCAAGCCAAATCCCGCCTGAACTCTCTGCTTGGGGTGAACATCACCTCGATTAAAGATTTGTCCCCGGAAGCACAACTGCGCGCCGTCAACAAACTCAGCAGCCTGGCCGGCGTCAACGTCAGCCAAATTACCGATGCGTCGGGTCACGTCCTCAAGGTGGCCAACGGAGTCAATGCCCGGGATGTCCAGGGGGTACTGAACGGGTTTAAAACGGTACTTGGGGATATCGGGTTAACCAGCATTGTCGACGCCACCGCAAAGATGGCATTTATCGGGAGTTTGATGGAGTACTCCACCGAATGGGGCCTGGCGGATACTATCTCGACCATCATGGACAAATTCGAGAAAGGCACCACTGAACGCGACTATCTGGAGTACACCCTTACCAACTCGTTTTCAGCCGCATGTGTCACCGGAGAACTGGACACCCTGATTACCATCATCAAAAACACCGGCCCGGATAAACTCATGGCGACCTACCCCACGGCCATCAACATGGTGTTAGGCGGCTACCAGTTTCGTGCCGATGACCAACAGGCTGACTACCCGGCCCTGCTGGTGAAATTCTTAGGGGTGTTGACCTCACTGGACCCACAGTGGGACAGCAGCGTACGCAACAACCAGGTTGTGAATAAACTGGCCCCGTTCCAGACCGCCAGTCGCGATGCACGCACGCTACTAAGCTACAACAACGATTACTGGGACTGTGTGTTGGTTGCCGACAGTTATCCGCTTCAGGATGCCGTAGCGCTCGTTAAAACCACCTACCCCGGCATTGCTATCTGATTGACGACATAACGGGAGGCTTTCGCCTCCCAATTATGCTGTTTAGCCACGGTTGGACTGATGGGCAATCGCCTGGATCAATCGTCCCGGGAGGTTGTTAAAGGCCGCACTGGCAAAGTGAGCCACCGAGAAATAACTGTCAAAATCCATCTTGGCATTTTTCCAGCGGCGCTTTAAGACTTCAAACCCGTACGTCCGGTCGGCCAGACTCACCGCCCCGAGCGTTGTCAGGTAATCAGAATACAGGGTGTCGTCACCGAACATGTACCGCAACACCGATTGGCTCGAGTCCATGATCCCTTTGGCAATTGGCATGTGCATCACCTGGTAAGCATCCACCACCGAGAACGTGACGTCAATCCCCAACGGTGCGCCATCCTGAGTCCAGCCCACGTTACCGACCCCACGTTCGATACTGATAGAGTCGATGATACCGTAGCGGATTTGGTGACGACCCTGCATGAACATCTCACACATAAACGGACGCTCATACGACGACGCACCCGTAGAGCGAGGCAGTGCCCCGGTCAACAATGCACACAACGGCACCATCAGGTTTTGGAAGCGGGAGATTTTGTTTCCGTACGGGGTACGTAACTGAATGGTAAAACTCATGCGTGGCAAAGACACAGACGTGTTCGACCAGTCTTGCGGTAAGTCTACTAAGCCTGCGCCCAACAGAATACCAATCCCCCCCAAACCAGCGGCATTGGCAGCACCACTCACCAAATCTGTCGCTGCGCTCATAATGCCTTCAATGGTAGACGCAATCACCCCATCCCCGACATTACCGCCTGCCAGGTTAAACTGCATACTGCGCTTGGAGGCAGACATGCTGTTAATGGTCGAGGCCAATCCCGAGTCCTGCATCGACGTACTCACCGACTCAGACACAGACCCGACGTGGTCAACCCGCAATGATACCCAAGCCGAGCCTTCACGGGCTTCGGCGACTAAGTGGTCCCAGACTTTGGTGGTAAGTGTCGAGGCCGTTGGGTCCGTTGATGAATTCGCCTGACGCCAGCTCCCGGCTTGCTCCGCTGCTTCTGGTAAGGGTGTGGCTTCCCCGGTTTTCGCTGACTGTGCCGCCGCGTTAGCCACCGTACCGTCGGCGCCCATGTTCTGGGTGTTGCTGGCTTCTGCGCCTTCCATCCCCATCTGGGTACCCAGGTAATCCGTGATGTACTGCTGTAGGGTACGGGCTGATTTCTTGTAGTCCGTTAAGTCCCATCGCAATTCACCGGTCTCCACGGCACGTAACAGTTTCCCGGCTTCTTCCACACTGCGGGCCTGGTTTAAGACCTCCTGCATTTTGCGGTAGTAGGCATCCGCGTACATCTGTGCCCGTCGGGAAACGGCATAGATGTTAATCCCTCCTTGTGAGCCCCAGTTGGCCGGCATCATCTTACGCACGATTTCCGCCTGCACGTCCGGGACGGATTTCACATCCATCACGGTGTTCCCGGCATTGCCCCAGTTCGCATAGCGGTCCATGGGGGCGGCTAATCCCAACCCCATGTTACTGGCAACGGTGTCCAGCATGTTCTGCAAGGCATTCCAGTACAGTGGCATGGTGGGTTTCAGGTAGGCGAATTTGTACGCCGGTTGTCCCATCCAAAAGCGCATAATCCCAGAGACCGAGTTATACACCGTGAGTGGGAGGGCCAACACCGACCCAATCAAATACCCGGCCTTATAGAACAACCCTTTCCCACGTCCTTTGCGGGTCAGCGCCGAAAGCGACGGGTCATAGAACGTGGTAAAGAACCCGGTGAGGGAGTTGTATTCCGGCACGCCAAAACGCAAGTGTACGCGCTGTTGGTTGTCGTGGAATACTTCAGAATAGAGCCGTCCCATTCCGTAACCGACCCCAAAGTAGTTCTGGGTAGGGCGGTCAGCATAGCGGGTAAACTGTGGCAGTGGGTTTAAAACAACATCGCCCCCGAGCGTCGTATCGTTGTACTTCCATTTGGCCGTACTGTACGTCCGTCGAGACGCGTCCTCTTCATTGATGGCCCGAATGGGCAGCATGAAGCTCTGACGCATCCAAGTGGCATCTTTAATTGTGGTATCGGTTACGCCTGCGACCATCTTCTCAGACCTCGGAGTAAAGAAAAGGGTAGGAGGGGTTTCCCCCTCCTGTTATTACGACCCCGTCCGTTTCATTGAAACAGCAGGGTTCACACGTTGTGCTCCTGCATTCGAGGCCCCGTTACGACGTGGGTCGCTGGGGTTCGTTTGCGGAGTACTGGCAGCCGGTGAATCTGCTGCCGGGGCACTGGCGGGTGTCGTCTGACCACCCTGGAACAACTCCACCAATCGCGCCAGATGGCTTGACATGGTTTTCTGGACTTCCAGTTGTTCCCGTTGCACGTCCAACATAGCATCCGCAGAGTCCATCTGGGCACTCGTCCGTGCGGTCCGTGCGCTGGTCTGCACGTCACTGACATAGTTGTCGGTGTCTTTCGGTGTTGGGGCGTTGTCACCGCCACTGACGGCAATCCCACTGCGTGCACCGTTGCCACTCCCTGCGCCGGTTGGTCCCGGTGTCGGTTGTGCGGTAGGCATGCCGGTAGACGCATTGTTCATGCTGGCGGCTTGCGCCTGTCCCCGTGCATTCGCGACATCACCGTCATCCGATGGCCGTTGTGGTCCGGTTGCCGCAGTCCCGCCCGTGGCATCATTCGCCGCGTCCATCTGTGGGTCGTTTGCTGCTTTCAACGCACCGGGGTTACCGGCCAGTGATTGGGCTTCAGTCATGAACTTGCCCCCGTCACCTTCAATGCGTTTGTTCGCCCAGGCAATGACTTCCGCCACTGTCTTCGGACGACCGCCGGCAAAGAACACGGTTCGGTTGGCATTCACTGCTGCGGCATCTGCATGGTTTTGTGCCAAATCCCCACTCGGTGCTTTGAGCAGTCGTGGACCGCCTGCCCCGCCCAAGAAATGCGACAGGTACAAGTCAGTCCCGGTGACCGGACGTCCCAGCTTCTGTTCGAGTATCTTCTGGTTCTCTTTCAGATACTCGGCGCCCATCAGGGCATTGGCCCGAGGGTCAGACGGTGGGGTGTTCGGGTCAATCCCGTATTTGGCTGCATACTTCTGCATCATACTGCGCCAGGTCGATGGAATGAACTGGTACAGTCCTTGTGCCGCACTGGTGCCCGGTTTCACAGCAGCCCGGAAGTTGGACTCCACAAATGCCATGGAGGCCATTAACCCCGGGTCAACCCCGGCCATGTTGGCAGCCGCCACAATGGTTTTCTTCAACGCATCCCAGCTACCATCACCTTCAGGTTGTGGGATTTGATTGATGTCGCCCCCGGTACCGTTGCCTGGCTGCATGATAGGTGACCCCATCACAGCAGTAGGTCCTCCACCCCCACCGGCACCACCCAGGGCCATACCGCCACTGTACCCGGTGCCCAGACCCGCACCACCCAGTGCAGTAGACGGTGCGTCCCCGTTACCGGTAAACCAGTTTTTGACCCGTTGGAAGAACCCTGGTTTCGCAGCGTTACCTGGGGTCGTGTTGCTGGCCACCGAGTTGGTACCCGTGGTGCCGTTGCCTTGTTTTTGAGACGCAGCATTGACATTCGGGGTCCGTTCCTGGAACTGGTTGTTTTTGACCTGGGTGCGCAAGGAAGTCAGGTTGGTGTCAATAGAGGTGATGTCCTGGTTGGACTCCACCCCCGCAAAGGCCGAGGCATGCACTGCCCAGACTGACACGGCACCGTCCGGGGTATTCGCCCGTACTCCTTTCAACAACTCGGCCACGGACAACATGTCTTCTGGACGCAAATACTTCCAGGCCAGTCCCGGTTTGATGTTGCGGTTAATGCCCCACAACGCCGAGATGAACTGGGAGTACACCGGTAAGAAGCGGTAGTTAAACCACGTGACCCATTCGGTTTGCGCCTGACCGTCGGTTGGGTTGCGACCAAACAACCCAGCATTGGCTTTGTAGATGCCTTCGGGCGCCATGGTCATTTTGACCTTGCCGTCGTTCCCGATAGAAATCACCTCAGCCAGATTGGACTCCAGTGTGGTTAAGGCGTTGACTTGTGACACATCCAACGTACCTAACCCATAGAGTCGCATCCTGACCGCAGTCAGGTCATCCAGTAACCGGTTCGCCCCCGGTGTCCATTGCTGCACGGCAATCCCCGGTTCGTACCCACCGGTCTTCTCAGACGGAGTGATGTACGCATTCACGGATGGCTGGAACTTCCCAGCCTGGCCTGTTGGGGTCGGCATGGCCGGTGCTCCCGGAATCGCAGCGGTGACTTGCTGTGCGGGAGACTTCACGGCAGTGGCTTTCTTGTACTGTGCAAACTCCTTACGGATGGCCGCAATCTCATCGTCCACGGCTTTCGCCCCGGTGGTCAGGGGGTCAATATCCGCAAACGGTTGACCGCCTACACTGTACGGAGTATAGCCTGAGTTGGCCGGTTCGCGGGTGGCACTGGCAAAGTCTGCTTTCAACCCTTTGTCCAGTTTGTCGTCCACTTCCAACAGACTCACGGTACTGCCGACCTGTTTCAGGGCTGACACGTTACGTAAGAACACGTGAATGAAACGTCCCCGGTACCACTCCGTAAAGGCCTGTTGTGCAGCAGGGTCATCTGGAATCCCAGCGCGTTTAAGCAGCTCGTCGGTATTGACATTGCCAATACTCGCTTTGCCACCCTGGACACTGACGCTCTCCAGCAAATACCCTTCCATCTCGATGACCTTTTTCATGGCCTCTTTGTCAGACGGGTCAAAGCCGTATTCCGCTAAGCGCAAGCGCTGCAACGGTTGTGGACGGCCTTTGAAGTATTTGTAGGCAAAGTAACCCGCCGCTGCCACACCGATGGCGATGGTCAATGGCGCACCCAATACCCCGACGACAGCCCCACCAATACTCATTGCGGCCTGGCCGAGAAACGGCAACGCACCCAGTGCCAGACGACCAGCACCTTTGGCTAAACGCCCAGCACCTGACAAGGTCCGACGCAATAACCCGCCCCGACCCCGACGTCCACCGGCACCGGCTGCAGCATCAGCCGCCCCACCCAGGGCATCTGCACCCCGTTTGGCAGAGAACAGCGTTTTCACCCCACTGAAGAAGTCCCCAAACTTCGACTTAAGCCAGGCAAAGCCCGACATCACCGCACCCCCAAACATCATGAGGTATTTGAGTATCGGTGAGCCTTCTGCTGCCCGCTCGAGTTTCTTCTTGGTTTCCCCCGGTGTGGCACGACGACTGTATTTCTCCTGCCAGCTTCCTGCACGGAATTTAGACTCACCCGGCAGACGGTCATCCAACAGGTTGTAAATCGCCTCCAGTCCGTCGAGTACCGCGCCACTGGCCTGACCGCCACCACCCACCCCAAAGCCGATGTTGGCCTGGAAGTTAAAGCCTTTGGCGAGGAAACGTCCCACACCGCGAATACCCCGACCGACGGCACGTGCGCCCCGTTTGGCGGTGTTCCAGGCATACTTACGCACCCGGTTAGCCAGTCCCGCTGCTTTGCCAATCAGACCGAAGCCCCCTTTGGCCATACGCAGCAGTTTACCCCCCAATCCCACCACAGGACGGGATTGACTGTCCACCAACCCTTTGAGAATATCGTCAGCTGACAACACTTCGTTGCCTTCAATATCCACAACCGGACCATCAATATCCGATGGACGTTTGATGACACGCCCCGTGGCCTTGGACCGATAGCCCTGACGCCGCATGATAATCGCCAGGAGGCGTGGAGACTCTTCACCCCGTACGTAGACATCCTCTGGGCCATCAATCGCGTTACGGGTCATACTGAGCGTTTTACGGGCCGTACGGGCAGCCAGGCTCAACACGGCTTGCGGGACACCAAACACGCGCCCCACTAAACCACTCACCGCACCTACTACTCCGCGCATTAAACTGCCGCCAACAGGCTTGCCGTTTTTACCGTAGAGACCCCGACGGATGTCTTCCTCAGTCAACACCACATCGCCGTTCTCATCCACCACGGACCCTTTGATATCAGAGAACTTGGCAATCGGGTCATTGGTGTGTCGGTTGAAGTAATGGCCCGCGCGCATTTTGGCAGCGGTCATCACCGGGCTTTCAGCATCGGGTGCCGTATAGATGTCAAAGACTTCCTGGAACATGTTGTGCAACGTTCCTGCCGCACTCATTGCGCCTTTGGCGACATCCCCAATGCGTCCGAACAGTGACTTACCGTCCATCAACCAGTCTTTGGCTTTACCGAGTTGCGCACCTGCGAACCGCCCGGCACGACCGGCTGCTGCACGTCCCCGACGGTACTGCCGACCACCAAACGCTTTGGCCCGTCCGAAGGCACTGCGAGCACCTCGTGCACCCCGACGGAAACCGCCACGTGCCCGGTCAAAGATATCCCCATCTTCATCCCGCCATTCGTCCCAGTTTTCCTCACCGGGTTCGTCATCGAATTCCGCATCAACCGAACCATCCGGGTTCACAGTCGGTGGGCGACGACGCCCTCGACGAATCCCTCCTTTGTTAATGCTGGACAGCAGTTTGGCAATACGGTTAAGCCACAGTACACTTTCTTTGGCTTCCTGTTTAACCGAGTGCTCCTCGATTTTGGTACCCAGTGCATCAATGCGCACCCCCAGGGCATCAACCCGCTCACCGAGTTTATCCAGGTGACCACCCAGGTCGACCCCCAACTTACTCAATGATGCGGTGATTAAATCCCCGAACCGGTCAAAGGCCCCGGCAAGTTTCACGCTGTCCGTGTCGTTACGAGGTGGTACTGGACCCGGTGGAATCGGCGGCGGTGTACCACGACCGGCACCCGGTGGACGACCCCGACTGCCACGACCGCGCCCTTTACTGCGGCTCTTGCCACCTGCCCCTAAATCAGACAGGTCATCGATAGTCCAATCCCCACCGGCCATGCGTTGCTGCAGGAAACTGTAGTCAATCATTTCCTTGCGAGGGTTGTTCGGGTCAGAGACCAGAATCCCCAGGGCCCGCAGGTCTTCTGCTGAACCGGTGTTGACCATGCGGTTAATCGTTGCATAGACATCCGGCATGGTTTCACGCAGCATTTTAAAGGAGGAGTTATCTAACGCCGCTCGGTTGTAGTTCTCAGCATCGTCACCCATCTTACCAAAGGCATCTACGCCATAACGCCCACGCAGGTGTCCGGTGATTTCCCGGTGAACACGTGCATCACTGGAGAACTCCACACCACCTGTAGCAAACCGAGCTGGACTGAAACTCCCCCCTTTATCTGCTTCATTAATCAGGCTATCAGCCAGGGCTTTGCGGGCTTCTGGCGACAGCTTGTTCTCTGCATCGATACGGTTGACCATTGCATCCGCAGAACTGCGAATCGCGGAAATCTTACGGTCGTCCAGGATTTCTGCAGCGGTGTCAGCAGTACGTTCACGTTGGACGGTGAACTTGTTGCGTTCCTTGTTATAGACTAACCGACTGACCGGTTTGCCTTGACGGGCAGATTCCAGGGATTGCAAAATCCGTGACAAATAGCCAGGCAGGATTTCGTTGATGGTTTTGTGGGTCTGGTTATCAAACATGGTTGGCATCCCGCCGTGGAGTTCATCCTGGCCTTCCAGTTGTGTGTTACGCTGGAAAGGACCGGGCAGAATACGTCGGGCGACGTCCATGCCTTTGTCACGCCAGTCACCGTAGAAGCGGTTGTTGTTACGCAGTTCGTTTAAGAACTCAGGAATGTTGTTGGCGTGGTATCCGACCTTTGCCCCCAGGTTCTGCACCCGGGCGTTTCGGTTGAGTACCCGCGCGCCTTTCTTCCCAAGCCAGCTCCCGAATAACTGCCCTAACCCACTGCCTGCTGCACCCCCCAGTCCACCCGAGTCAACGTCATACTCCATCCCCATACGCTGAGCATCGACGAGTTGCGCACCCATCTGCATGCCCATGGAGATGTTCTGAGCAAACCCGTTAACTTCCTTCTCGATGTTCTCAAAGACTTTGTCGGTGTAGTTACGAAAGTAATCCCCGACTCGGTCCTGGACTTTACCGAACATCTTCTGACGGGCCTGATTGACAAACTGTTCAGAGGCTTGCATCTTCAGAATGTCAGGTAACGCCGTGTTGTGGATGATGGTTTCGAGTTGAGTGTGGGAGTCACGGGCATAAGCCTGCAACGTCCCCAGCATATCACGTTGTGCGTAATACTGACGGAAGTTGAGCTCCAGCATTTTCTGCTGGTAGCGACTGGTGATTTGTTTCTGGTATCCCACCAACATGTTGATGCCATCGGCCATGATGGTCTGCTGACCCATGATGTCCGTGTGACGGCGTGTGGTGGTGCGCTCTTTGATTTGGTCAATCGCGCGTTCTTTGACCTCTTTTTTCTCGTCGTCCTGGGCTTGTAGTTTGTAGATTTCAGCCAGGCTGTCAGAGATACTGGCTTCGTCGGGATCAAACCGTTGGTTGCTACCGCCTTTGTCTTTGCCAAACACTTTATCAATCGTGTCAGCTAATCCCTTTTTGCCCTTGTTACGGACAATCGGGGAGATTTCGCGGGCCGCACGTTCCAGGTCCGTGTAGGCGGGACGGATTTCCTGTGCCGCTCCATTGTATAGAGCCCGACCCTTCGTTACTACGCGCTCGGCTTGGTCGAACGCGTCGACAAAACCTTTGGGCAACGCCTTGCGCAACACCCGCGTCATAAAGCCTTTATTGGCCACCGTGTTCTTGAAGCCTTTTACGGCATTCACACTGGTGTCAATAATCGGCCGACGGTCTTTGGGGCTGGGTTCAGGCGAGTCTGTGAAGTTGAAGTCAACGTCGAAATCATCGAGGTCGAAATCATCCACATCTGTTTCTTTCTTCTTGGCCATGGTGGGTTACACCCCATTGTTAGAATGACTAAACTATAAATTACAGGAGGCTAGACCGATATGGCGGCCGCAATGCAACCGTTTAACGTGTGGCTTCTTTCTTTAACGAAAGAAACGCTGCGTTTTTTGAGACCCACAACCACTCAGGATATCTTCGAAGGCAGTACCCAAATTCCCCACCCTGAGGGTTTGTTCTCAACTGAAATTTACGGCCGTATGGGGGATGAATCCCGGGACACGACGTTCTCGTATATCCCACTGGGTGCCACCATCCTCCATCCTCTGATTTTTCGCACACTCGGTCGACTGAAGTCCCTCTACCGAGATATCATGCTTGGCACACGATTTGCCACCTGGGATGCAGAAGCCCATGACTTCGTACCCAGTAACCCGATTGACGGCCGTACTGGTTATGCGTTCTTTATGGAACACTACATGGAGATGGAGTTTGTCACCAACCGCTCAGAGACCCGTACGCTGCGCGTTAACATGCTGAACAAATTCCGTAAAGAAGCCCTGACCGATAACATCCTGGTGATTCCAGCCGGTCTGCGTGATATTGAAATCCAGGAAGGGTCGCGGATTGCGCAGGATGAAATCAACGACTACTACCGTACCTTGCTGAGTATCTCCAACGTATTCAAAGGGGTATCAGGCACCAAAGAAGACCCGATTTTCGATACGTCCCGTAAGTCAGCACAGATTGCGTTTAACGCCATCTACGATTACCTGGAAAACATGATTTCCGGTAAGAAGGGTCTCATCCAGGCGAAGTGGGCACGGCGCTCGGTGTTCAACGGCACCCGAAACGTGTTGTCAGCCATGGACACGAGTTGTGCGGTACTCGGGGACGAACGAGCGGTAAAACCGACCCAGACCCAACTCGGCTTTTATCAGTTAATGAAAGCAACCTTGCCAGTCACCCAGTTTGAGTTAAAGAACGGCTGGTTGTCGCAGGTGTTCTCCGGAAGCTCTACGGTGATGCTGACCGACGCGGAAACCTGGGAAGCCGTGCCGGTGGATTTAACCGTGGACTCGTTAGACCGATGGGATACCATGGAAGGTCTGGAGAAAATCATCACCAGTTTCGAAAAGCCGGGTAGCCGTAATAAAGCCGTGAAAATCGAGGGACATTACCTGGGGTTAGTGTATGTCGATAAATACCGATTCAGGATATTTAATGATATTAACGAATTGCCCGAACACTACTCCCGCGACAACGTGTCGCCTCTGACACTGGCGCAATTGCTGTACATCAGTTGCCATAAACGCCTGGAGAAAATCTACGGCTTTATCACCCGCTATCCGGTGACCGGTGCCGGGTCTATCTACCCGTCACACCTCTATGCCTTGACCACGGATAACGCCACCCGTAAGCTGCCGTTGGATGCCGACTGGCAACCCATGAGCGACGAGTACGCCGCGTTAGAATTCCCGTCGTCCAATCCTTCCGACAACTGGAACGACACCATGGTCCCGCATTTGATTATGCTGGCTGGGTTAGGGGCTGACTTTGATGGGGATACCGGCTCAGTCACCGCCGTCTACAGTCCAGAAGCCACCGCCGAGTGCGAAGACTATCTGGGGATGAAACGAGCCTGGGTTGACGGTAACGGCCATCTCCTACCGAACCTGGACTTGCCAGCGGTAGAGCTGGTACTCCACAACATTACAGGTGCTAACTAGCCATGATTCTTTATCCCGCATTCTACCGCCAGCGTGGTGTCCTCCGGTTTGACCAACTGGTTGCACCACGCCTCAGCGCCCTGAATCTGTTTGAAGCTCCGCGTGAGTCGATTCTGCACTACTACCCCATGGACGACTACCGGTTAGGACCGTCCCTGAATGACTTCTGGGTCATTAAAGCAGACGGTCAAATCTTTATTGACCACATCACGGAAATGACCGCGCAGGAGGGAAACCCCCTGCGTAACCAGAATCACTACCCACAAGTGATGATTCGGGATTACCGTAAAACCCACCGTCGTTTTCGCCCACTGAATAACCTGGACACCGCAGGCCGTGACGCCAAAAACATTATCGTGCGTAACTATGCCATGCTGCCGCAGATGTGGCGCTACCGGGCCAATGCCCTGGCCAGTTACCATGCGTGGTACAACGTCCGTGATACCCTGTGGCACAACGTCGAAGAGTGGGGTCAGCAGTCGCAACGCCAGCAGTTTGTGTTTATGCAATTACCGACCCGTATTCCTACCCGGGCAGAATTCAACAAACTGAACTCTGCGGTTAACCGGACGTCACTGGAAGCGTTTAACTCACCGGATGCGCTGAACCTGTTTGATTTGTGGCAGTGGTTAGGGGAAGACCGGGACCGTTCCCGTATGGCGGTGCTTACCGAAACCACCCTGGAGCGCCTGAACCTGGTGTTCCTGGAATCAGGCATGTGGTGTGTGGTAAACCTGGGGATGCTGAACAAATGGCGTCGGTCTGGGAAAGAAGAACTGGCAGCGATGTCTGCTGAAGAGCGCGCCGAAGCCGAGAAAGCAGCCACCAACGGTAAGACCGGTCACGTGCTGCAGACCCGGTTCCATCAGTTTGTGAACAACATCCTGAAAGCCCGTTCTGTCGCCGCGTCCAGTACCGTGATAGAAGACGTCCCGCAAAACCCACCACAAGAAGCCGATGTGTTAGCGGTGGCTAACCCAGAAGATGAAGTGGCAGAAGAAGTCGTTGACCAGGCGGTTAAACTCAAAAACAAATCCACGGATAAAGTGTTGGGTGAACCACAGCTGGTGCAACTGGTGGGTAAACAAACCACCGACGTTGCTGGCGAACCACCATCGGGTCTGGATGACGGTACCCTGGTTTCGCCAGACGATGACACCACGGTAACCTTCAGTGAAGATGACCCGGACGATGAAATCCCGGAGCTGGCTGAACAAGTCATTGCCTCGATTGGCAACGATGACGTGGAAGCTGATGAGTCACGGTCACTGTCGGAGAATGCCTGGGCCTCGATTGGTCAGGTCCCGGACCCCCGGTATGTCCCGGAGCGTAACAACTTCGAAGACTACAGTGCCGGTGTGGTGAATCGTGCCCATCGCCTGACAGAAGTCGGGTTGCTAACCGGCGCTGAGTTCCGTCGCTTTCAGCGCCTGGCAACGTCCTATGAACGTATCCCTAACCCGATTGGTACTGGGTCATTGAAAGAGATGGCTGAAATCCAACCGGCCATGATTACGGATTTGATTGAAACCGAACTGCCTGACTCGGACACCATCGTTGACAAGTCGATGTTGAAGTCCACCCTGGTGGATTACGACAAACGCTATATCCAGAATCTGTTGCCCCGTAACGTGGCACAGATGGTGTTGCAAATCCAGAAAATGGGCATTGCGGTCACTGACTATAAAGTCCAGCGTGTGCATGACGTCATGGGGTCCACAGACCAGTACACCATCAAACTGACTCCAGTGGCCGGTCAACCGTCGACGTTTAAGTTCTCATTGCCAGTGGTGCAACCCAACGGCGTGTATGTGTCAGGTGGCGTGAAATACCGCCTGCGTCGACAACGTGCAGATATGCCGATTCGTAAAATCAAACCGAATCAGGTGGCGTTGACCTCGTACTACGGGAAGCTGTTTGTCACCCGTGGCGAACGCGTGGTGCAGAACTATGGCAAGTGGCTAAAGGCGCAAATCCAGGCGGCCATCATTCAGGACGATACGCGGATTGATGCGGTGATTTACGGGTCACACTTCTATACCGCCTATAAGCTCCCTCGGGCCTACACGGCGATTTCCCAGCAGTACGGTGGGTTCACCTATAACGCTGCTGCGGATAACCGTGAAGACGGCATGACGGGCTTTAGTTTCTTCTGGGACTACGAATCACGGATTGAGCATTTCACCCAGGACATCATTACCCAATACGAGACCGACGGTGTGGTGGTAGTGGGCCGTGCCTCTAACGGCAGCAGCACTGATTCTCACGCCATCATTACCATGGACATGACGGATACGCTGTATCTGAACCGTCCGGGTGAGCAACTGGTGGTGTTGGGTCATGTCGAAGACCTGTTTGGGTTTGAGTACGAGAAAGCCCCGATTGAGTACTGCGAGATGAAAGTCTCTGGTAAGCCTATCAGTCTTGGGTTCATTCTGGCCTATTACTACGGGCTGGGGAAACTCTGTCGTCTGTTGGACGTGGAACCCCGTCGTGTCCCACGTGGTACGCAGATGAACCTGGAGAAAGATGAATGGCCATTGCGCTTTAGTGATGAAACTTTAATCTTTAACCGGGACAACCGTCTGGCGACCCAGGTCTTAGCGGGCCTGAAACAGTTCACCAAACAACTCTCTGCCTATTCGGTGCTGAGCTTTGATAACCCGGAAGTCTACGGTAACGTACTCTCGGGATTGGGACTGGGTCACAAGTACATGCGTGAACTCGATACCGTGCGTCAGCTGTTTGTGGATCATATCACCAAAGACCTGCTCATCATGCAAAAGGAACCGACCAACTTTGACGGTCTGTTACTGCGTGCCTGTGAGATGTTGATGACGGATGATTCCCCGGATGAAACCGACCACAAATTCCAGCTGGAACGTGGCTATGAACGTTTTGCAGGCGCTGTGTATAACGAGTTGGTGCGTGGGTTTAAATCCTATTACTCCAACCCGGTCTCCAGTCGTGCTGCCATTGCGATTCCCCACACCTCAGTGTTTCAGGCGATTCAAAATGACTCGGCGCAGATTCTGGTTAACGACTCGAACCCGGTTCACAACCTGAAAGAGAAAGAGGCGGTGACGTTTAACGGCACCGGTGGACGTAGTGGTCGTACCATGGCGAAACGCACCCGTGTGTTCCATCCCAACGACCGTGGGGTGATTTCTGAAGCGACCGTGGATAACTCGGACGTGGCGGTTAACACCTATCTGTCGGCCAACCCGAAGTTCACCAGCCTGTACGGTACGGTAGGTCAGTTCGATGAAAATGAAGACGGCGTGACGCGTCAGTTGTCGACCTCGGCACTGTTGTCGCCAGGTGCCACCAACGATGACCCGAAACGTGTTAACTTTATTAACATTCAGAACTCATCAACCATCTCAGCACAAGGCTACCAAATCTCGCCACTGCTAACCGGCTATGAGCAGATTATCCCACACCGTGTGGATGATACGTTCTGTCACACGGCGAAAGCCGATGGCGTGGTGGTGAAGCGGGACAAAGAGCACGTACTGGTCAGCTACCCGGGCACTAACTTGCCGGATGAATCGGTTCGTATCGGGACAATCCACGGGGTCTCTGCCGGGGCAACCGTACCGCACAAAGTCGTGACCCATCTCAAAACGGGTGATAGCTTTAAACGCGGGGCAGCGGTGGCTTACAACACGGGCTTCTTTAAACCGGACCCCATGAACCCGGGTCGTGTGAGCTGGATGCAAGGGTGCCTGGCGACCGTCGCGCTGATGGAAACTGTGGACACCACGGATGACTCCTGTGCTATTTCAGAAGAGTTGTCAGAGCGCATGTCCACGAACACGTGTAAGGTTCGTACGATGATTATGTCGTTCGACCAGGCCGTACGCAATGTGGTGGAACCAGGCGATGCAGTGACTTCGGATTCTATTTTATGCAACATAGAAGACCCGTTGACGGCGGATTACGATTTGTTCGATGACCAATCCGTCAGTACACTGCGTCTGTTATCTGCGAACTCACCCCGGGCGAAATACTCCGGTGTCGTGGATAAAGTCGAGGTTATCTACAATGGGGCCATCGACAACATGTCTGAATCCCTGCAGATGTTGGTGCAGGACTCAGATGAACGTCGTGCCTCACTGGCCCGCAAGCTGAAGAACGGCGAAGCCCCAACCGGACAGGTCACAGGCTATGGTCGTATCGACGGCACCACGCTTGAGCCAAACAGCTTGGCCATCCGTATCTATATTGTCGGGAAAAACGGCATGGGTGCGGGCGACAAAGCGGTGTTTGCCCATCAGCTGAAAACGGTGGTACGTCGGGTGATGACCGGTATTCATGAAACCGAATCCGGTAAAGTCATCGATTCGATATTTGGGTACTCCAGTATCGATAACCGTATCGTGACGTCTCCGAACAAACTCGGCACCACAAACACCACCCTGATGGTGTTGGGGGATCGTATGGCACGCGTATTCCGTGGCGAAACCATTCAGTACGGCGATAAATCTTACGGTGGCAAGTAGTCACTGAGAGTGTGGGTGGGGCAACCCACCCCACCCTTACTCTTACGAATTGAGGATTGAACATGAGAAGTAATGAAACTGAAGCGGGTCGTGTGGTTGCGAACGCTGTGGAATTAACCCGTACGATTATGGACGGTGTGACCAGCGATGACGTCTACCCACCTAAGAGCCTGTCGCGCGACCAAATCGACGAGCAGGTTGCTGCCCGTATCGTCACTAACCTTTCTAACCGGGCAGGTGAGTAAAAATGATTACCAACCGTACTGCTAAACTGGCCAAGCAGGCCACCGCAATGCTGCTGGCACGCAAACCCAACATCAGCCTGGAAACGATTGAAGGGTCGCCACTGGATCAGCTCGTGGATGCCTCGGCAACCATCAAACGTACCGGTATTTCGCTGGAAGAAGCCATCAGTGAAACCCAGCAGTCTTCCATGGCTGCCACGTTCGGTGACGGCTCAGCCCACGACATGGTCATGGATGAAACCGTGGATGAAGTTACTGCGGCGCTGAACAGCTCCGTGAACTTTGCCCGTAAAGTCCTGGCACCGGCCACGGCGAAAGTAGAGCAGGCTGTTAAAGAAGCCCTGGCGAACTTTGCACCGGCCCGTTATTACGTCGAACCGTACCACATCCATGACATCCTGTTCAGTGACGCCCTGACAGAGTCCGTGGGTCGTTTTGATAACTCCCCAATCGATAAACTGCAGCGTCTGGCACTGGGTGACATCAGCGAAGCCGATTTAACCGGTATGCTGTCCACCGGTATGGGTGGTTGGGATAACCAGGTCAGTGATTGGTTAGCCTCTAAACCAGAAGGCTGGTTGCAGGAAGTTTACAATCGCGTGTTTGGTTCAGCGACCGCAACCGCCCTGATTGCGGAGCACGAACAAGCCCTGCGTTCAGACCTGCAAGGCAAGCTGGAAATCGTGGCGAAAATCGGCACGGAAGATTACCTGTTGGCCGGTTACCTGTTGGCAACTGCCCTGTACAACAACCCACAATCCACCAATGCCACCGGGCACGAGTGGAAGAACACCATGGCCACGTGGGTGCAGCAGTTGGGTCGTGCGCTGTGCATCTTCCAGCGTTCTGCCGCGCGTCAGATTTCAAACAAACTGATGGTGCTGCACTGGCCGCAGTCTGAGCGCGCCTGGGTGAAAAACCAGGACGAGGCCAAAATCGTGGTGTTGGGCAATGCCTATAACGAATGGCTGAAAGAAGGCGGTTCACCAGAAGTATTGATTGGTGCGTTGTTTGGGGGTGACTCAGCGCCACCGGTGTCAGCCTCAGACCTGACAGCCAAGAAAGATGCGTATGCGCTGGCGTACCAACGCTACGAGAAAATCCTGTCCCGTGAAGTCGCGGCCCGGGCTGATGATGCGATTCGTAATGCCTTTGCCGGTGCACTGATGTTAGCCCTGGGCGAAGCCACTGATGACCAGCTCCCGGTTGGCGTGGAACGTGAGAAACTGCAAGAGGCGTTGTCGAACCGTATCACCGACATGCGTGACTGGGGTAACCTGGACGTCTATCGCACGGCGCGTGAACTGCTGGCACTGGGTGTGTTCCATAAACCCACTGCACTGCACTTCCTGGAAACCATCGATGACCTGATGGATGCCGATACGTCTCTGAGTCCACAGGAAGCGGCCTACGTGGCGATTCGTGATTACGTAAGCCAGTACGTGTCTAATCAGATTCGTGTAACGTCAGCGCCTGCTGTCGCGGCGGCGTAAGGGGTCTTATGGATACGAGTCGCCTGGTCCGTAACCCGGACGCTGTTAAAGCCAACATCGTGGAAACGCCTGATGGTCGACTCGTAGTGAAAAAGGCGTGTAATCTTTACACGCCTGCTCGCTATGTCGAAAAAGGGTTAGCCCATGTGGGGAACGAAACCTACGTGGTGGGGATTTGGGGATTGGTGTTAGAGGAAACCGGCGAATACTCGGTGAACCTCACCAATGCCATGATGGGGATTGACCCGAGTTGGTCGAATGTGGTGACTATCGACAACACGGAGTACATCGAGTTTCATTTTGAACCGGGACAGACGCTGGTGACCAACGTTAACCTGGTGAAGAACGACATTCTGGTGTACACGATCTACAACGAAATCATCGCCAAAGGGAACGTACCTTGGTTCATCAGCTACATCGATTTAGGGAAGCTGTTTGACTCAGCCCTCTATCATGGTGGGTTGAACCTGCGTGCTTCACCGTCAACGTTGCAGATGATTGCAGCGGTGATTTCCCGTGATACCGAAGACCGCACCAAATACTACCGACAGACCGTACAGTCGGTGGAACAGGCCTTGCGCGATACCCCAGCCTTCATTCCGTTCCGTAACATTGCCTACGGTGCCACCAACACCGCCGCTAAGCTTATCGGGGCGTACTTTGAAGAAGGGATGATTTCTGCTATCACTAACCCGTCTAACCGTTTGGAAAAAGTCGAAGCACTGTTAAGGCGCTAACCATGACCACACCGGCCGATATCGAAAGATGGTTGTCCCTGTTACCACCGTCCAAACAGGGAGAAGTAAAAGTCCGCCATCATCGGGAGATGCCTCACCCGAGGCTCTACCACATCTCGACCAACCACGAGCTGGGTCTGATGATGCCTTCAGTGACGCGCCGTACACTGGATGAGGAAGACCGTGCGGTGCCACGTATTTCCACCTCCACTTCACTGGCGGGCTGTATTCTGGCCTATCAGGCCTGTACGCACGACTTTGAATCACCGGACTACAAAGGCTGGTATGTTTACGGTTTGCCCTTTGAACACGCAGTGCGTCCGAGCGCGAAGTTGCTACCTGATGTGGACATGTCTGATGAACATTGGTTGGTCACGTTCTGTCAGGATACCGTGGCCTACATTCCTCGACCGGTTGCCAAGTTCTTTATTGAGGGGGTGGTGAAAACCCGCCGCCTGCGTCGCATGTTAGTGGAATACCAGGGATATGTGGAAGTAACGTCCCACGAAGGGTTGTGTGTGGCAGAGGGAAAAATCCTGCCGCCCGGCAAATACGCCTTTCGCTGGAACCGCCATGACCTGCGTACCCACAAAGATGCGAACGCGTTTATTACTACACCTGTCTCTACTGCGGAGTATAAAACGGTACGTCGGGATTCGGTCTCATTGCTGGGATTCGAAGACCATCAACGTCCGGGAAGTGCTTACTGGTAAGGCGTTTTGTTTTTTGAGGAGTCTGTCATGTCTCAGTCTGACCGCATCAATTTTAACTGTACGGCGTTGGTGGGTACAAACAAAGTCGGTAACCTGAAGCGGGATGCGGATGGTTATTACGAAGTGGTACTCGGCGCACTGGATGTCTATAACTTCTCCGGACAGTTCTATCCGTCAACGGGCGTGAAAGAGCTGTTCCAGGAATCGAGTTCCTTTGTGCGTCGTGTGCGTCGTGCAGCATTGCGTTGTGAATACGGCCACCCTAAACGTGACCCTGGCATGTCAATGCCTGAGTACGCTAACCGCCTGACCCAAATCTGGGAGCACATGGTCTGTTGTCACATCAAAGACGTGTGGCTGGATACCCAGAAAGTCAAAGACCCAAGTGGGCGTGTGGTGATTGCCATCATGGGCAAAATCCGCCCTGCTGCCACGCCGTATGGCTTGGCACTGGAGAAACAACTGGAGAACCCACACGAAAACGTGTGTTTCTCGATTCGTGCTGTCACGCACGATGTCATGGTGCGCGGACGCTATGAGAAAAACATCAAGGAAGTGATTACCTGGGACTACGTGAACGAACCGGGTATTGCTGCAGCAAACAAGTTCAGCTTCCCGTCACTGGAGTCCATTGATGCTGGCATGAGTTACGCCGGTGCCGATACGGTGGCTGACATGTCTGTGCCGGTTTCTGCATTGCAGGACTACATCGCCCGTCAGGACGCTAACCCGACCACGGTGAGCATGGAGTCCGCAGAAGGTTGCAGTCTCAAGCAGCTGCTGACCCACCATGCCCATTCGGTGAAAGCCGCTGAGCACCGGGCACCGGGCAGCACCCGTTGGTAATCTAAGTGGGGAGGGGAACCTCTCCATTTATTCCGTTAGCGTAAATAAAGATTTCATAAACGTATATTACTGAGGTGATGCCTAGCGGCATATAGAGTTTTTATTTGTCTTCGCATATACTGGAGTATTACAATGTTAGTGGCCACCGCACGCGTCGAGCTCTTTGTGGGTTTCGACGATGAAGACGTATTGGTTCCCGGTCTGGTAACCTACAGTGAAGAGTCTGACCAATCCAATGACAACACCATCCATCTTGAAGGAGCGCTCAATCAAGCTTACCTGGATTGCCGTGCCAATAGCGATATACGCAATAATCTGGCAGGTGTGTATTTCACAGGCAGTTATGCTGTTGTTCTGGAGATGCGTAAGCACGTCCTGAGGTACCGTAACGTAAAAGGTCAGATACTGAACCGGGCTGCCTTCCGCTACGGTACAGCGTTAGTCCGGGACCTGCAGGCGGTGATGAACCACTATAGCGATGACGCCTGCGGGATCGTTCTGCACACCGAAGACGATGCCCTGTTTAAGCTGGTTAACGAAGGGACGTTGGGCTTTGCGCAATACCCGATTACTGAACCCTGGTCACCGTGGATGCCCGATGACCGCGTCGCCGACGTCATTGGCTTTGACGTGTATCAGGTCATGGCCCTCTACGGACAGACCCGTTCCTACGAACTGGGCTTAGTGCCGAGCGTGGACCCGGATGACGTGATAAACATCTGCACCTGCCCGTTTAAGAAATAACACCCACCCCTTACTGTATGTCTCCCTTTCCTAAGGAATTTAATCTGATGGCTGATACTGATAACACCGTTGTGGGTTACAACTACTTCGACCCCATTACCGGTGGCGGTGCATCGTTAACGGTAAACTACCTGCCGTTCGTCAAAGTCTGGGACACTGACCCTACGTCGGCGGATGTGTCGGGTGTGGATAAGTCTGGTGACTTCCTGCCTGAAATCGTGTTTGACCTGAGCAACCCAGAAGACCTGCATCGCGGTCGGGTGATTCAGTACGTGCGCAACACACTGGGTCGTGATATCTCCGTGTACCTGAATGACCTCCCAGATGACTTTCTCAGCGACTCGCTGTATAACGTGGCCTACAACCGACCCATGCGCGGAAAGAGCCTCATGCGGCTGCGCATTGGCGATACGCTGGTCGTCAACCCCTATGCCCTGAGCCAGTACTATCTGGTGATGTGGTTATTGAGTTCCATGGCAGATGACCTCAAAGCGCAACCGGCCTCATCACTGGTGCGTAACGGTCAAATCCTGGCCAACCTGGCAGACCATCTACAGTACACCATCGACCGGATACTGGTGAAGTTCAACCTGTCTGAACCAGATAGCAGCCTGGTCATAGAAGGCTACCGGGTGACACTGGGTACGAGCTACCGCACCAAGCTGTATGTGTCACAAGAGCGCTTTGATGCGTTTGTGGCCGAAGGCGGTGATGAACTCCTGATGGTGGCGGATTACGCCCTGAACCAACACGCGGCGGATGCCAGCAGCATCGCCAATAAAACCCAAATCCTCGCTGCATGGGAGCAGGCCCAAACGCCGCCCAGCAGTTAATCCTTATTATCTCGAACCGGAGTACATCCCATGAACACCACCATCACTAAACGTGAACTGATTACCCATGAACTGAAATGGTTTTGGAAGAAACCTGAACTGCGTAAAGAAATCCGTCACTGGTCAGAGACCGGCCCGATTGAACACGCCCCCGCCTTTGCGGTACTGCCTGATTTTGATGAACTGCATTTATGGGAAGTGTTGGAAACCGAACCGGAAGCCTGGAGCTATAAAGCGCTGCAGGAATACGCCATGTCTGATATCTACGCACTTTACCGCTACGTGTTCTTACAAGACGAACGCTGTGCGGTGCAGGTTGATGTCTCTCCGATGACCGATAAGTTGGGTCGTTATATTCTGCCGTACGTGGGCGTGATGGTGGTCTACGCAATTGCTGACCGCATGATTGAAGCGTGTCGTCATAATCGCCTGGTGCTGTCAGCCGATGCGGATTTGTGGGTGCGTCAACTGCGCTGGATGGCGGCACGTCGTCTGCATCTGTTCACCAAGAAACTCACTCGCCTGAAAGCGGATGCCGTACCGACCTATGGCGTATGTGTACAGGAACGCAGTGCGCAGCTCTATCTGCGCCATACGTGCCCGAACTTGTCGGATGTGGCACTGGCCAAACAAACCTACCCCGGCCAGACTATCCCTACCTACCACGTACGCATGGATGTCTCCCCGATTGCCATTCGGTTTGCTCATGCGCGACAGCTGGACCAACCGGCGACCCAGATGGCCTCGTAAGTAAACATGATTTAAAATATCCACACGTCTATATTACTGACAGGTATATACGCAGGTAATAAAAAATTACGTGCTACACGTGTAATATGCGACGTAACACTTTAATTTCAAATCCATAACACAATCGATTGTAGGAGTAGTACAAAATGGCTAAAGAAAAATTCGACACCGAAGCAATGTCTGGCAAGCTGGAATCAGGTTTTGAACTGGGCGACGCTGGTATTTTCAAAGGCGATAACCTGCTGGAAACCTTCCTGCAAGAGTCGGGTAGCGATGTAACACTGAGCGACATCACCAAAGTTCAGGGCACTATCTCTAACTTCGTTGACTCAGCTGCGCTGGCATTCGGTCGTCGTTCTATCGACGCCTACAAATCCAACAAAGAGCTGGAAACCACTGAAGCGAAAATCAAAGTTGGCGGTGACAAACTGCGTCTGAGCTCTGTGCGCCGTGCTGAAGTGGGCGTAGGTGAAAACCGTACAACCAAATTCGGTTCTGTGAAAGTTAACTATCTGGTGTCTGGCGGTCCAACTGTAGGCAACCTGAAAAAGGTGCGTGCGACCATCGCTGAAGAAGCGGCCGCTGCCCTGGCTGACTAAGTCGACCTGATCTGTAGTGCCTGCAATGCCCCGACGTGTTCGGGGCATTGCTCACCCTCGATTCACTTTTTTCTTTGAGTAACCGTTATGACCGACGAAATTAAACAAGACGATATCCCTGCCTCTGACGTAGCACCCCTGAGTGTAGAAGAAGTGCATGCAGAAGCCGCACTGGCCCCAGGCGCACAAAGCGACGTGGTTGATGACTCTTCTGCGGTTGACACTGCCACGGCCACTGATGAACCGGCAGGCGAGCCTGACCTCACTCCTGCGTTTGGCCCAATGGACGCAGTGGATGTTAACTCCACGGAATTCGCTGTCATGGTCATGTGTTGGAACCTGTCCGCACAAGGCTTCCTGGGCGAGCGCCAGCTGGTGAACATTGCCAGTGATGATGAAGCCCTGGACATCCTGCAACAGCAAGGCATCCCGGCCCCGGTCAAGAACGACGACGGTCTGTGGACTACTGCACTTGGCTTCACTGCCGGTGAAGGCAGCACCCTGATTAACCGTACGCAGCTGGCCGATAAAGACCTGCGTCTGCTGGCTATCCGTGCACTGCATGTGAAGTTCGCCCGCTGGGACCCGGAAGTTGCACTGGTCATCAACCGCTTCTTCGAAGTGGTGAGTCGCCAACAGGCGCAGGAACAGGCAGCCAAAGAAGCCAACGTCACCCCGGAACCTTCTATGGGTGATGCAGACGTGGTTGTGGGTACTGAAACCAAACACTAATTTTTAAGGGAGGCTTCGGCCTCTCTTTTTGTTTGCAGGAGAGGTTATGTTTTTCGGAGTGGGTTACAAAGAGCACATGTTGATTGTGCAATGTGCGCCTTACGGTGAAGGGATGTTTGGCGGGGCAATGGAGTTGATGTCGGTAGGGGCTGAGGAGAAACTCGTGGCGCTGTTTGGCGAGCGGGCAGACTTAGACACCGCCATGGCCTACTGGTCTGAAACCGAAGCACAGGGTCGGGCGATGGAAGTCGGTGAGTTCTTTCAACATGCGCGGGTCGGCATGTTCATGGACAATCCCCACAAGCCCATGTACCGGGCACCTACGCTCTACATCACTGAAGGCGGTGTGGTCAAAGCCATCCCAGGGGATGAAGAAGAGACCTATGCGTTGTGTGTACCGGGTGATGAGAACCACGCGTCCATGCGGGAACTCGGGGTCGCCATTCGGGACTACGAGAAAGACCCTGCCCCGGATACGGTGGCGTTAACCGCCCACATTGCACGGTTTATCCACAGTCGGTTCAACTTGCCGTCTGATGCGTCTATTCGTTATCTGAACTTTAAAACCGGCAAATCGTTAGGGGTAGGTCATGAGCAACCTACAGGAGAGCACGCCCCCGTTTGAGTTATACACCGTCCAGGTCTACAAAAAGAAACTGGCAGATGAGCTTGGTATCCCTACGCTTGACACCACGGTAAAAACCGGCGACCCGGCGTTTGCGCCCAGCTGGGATATCGTGATGCGACACAAACAACGCACCCTGACGGATAAAGGTTACACGCAAGTGTACAAACAGATGATGGCGTTGAGTTACCGGGAGAACACTGCCCGGTGGATTTCCCTGATTAATCAACCCAGTGTATGCATCATGTGTTATTGCCCAGCATGTACACAAGAAAAATATGTATTCTGTCACCGGTATGTGTTGGTCAGAATGTTGGATAAAATCTGTCAACGCAATGGAAGGGCATTTCAATACAACGGTGAAATCACAGCAGGTGGACTGGTGCGTCCTATTCTGCCTGGCCTTTAATACCTAAGGGGTTTGTATGGAACAGTTATTGCAGTTGATTGCCAAACACAACAGCACCGCCACGACGTACGCCGCGCATGCAACAATGGCTAACCCCGAATGGGCAGCCGACACCGAGTACGCCGACATCCGTGATGGACTGTGGCAGCATGCGATTCACCACACGCAGAAAGGCCCCGCCGTGATTCCGGCAGCGGCCAAGCAACTCAAAGCCCTGAACGTGGATATTGCTGTGACTCGTGATGGGACGAAACCCCTGACCGTTACCGCATACACCGCCTTTGGTGCATTGGTATTGTGGTGGGAACGTGACAGCCTGCTCTACTGGATGGAAGTTCACCAGACCGTGCACGCAGCACAGTCACCGGAGTTTAATGCGGGTCTGGACGTTCCACCCGGTAAAATCGTGGTGGTTGAGGATACCCGTCCTTTTCCTGCCCGGTTACTGGATACCGTCCGTGGGTGGTTTGGCAAATAACGTATAACATGGGAGGGGTAAAACCCTCCCATTTATTCCGTCTCCTTCTTTTTTGTGAAAACGTCAAATAAACTTTTTATAAACGTATATTAAAGTGGTGAATAGTAGCAGAGATAATTCTGTTACATACCCCTTTTATAGCGAGAATCGACATGAGTAAATTAACCGGTTTGGATATCTTCAGTGGCGTGTTTGTGGGTGCTGCTATCGGCGGCGCGGTATCCTGGTTAGGAACCAACGAAAGCGACAGTGACAGTGCTGAGAAGAAAGCCAATGACGCGGTGTTCAAACAAGTCTGCGTGGGTGTGGGTGGCGTCTTAGGTGGCGTTGCAACTGTCGGCCTGCACTTACTGAACGAAAACGAATAATCACCCTTTATCCAATGGAGTTCGTCATGACCCTTAAATCCCTTCGTTCTACCTGTGTGATGGCGAACCCCTACCAGCCACAGCCCGACGTGTGCTTTAGCAATCAGCAGTGCGTTGATGAACTCAACCTGCTGGAGCGCATTAAAGATACGGCATTCGCCCGCCCGACTACAGAAGCGGCAATGCTGCAGTTGGTTCAGCAACAAATCCTGTTGGCTACCAACACCCTGCGTGCGGTGTTCGGTCGGACAATTGATGCACCCGTTATCCAAATCGGCCGTATCGGTGGGCGTTATTACATTACCCTCACCGGGATTGCTTCTATGCACACCGAAACCTTTATCGTCTAATCGAGGAGTAAAACCATGTACAATCCAATTCCAACCAACAATGAAATCGGCGGCGATATGGCTATCGGTGGTATCCTCGGTGCCTTCATCGGTTACGGTGTCGGTGCAGCGATGTCGAACATCATGAAGGTGGACGGTGCGTCTGCTGAGATTACGGAATCGGCTGACAGTCGTCTGCGTACGGCGTGCACGGTTACCGGTGCAGTAGTCGGCATGCTTGTCGGCTTTGCTACCTCTGACTAAACGGCCTATCAGGCAACACTCTTACCGTCTAACAAATTAACAGGAAATAAAAACTATGGATACGTCAACTAAAATTCTGATTGGTGTGAGTGTTGCAGTGGGAGCCGTGGCCATCGCTGCTTATGTTCACAATGAAAAGTTGTCTGTCGAGGCAAAGTCCGCTGAGCAAGAACTCGCACGTCGCAAGGAAGAACGCTTCCTGATGTCGATTGTCAAGAACTATCGTCTGGATCACGCTTTGCAATATGGTCTGCGTGAAAACATTAATTACGTTCTGCTGGATACCATTGTTGACCGTGAGCTTAAAATGGCTCAGTTAGTTGACCGCAAAACCCCCTACTGTACACCGACCATCAAAGCCCAGGTGACTCAAGCCCAGTTGGTGGGTCGCTTTGGTGTGACCGTGAAACTCACCACCCTGAAGTTTGATAAAAGTTGAAATAAACGCATTATAAACACATATCACTGTCTTGAATAGTGAGAGTAATTATCTCTTACCTAACCGTCATTTACCATCGGAGTACTATAATCATGTCAAACACTACTGGTCTTATCGCTGCTGCTGTTGTTACCATCCCTGCCCTGGTTGTGGGTTCTATCGCTGGCGGATTAGCTGGCGGGGTTGTGGGTATGGGTGCGGGTTCCATTGCCAATGCCTGCGGCGCTGAAAACGATACTGTAGAAAACGTTGCCGGCACTGCGGCAGCGGTCACGTACTACGGCGTCATGGGCTACACCACATACAGCATCGTATCTGGCGTATACAACGCTTTCGCTGACGAGTAATCCCAGGAGGTTCCATGCTGCTTGCTATTGCAAAAGCGTGCTTCCCAGTCCCACCGGTTAAACCCCCTGTAAACGAGCCTGTAACGACGCCTGAGCCTACCATCGTTGAGATGGAGGCTCAGGTAGTCAGTGTGGTAACAACCTCACAGGACGGCACTACAGACGTTTCTGGTGAGTCTGTGTTAGAGGCACTGGAGTCAGGTGACGATAGCACCTCGACTCGCCCGGTTCCACCGTATTTCAAAAGCGCCGTGAATCGTTCACGTCGCAATCATAGCCAACACTAATTTAAGGAATTACCCCCATGTTAGAATCAATCAAAACTTTCATCGCTGACGAAAAAGTACAAGCCTTCGCCCTGGGTACCGTAGCCGGTGCTGTGATTGCCGGTACCGCCACGTACTTCGCCACCCGTAACACGAGCACCACGGTGAAGACGTTCACTGAAACCACTGAAACCACCGACAAGCCAGCGGGTGACGAACCTAAATCAGACAAACCCACCGATGAAACGGTCGAGTAACCATGGCTGATAAAAAGCCCTGGTACCAAGGCAACACCCTGAACTATGTGGTTTTGGGTGTTGCGGTTGTCACCCTGGTCATCCATGCTCACACGCTGATGGAGTTGTTTGACCAGGCCGCTGAACTGGACAAAGGGGAAGACTGATGTCGGCTACCCGGTTGGTTCTGAGTGCTGCGATTAGCAGTGCGTGTATTGTGCTCTCCGTTGTGTTCATCGCAACGTCGGTTGCTGACATCATGAAAAACAATGATGCGGCTAAATAACTTTTAAGCTTTCTTTCCACCAGGAAAACACCCATCCATCATGACTGCACGCATCGTCCGTTGTCAAAATTCAGATGCTGTTAATGTCGTAATACTCATCGGCCTCGTCACCTACTTACTGGGTGACGCGGTCATTAAACTGATTACTGTATTCGGAGCCTAACCATGTTAAAAGCCATTGCCAAACGTTATAAAGAAAACCGTGACTGCTGGGATAACAAAGACGGCTATGTCCAGCCGGTGATTCCGTACTGGTTATTCCTGGTACTGATGTCTGTGCCGGTTGTTCTCATCGCTTCAATGATTTATCAAGTTGCAACACGCTGAGGGCCTTCGGGTCCTCAGCCCCACACTGTCACCTCTTTATTTTTTTGTTTGGCGGCATAAACGGGAAGGTTTCCCCTCCCGTTGAAAACAGTTATGCTTCGGCAGAAACCTGGTTCGCGTTCAGTGCATTGACTGATTCCACGTAACCCTGGTCGATAGCAGTTACATCCGCAGAAATACTGGTGATGAACGCATCTTCCATGTTCGGGTTGGTACCCGCCAGGTTCATGGAGTTCATGACACGTTGCGCGAAGTTCATCACACCCACGCCATGCTGCGTTACCGCCGTCCACTCCACGGTGATTTCCTGGTTCTGGCCGGCTGCAGTCAGGTCACGACGACCCACAACATCACCCGTGGTGTTCGGGAACATGTTGGTGCACAGCCACGCTTCTTGTGGGAAGCTGAACGTTGGATCGGGTTCAAAGAACAGCATGGTCGCCCCGGTAACATCAGACAGCATGTCAGTCGGTTTGTTGGTGCTGTTCATTGCCACGACGTTTGGCACTTTGGAAATCGGGTCCATACCCAGACCGGTAATCCAGTGCTCCAGGAACCAACGGATTGGTTTGCCTGGTTTCTCCAGGAATACTGACGTTGGGGTTGACCGTGCACGCGTGACGTTGGAGATGTCCTGCTGCATCTGACCGGAACCATCAACGGCGTTCTCAGTGAACTCCGCTGTGACACCTGCCTGCAGACCTTCCCAACTACGGGCATGCATTTCCACCAGAACCTTGAGGGCACCGACCCAGTCCGACGGGTTTTCAAAATACTGAAAACCTTTAGGCGCTTCGACCAGCACACAGATAAGGTTACGGCTGACATACGCGGTGTTCGCAAACATGTTCTCGAACAGCGTATGGTGGCCCATCTGACCGCCCATTGACAAATCCACGGTGCGGGCATGGTTGTTCTTCCCGTACGCTTTATCGCCAATGAACGCGTCTTTTAAACGTTGTACCATTGTTTTTCTCCTCAATAGGTCGGCCCGGTATAAGGCCGACCTAAATCATGCAAAGACTTACGCTGCGGTGGCTTGCGTTGCCGTAGTGGTGCCGGTAGACACACCAACCAGATCTTCCAGACGACGCGTAACCAGGGTATAGGTACCCACGGTTTTCATGACGTTGGCGTAGATGTTGACCTTACAAGACCAGCTGTAACCACGGGCATCGTCGTCAGCACTGAAGTACGTGTCTGGTACGATGGTCACGCGGTCATCGAAACGGTTCTTCACGGCATCAGCGATGTCGAGGTTAGAGCGTTCAATGAACTGGTCTTTGGTCAGGTCGCTACGGCCAGTCAGGCGTTTCCAGGTCTGCACGACAATCTTCTCACAGTAGGCAGCAATCGCCATGGTGATAAGGCTGTTGAGCACAGACGTGTCGTCTTCGTACACGGTCTGCATCGCAGGGTAGAACAGGCGCGTTGCGTCAAACTGCTGCACCCAGGTCAGGCCGTTAGACCAATCAGTGTTGCGCACTTTGGCATTTTTGTACGGGATGTTGACATCACGCAGGTTAGAGACCAGGTTGTTCGGGAACTGGTCAAACGCTTTGCCGTTAACCAGCACTGCGTTGTTGCTACCCATGTAGTCAGCCACTTTCTTCGCCAGGTCAATCGTCATTGGTGCCTGACGAGTAACCGCGTCATCAATCAGTGTTCCGCCATGGCCCACGATGATAGCACGACATGTCTTGGTACCGTAGTACTCTGACTCAGGGAACTGCAACGCCGCCGTACGCAGCGCAACGGTGATAGACGACTCATCGCTACGGCTGTTCAGGTCTTCGTTGACATCCTGCGTCGACAGTACGGTCCACACATCTTTACGCAGTGACATTGGCATCAGCAGCGTCTTTTTGGTGGCGATATCAAAACCGGTATCCCAGACCGTGGTCATTGGATATTTGGCCATGTCCATGAGATCGAATTCGTTGGTTTCGAAGCCGTTCATTAGGTCACGTACCAGTTCAGCGTACAGTGCATCAGACATGGTACCGTCGCCACCGCCAGCAGAATAATGCACCGCTGTGGAAGTCATAGACGCCGCACCGGCATCCAGCGCCCCTTGAACCACGAAGGTTTCAAACGGGTTGCCATCGAGGTCCAGACCGTCCATGATGTTCATCAGGTATTCCTGACCATCTACTGGGGTCTTACCGGTATGTGCGCATTCAGAGGCATAGAGCTTCTTCAGCACAGTCGCCACGTTGGCGTGGTAAGTGTAGATTTTGTCAACCGGACCGAACTGGGGTGCGTCACCGGTAGACAAGTCCACATCACGGTACTGCTTCATGACCGTGTTGTCGATAAACAGGTCTGCTTCGGTTTTCTCATTCACCGCACCTGGCTTCAGAGAGAACTCCACATACTGCTCACCGAACAGAGTAGACGTGATGGTTGGCGTAGACGCCGGCGTAGCACGTTCCAGATACTGGATACGGTACAGTGCTGTGCCTTCAGTGGTAGCTACGTCACTGTCCACACCCGGTTCAGACTTCTCAGTCACGGCATAGATGCGGCGACCGACGTTGTTACCAAACGCGCCCCAGCTTGAGACACGGTCATCGAAAATAGGATACTTCGTAGAGGTTGCTTCACCAACCACCAGATCGCCTGTCCCAATCGCACCTTGACCTACGCCACCCGTTGCCTGACCCACGGTCCAGCGCAGCACATGGCCATCGACTGTTTCGCCCGTTGGTACAGGGTTACCGTTGGTGTCGGTTTTGTACGCGCCAGTGACATCGCGCTCGTACAGAGGAATTGCGGTATCAACCACTTCCAGGCTGTAACGAGTCGTTGCCGGACCCGGTGCGTCTTTTGGTTTCAAACGGTAAATGATCTGGGTGTTCGCAGCGGCGTTCAGCACGTTGGACAACACAGTACCGTGGTTTGCGTAGTTCTTACGCATGTTAAAGCTATCTGCACCGTAAATGCTGCTACGGGCAGAACCCACTACCACTTGCGGAGCATCTGGGCCACGCTGGGTGTAAAGTGGAACAAAGGCCATGTGGATCGGGGTAAAGGCGATGTCGGCGACAATGGTATTGCCGCTGAGGTCCTGAATCCCGAGTAACCTGGCCATCGGAGCGGCGTTCTTAATACCGGACATGGTGACTCCTTCCTCTGCCCCTCCGAGAAAGAAGGGGTGGACTTAGATTGTATAGGTGGATAGGTCTCTTATCAGCAGTCTGCGGACACTCGTATCCACATCATACTTATGAGCGACCTAAATATGTCAGTTCAGTCAAAAAATACTTCTACAAGGAAACAGATTATGTTTGGTTCACCCTATAGCACCACGATTGGCAGTAAGTTCAACACCGCTAAGGTTGAACTGGCGTTACAGCAAGCTGACATCCAAAAGCGTTTGCGTGTGTTAGACCCCGCAACTCCCTGGCTGGTCGCCGTAATCGATGATCCAGAAATCCCGATTTTCCTTCATCCGATTATTCTGGATGATGCCAACCGTGGTCGCAAGGTCGTGGTTGACTTACGTCAATACAAACGCAATGTCAACGTGGTGGAAAACCCAGGCGGTACCGTGATTAAAATCGCCCCTTACGGTGGCGCCGCTATCACTGTGAACCGGGCGGTTCTGCAGTACATGTGGGGTGTGGATACGGCCGACGCGCTGCTCGGACTGTCCAATCTCCCCGTGTCTGTCTACAGTCGTTGGGTCAGTGAACAAATCATTCGCGGTCTGGCTGTTGAAGAGACCTTCCATCAACAGATTCGGGTGATGATGGCTTACTTCTATATTGGCTTATTTTCCCAGTCCGCACTCGACCGGAACATGATGCAGAAGCTGGCGAGCAAGGTTTCACAGTGCACCGGCATTGCCATCAGTCTGGTACTGGAATGGGTACCGGATGAGATGCCACAAGACGTACCGGGTTTGGTGAAACTGTTCAGCACCGGGGACTACGGCATGCGCCTGGAACATTTGTCGATTGGTAGCTTCTATACGATCACCACCAAAGGCTTCTTTGGCGTGACCCGTCCGGATGAAGTCCTGGCCGTGGCCATTGAATACCCACCAACCTTCCTGGCGATTGTGCATGCCATCGTGAATGACCGCAGCTATAACAAGACCCCATTGCAGATGGCGGCGAAGCCGTATGACCGTCAAAATGCCTTTAAACTCTTTAACCATGCATTCGAAAGTTTGGTGGGTCACGACGAGGATTGATAATGAGTGAGTTCCTGGTTGAACACGCGCGTGCTAACGTCTGGTGCAGTCCCTACCAGGACCACCAAGCATTGTTGGAACTACATCGCCTGACCCCGATTGGTGGTGTCACTGACAGCATGGATTTGTTGTGGGACCGCATTCGCATGCCCGTGGCAAACACAAGCTTTCATCTGTACCAAATCGGGTCAAACTTCCCACCCCAACTCAACCTGCCAACCCAGACCAACCAGTGGATGGCGTTGTCTGAGCTTTGCACTGTTCGTCAGCAGATTGTGGATTTGGTGATTCGGGATGGGCGGCAGTATCCACGCACGACATCATACATCGCCCGTACCAATGACAAGAACTACGTGCTAGCCGTGCAGATTCACGAGGCGATTACCAACCTGGATGCCGAGCCGTTGATGTTGCGGTTGTACTCCAATGCGTTCTTTGATTCCGGTCGCTATGATGGGGCCAATGCCATTCAGGTCAACGGCGGTAAAATGGCAAGCCTGGCCGCCGTGGCCAGTCTGGCTGACCAGTACCGGGCGGCTCAAGCGTTGCCGGGATTTGCCTACGCCTTTCATAACGGGTACTACCGTACGGACTTTGCCACCACGAACGTAAAAGCCGGTGACATACTGGAGTTTGTGTATGACCCATCTATCTACCGGGTCACGGACTTTCCCTTATCCGGGTTGAAGTCGTATCGCTCTACTCTGGATGCGGTAGCGAAATACCTGCTCCATCCAAAGAAAGCCGATGCGGTTGCCAGTATCCAGTACCGGGATGACATCGATGTGTTCCTGTATAAGAAAGACGGCGAACGACTCAGTGGCATCTATTACTACCGAGCCAAAGAGAACGCGGTCCGTATGGTGACGCACGCGGACTATGGCTTGCCGGTACACACCGTACAGGCGTTTGTCAACGGCCACCCGAGTTGGGATAACCTGGAAGGGTTAGTGATTCGGGTACAGATGCGTCGCAGTGGGTACGAGCGTGCACTGGTCAACGAACATCATCACATCCACGAACTCTACAAACTCACCGACGCACAAATCCTCGAAGCGATGGTTGGCGTAAATGCCACGATTCCTGAGTGGACCGCCGATGGCCTGGAGTCCAGTAACTACACGTACCTCATGCGGGCACGCTGGCCGGAGATTACTCTGCCTCGGGTACTGGACGCCTACGGTTACGATGCCACGGCCAAGTTAGTGGGTGACACCCCACAGAAACTCACGGTACTTAGCAACGGGGAGCGGTTCAGTGTATTGCCTTATGGGTTGTACGACAACGCCACTGTCTATGAGTACGATAAAGACGGGATGTTGCTGGGGTGGTACTACCACTCCTCTGGCGGTCGCTACTACGCCCGCAATGCCACGGCAGTCACGATTGAAGCCCTGAGTGGTCGGGGGAGCAAGTCCCTGAATCTGGTGCTCGGCAATGACCAGGTCACACTCAATCCCAACAACGGGTATCGGTTGTACGTCTCCCCGAAGAAAGCCCGGGTGGTGACCAACGAGTGGATTGAAATCGATGCCAACGACAGTGCGCACGTACAGGTCTCTAACGGGGTCGTATACTGGACGCATGACGTGAACCACTGGCAGGGTGCCGTGAAGCAGGACGACCGCTTCCTGGCCCGTACGTACGCCATACCGACGTCCTACAACCTGTATCGCTTTACCTTGACCTACACGGACACCGATGGAACGGTTCTCTATATCCCGTTTGGTCGACTGGACGTATGGCTGAATAAAAAGCGGTTGGTGCAGGGGATTGATTTTGTGGTGCAGTTCCCGGTGATTGTTATCATCAACAAAGAGTATTTGTTGCGTGACGATACCCAGGACAACATCGTGGACATTCGGGGTTATGGGTTTGCAAAACCAGACATGACGTCGGAAACGCCATTGGATGTGGGCTTTGTGGAAAACGGCTATCTGAGCTATGACGGGAAATACGACATTCGGGATGACCGGGTGTTGCAGATTACCCTCGCCGGGAAAGGTGGGGTCATGCGTTCAGACGTGCAGTTCTCCGAAGACAATCCAGGGGTGCGGGTGTCGTCAGACTACGAAGGCCGTCCGTATGAGGTCGCGGAACTGCCAGTGCCCTTGCGTGGGGTACGGGAGTACGATACCTATGCGTACCGCGCACGGTCTCAGGAACTGGGTCGTCGCCTGAGCGATTACCTGACGCCTCTGTTACCGGAAGTGGTTTACCCGGATGCCCCGTCGATTCCCACCCGTTACCAGGTGTTCTCGCCGTTCATGAACTGGCTGGTCGGGGATATCGTTGATGGGGTGCTCGCTATTCCACAAACCATCATGACGGACAAACAAGTCCTGGACTCAGTGGCTGACTACCGGTGGATTCTCGCCTACGACCCGTGTGTGTTGGGGATTGATGCCAACTACCAAACCATCCATCCGATTTCTTCCTGGACATCGGTTGCGTTAAAGCAGGAAGCCTTCAGTTACCTGCAGCGCATTAACACGCTGTTGCTACGTGACCAGGTGACTCTTTCTCGCTTTTTGACCATTGAGGATTGATTAAAATGGCAGACCCAATTGTACCCATCCGCCTATCGACGTTGCGCGATGCGGTAGACAAAGACCGCTTTACGTGGTATGCCCTGTCACAGGTCTACACCGGGCCTAACGGTACCGGTCGGTATGTGCCTGAAGTGGGCGACGGTATCCTGGACTGGGAAACCGGTCTTTATCGGGTCACCGATTTAGATGTGGGTTCCCTCATTGCGACGTGGGAACCGTGGACCGCTCCCACCACCGGGAACAACGAGCTGGATGTGTTACTGGGAACCATCCCCGGTTACGCCTCTGAATCCTCTCGTGTGTACTACGACCGTCGTGTTACCCCACACGTGTTGGCCATTGACAAGCGTATGCGTCTGTACGGTTCACAGGCCTCCTACGTGATGATTTTCCGGGGCACTGACATCAGTGAAGCCACGGGCCGGGTGATTGGTTACATGGTGGATGAAACCGGTCACATCGGTACTGACCACATCCCACTGGAACTCGTGGCGATGCAGGATACCACCAACACCGCTATCAAAGTCCCGAAACTGTCCTATACTTCTGAAGACCTGAAGGACGGGGAAGTCGTGACAGTGGTGGTGTACTCCGATGACAATGCTGTGGTCAGTTATCAGAAGATGCTGATTAAAGACACCTCCTTTACGGCGACCGGGATTGCAGGTACGCGTTACGTCACGGGCATCAGCATTGCGTCTCCGTTCCTGTCAACGGCGCAGGAGAACCTGTTCCGCATTCCGTTGTACACGGATGTGGCGTCCATTGCGATGCAGGGCGTAATCAGCTACAGCGACGGCTCCAGTCGTAAACAGACGATTACGCTTGGCGTATCGGGTAAGATGCGGGTGATGGGCTTTGAGAACTTCACGGCCACCATCGTGGGACAGAAAATCCCACTGGTGTTGGGGTACTACCTCGACTCCACCGAAGAGACCTACGGCGCCCAAACCAGCGACGGCGACAACCGGTTTATCACGCAGTTGTATCATGCCGAAGTCACACCAGTCGATGGGGCTTCTGCGGTGAAACTGTTTGTGGTACCGACCTGGGTAGATGACAACACCGGTTACCGTCTGGATTACTGGATGTTCTCCCTGGACCGCAAAACGTTCTACTACGTCACCCCGTACGTGACGCTGGGTCAGCTGTCGGCGGACTTCCAGCCGAAACTGTATGGTCAACGTCAGAACCTGACCGTCACGATTGATTTGAGCAAAGTGGACACGCGCTTTGAGGCGATTCGCCATGCGCAGACCTTCAGCATCACGTTAGTGCAAGACGGTCCAACCGACGGCGACCCGTGGTACATCCGCTATGCACCAGGTCAGGACCCGATGTACGGGAAAGGCATCAGTGCCAAGTTCAAGTTCGGCTCCGTGGATAACTGGGGCGTGAAAGTGGACTGTGGGGCGAAGACCCAGGACGAATGGCTGGAGGCGGTGTACTACCGTACCCAACCGCTGTTCTTCCCGGATACCGAAACCCAGGGCCTGAAGCCGACGCATTTCGTCGTGGTGGCGGCCTCTGATGTGGAAGTGGAATTCCCGATTTCTCAATGGAATCAGGAACTTGCCATTAAAACGGGCGGAACGGTTGGTGAAGGTATCAACCTGCGCTGGCTGTATCGGGACGGCTCTAACGAACTGTTCCTGGGGGCGTCACCAATGGTGGTGCGTCACGTTACCGACTACACAGACGGCACGTCAATCAACAGTTAACAACAACACTCCAGCGGAGGTGGTGCCTACGGGTACTGCCCCGCTGTAAGTGAGGATTCATGATTCTTTTTGCCGAAGACTGGGCACGCTACCCCGGCGCCATTCCTGACTATTACACCAAAAATACGTCCTTTGTCCGTATTGCTAAAGTGCTACATGAAATGGGTGTGCAGAACTGTTTGTTCATGCTAGCCCTTCATAACCCTGAACTCCAGGGTGTAGACCCATTTGATGAAGAGAACCTGACCTCGGAACAAAAGCTGGCCATCTTCTTAGAAGCCCGCTACAACCCGTGGTATTACTTTCGTGAGTTGTGCCGTATTCCACCCAAAGCCGGTAATGAAATCATCCGCTTTGAACTGAACCGTGCCTCGCTGAGCTTGTACTGGTTGTTCTTCAACCACATTGACGTGTTCTTAATCATGTTGCGACAAGTTGGGAAAACGATCGGCATGGCTGCTCTTGTCCAGGGTTGTTTGCGCTTCTGGATGGAGAACTCCATGATTGGGCAGGTGACCAAAGACACCACGCTGAAACTGGAGACCATCGAAGCCATCAAAGAAATCGGTGAGCGCCTGCCGTCGTATCTGATTGACGTAGACAAAAACCTGGATAACCCCGATTCCAAGACCGGGATTTTCTACGCCGCCCTCGGTAACGAGTTTGCCTCCAAGGTAGGCCGTAATGACCGTAAAGCAGCGAACAACGTGTTCCGTGGTTCCACACCACCTATGGTCTGGTTTGACGAAGCCCCGTTCATTCCGTTTATCGGTATCACTGTACCGGCTGTGTTGGGTGCGATGGGTACGGTCGTCGATGAAGCAGCGAAGTCAGGACAACCCTATGGTCGTGTGTTTACCACAACCCCAGGTAACATTGATGACCGTGACGGTGGGTTTATCTATAACCTGGTGATGGAGTCCTGCAAGTGGTCAGAGATGATGTTCGACACCCACAACCGTGACGATTTAGTCAACATGATTAAAATCGGCTCGACCAACCCGGACATCATTTCCGTTAACTGTACGTTCACCCACAACCAACTCGGCAAAACCGATGAATGGCTGCGCCGTAAAATCGCCGAATCCCGTGGTTCGAAAGAACAGGCTGACAAAGACTACCGTGTTATCTGGGCATCCGGTGGGGCAGATTCACCGTTGACTGTGGAGATGACCGATGCGATTCGTGAGTCTGAGAAAGACCCGACCCACCAGGATTTGTCCACCGACCGGTATTTGTTCCGTTGGTACGACAGCAAAATCGACCATGCTGCTAACATGGCGGCAGGCAATTATGTCCTGGGGATTGATACCTCTGAGGCCATTGGTCGCGATGCCATCGCGCATGTGTTAGTGGACGTACGTGACCTCGCTGTGGTGGGCACGGCAACCATCAACGATACAAATTTAACACGGTATGCGTATTGGTTGTGTGACTTCTTAATTCGCTACCCAAAAGTCACGGCGATTATCGAACGCAAGTCCACCGGGACCGGCATCATGGACCAGTTGTTGTATGTGATGCAGTCCAAAGGGATTGACCCGTTCAAACGACTGTATAACCGTCTCGTCGATGACCAGCAGCTGCGCAAAGAGGAATACCGGGAAGTGATGGGGACGCAAGTCGGTCGCCGTGATACGTACTTCTATGACCCTCACCGTCGTGACTTTGGTTTCATCACTGACGGTCCGCGTCGCCGTGAACTCTACAAAGACATTTTGATGGAGGCTATTAAACGCGGTGCCCGTAAAATCCATGACAAAACGTTGGCGTCAGAGATTCGTGGGCTGGTGATTAAGAAAGGCCGTATCGACCACCAGGACGGCTCGCACGATGACCACGTGATTGCCTACCTGATGACAGTGTGGTTCCTGATGGTGTCGAAGAACCATTCGGTGTACGGGATTCCTAATGTGGTGTTTGCTGATATCTCTGAGACCGGTGAAGGCATCAGTGATTCAGACCGGGAGCGAGGGCAACTGCTGGAGTCCTTGCAAGCAGAACTGGAAGAACAGATCCAGCGCCTGCGTAAGACCGACAACCCGTACCAGACCGTGCAGCTTGAGCAACGTATCCGGTTGACCAACGCCAAGCTGGTACAGCAAGGAGGCCATGCCAGCAACATTGATGCGATGATTAATGAAGCTAAGCAGGAACGGACCCGACAGCATTTGCATTCCCGTGGACTGAGCGCAACGCAACGTTTCGGAATGGCGAATTACTGACGGGCAATCACCCAGCAATACCTGCGTGTCATGCGTGGGTATTGTTTGGGAACGTTCACTCTTTTTTTAGGTTTAGCAGCAATACGTATCAGAGGTGTTAGGCATATGTCGGAATCGGAAACTGAATACCTGGATGGGTGTCGGTTGAGTCTGAATCCATCAATCAGTCTCAATCATGCTACACAGGGACCACTTGTGCAGTTGTTTCCCAATAACGGAAACATCGGATCAGGAATTGCACTCGTAAGGGATGCGGCCGGTGACTTTACGTCACTTGGGGTTTATATCAACCAGACACTGACTGATATCACTCAGGCCAGTAATCTAAAAATCTTGCGTTATCTGTTCGAACGCATTCGCAATGAAACGGGGCGTGTGGTACACATGGCCGCGTATGGACCACATTACGGATTGGTCAAGGAAGGGCGTAAGGAGGTACTCTACCTCGGGGCAATGGATATTGCTGTCGTTGAGTTCAGTAAATCAGAAATAAAAGACATTATGTTGCTGGAGCCGTTTGATACGGACCGTCGCGGGTTGAAAGCCCAACTCGCTAACGTGGCCAGTAGCATCAGTAAGCAGCCAGCATAATACAAATAAACTTTTTATAGACCGATATTATTGTGGTGAACGAACCTGAGCTAACTGAAATGGGGCAACCTGTTTCAGTTAGCTTTCTATTCCCATTACAGGAGGAACTATGTACGCAATGCCATGTGATAGTGTTACTGTACGAGGCACGAAAGTGATTTTGACCTACCGTCCAGCAGACCGTGGCTACAGCCGTTACGTCACACTGGATAAAAACATCAAACCCTTTCATGAGCATTTTGCCCTCTACGACGTAGACGGCAACCCTACGGTGTTCGGGGTGTCGGTGATTGATAATCTTACCCGTGAGAAACAACCCCCGCACGGTGATTACACAACCATCGCCAATCTCTGGGCACAAAAATACCACCGCCGGGTGAGTCTGGTATCAGCCTTTACCGTGGATACTTCAATGGAAGGCTCATTAGAAGAGGCCATCGTAAAGCGGGTTACCCGACACTGGAGTGGTGAAACCGCAGAAGCGTTCAGTAATACGCTTGAGTTGAGTGTGTGACATGCAACCACCAAAAGGTATACAGCAAACACGTACCCGACTGAACCTGTCGGTATTGATGCAAAGTGAAGAACGGTTTACCCTAAAGGACGCCAGTTCCGGGAAACCTCTCATTGATTTGTCGACGTCTCTTTATGCGCCAGGGCACGGTTATATCGTTATCCGGTTATTCTCGGGCTACGATGTGTTGTACCGTGTGTGGCTTTCCGATGAAATACTCAACAGCGAAGTGACACTCGATAAACTCATCAAGCTGGTTATCAGCAAATTGGCCATGGAGACACATCTGGCCCTACGCCTCATTGCCTTTGACACGAAGATTGACGTGGAAATGGACCCGGACGAGGAGAACGTAATTGTGCTGTGGCTTGATAACACTGCGCTTGGGGACTTTGAAGTCACCGGCGAAACTATCGAATACGTGAAAGTATCGACTGATTTACAAGGAAGTATGATTAAGATTCAGATTGCCGACATTTTCCGACGTGTAATTAACGATGTGGAAAAAGGCGAAGAACGTTAATGGTACTGATATTGCCTCACCTCGGACTTCGGTCCGGGGCCGAGGTACCCTCTTTATTTTTTTCGTCATGGCGGCATAAAGCCCCAGAGCCGCCTCACAGGAGGAAGCCCTGGGGAACACTGACTCCAAGTAAGTTAGGAGCGGTCAGCGGTGAAAGGTGGTCGTCGTACTATCGTGGGGTTTCCCCCAAGACGCTACAGTGGAGTTCTAGACTCGACACTCATCCGTTACCCTACGGGAGGAGGAACTGGTGCTGGCACGCCAACACGGTTAAGAATAAAAAGATGGTGGGCTAACACAGGTGACCTTGGGAAATACAACGCGACGATCCCGTAGCTGTGTTATTCCTGGGGATGCAGAACAACCGAGGAATACCCACCGAAGAGCTTCTGGTGTAACCGACCAGAAACCATAACACTCTATTGTACTTGGGCGTATAACAGAGCCGGATGTTATCAAGTGTCCGCGATGACAACATCCAATAGCGCAAAATTACATATAATGATCATGCTGCAATCGCTGCCCGGTTCGCGTAATGCGATTCTGACAAGGCTCGGATTAACACGTACAAAATGATGGCTGTACGTTCCGATGCGGCCAGCGCCGGGGAGCGTTCTTTACCGTGAGAGTTGACGATCGCATGGGCCATCTCTTTAATCTTCAGCATCGACGGGTCAGACGTTCGGCTCGCCATGTAAATCGCCCGCAGACGCTTGATGATGGTCATGAGATCGTTGGTCCGTAGCCGGTTGGTCGAGATGTATTCAAATGCATGAATCAGAATCTCATCCAGGAACTCCGGCAGAAATGGCATGGCTTTCGTCCCATAGGACTCGGACATGTATTTCAGCGTCACGATGAAACGTGGGGTCGAGAGGGTGTGCATGGCATCTGCCACGATCGCCACCAACTCTGGACGCACGAATCCCCGTTCGTCAGAAATAACCGTGTGAATATACCGTTTGTATCGACTCAGTTCGCGAGACTGGTCTTTTACTATCGCCGCGCCATCTACCTCTATTACATTCGACACCGATGTAATTTTTGCATTCGAGGCAATCGCGGAGTGGATTTCAGTGGTGAGGCGGTTAACCATGTCACGCAGCCTGGACTGAATGTCGTTAATCATGGCCACAATCGCCCCGTCGTCACGGAAGTTCTCGATGGTCTTGCGGTGGATACCACGAGGGCCCACGATATCCTCACAGCGGGCTTGTAACAACTTAATCCAGCTTCCGTATTGCTTTAAGCTGTAACGCTTTGTGAGGTCTGCGAAGGCCGCCATTTCGGTCTCACGGTCTGAAGCAAAACGAAAGCGGTGGGCCAGTAACGAGGTCAGGAATTTAAAGTGCAGGTTCAGCAACACGTTGACTTGGGCCGCTTGCTTGTCAGACTGCGACAGATTCGAGCGATGGATGGCATGCAGCATGTAGAGGTGTGACAAGTTCGTGGGGTCAGATGACACCACCCAGTCCGTGTTGATAGCAGGCAAGGCATGCAGGTCATCGGTCAGACCGACATCGTCAACTTGCAGGATATCGTCAAACCAGCTTTGGCGGTCTTGTTCTAACCACCGCATCTGGTAGACCCCAAGGAAATGTCCCCCGAAGAACTTGACGTGGTTTTCATTCTTGGTCACAAACGCGTTGACGTGCGACTTGAGGTTACGTACCCACTGGGGAGTGAGCTTGAGGTGGTCTAAGTGTTTATCAAATACAGCAAGGATTGTTCCGGTGGCCATGGCAGCGTCCTGAGAGAGTTGGGCTATACGATAGCGCAAATAAAGGGATTTAAGACCTATATCATCCAAGTGAGTTAATGCATACGTTCTTTTACATACCGGAGTAACTAATGGGTACTGAAATGTTTATCGATTATGACACTGTAACAATCCGCCTTAATACCGCCCCCAACACCCTGCAGCTGGTCCGTAACGACCGGGTGATTTATACACTGACGTCCGGCTTAGTAGAAGGCGACCTGACCGCCCTGCTGCGCATCGGTGAGAAAGTCTCGTTTTACCGTGTGGCTCAAACCAGCGACGTCGCTGCAAAAGACATCTCAGAAATGCTGAGCGTTGCGCTGAAGCAAATCGAAGGGGGTCTGTTCTATATCTGTGGACAATGTGCGGTGAAGACCCGCAAGGCCAAATCCAAACACGTGCGGGCTGTGTTATTGGGTCCGGTGCAGATTGCGTTTCGCGATTCGCAGTTGGTGTTCAACACCGTGCACACCAAAACGCTGGGCAACGTCGTACTGGATGATACCGGTGACACCATGCCACTGTATGTTCAACTGAACGATTTAATCTAACTGTCTTTTTACCGGAGTATTAAAACCATGTTTACCACTGAAAATTTCACTTACGTCCTGGAGCACGGCGCCATCAACATTCACAGCAAAGGCGAACTCCAAGCCAAACCGCTGGTGAGTCTATACCAGGTACAGGTCAATAACCCCGAACACATGCTGACTGTGGGGGACACCAAACTCAAACTTGAAGCCGACTACCACGTTGCCGAACCGACACCTGACGTCATGGCCCGGATGTTGGCGGATATCACCAATAACATTGCGCCGTATCTGGAAGACGGTGTTATCACGACCGCATCCCGTGACGGCGATATCACCATCACCAGTGGTGAGGGCGGGGTTTGGTTTTTAACCCGGGGCAAGGAGTCGGTAACCCTGAACAATCAATACCAGCTTCCTGAGGCCGATGCCCAATACTGGGTGGCGTACGCCAGTGAATGCGGACATTGTGGTGACGGTAAGGGTCTGGTGTTTGAATTCGTGGGGGTTGACTCCTGTGTACTGGATATCCCTGCTGAGGTGTCACTGTCAGACCACCTGTTGCCGTTTGTGCAGGCAATGGAAAACCGGATACGCCAGGAACGTGGCCAACCCCGTTTTGGGTTGTTCGACGAGTTGTTTGGTGGGGACGCTCCGCGTGTGGAAAAGTCCCAGCAAGCAGACAACCACTTTACTGTGGTGCGTACGGTGGTCGCCGGGGCGGGTAAACTCGTTGAATCACGTAGTTTGTCGCACCTGGGCGGGATCGAAATCGACGGCGTTACCGTCCTGGATATACTCAGTGGGAAAAAGGTGACGGTGTTGGGCGAACCCGTCAGTCTGGGTGAGGATGAAGAAAGCCGTTACAGCGTAAGCGGTCGGTTACTGTTTGACGTGTCTCGTCGCCTGGAGAAGTTAAGTACGTTGGAACTCAACGACGGTACGTTCACGCTCCTCAGTGCGGCTAACATGCAACAGTGGGTAACTGACGCCCTGACAGATAAGACCGGCCCAACGGGCAACAAAGCCGCTGGTCTGGTGCGTCAGATGGTCTGGAAAGCCACCATTCCTGGGAAAAGCAACTACTGGTTGCGTCCACTGGTAAATATCTGGTTCATGCGCGGTAGCGTGCCTGACAGACAACTACGGGATATCCTGCGTCACCAGTTGGATGACCTGGCGGCTAATGCAGACGTGGACGAGAGTACGGCAACCGTCAACAAAGCCTTTGCCTCAGCAATCCTGGCGGGTTGGGAATCCCAGTAGAAAAATACACGCGACGGGTTATAGGTTTGAGATAACCCTGGTCCTAAGCCCCGGCTTCTATGCCGGGGATTTATTATAATACTTAAGTATCGGAGCATGATAATGAGCGAACAAGCTGGCTACACCACACACCCGCATTTCCATTTGGTCTCGGCCATGTACAACTGGATTGTTGAGAACGGTGGTCGTCCTCACATTGTGGTACCTTTGGCAGAAGTCCCTCCGCAGATTTACCATCTGGGTAACCTTGAGAAGAAAATCATTACTCTCAACATTGCCCCGCATTCCGTGGGTGCCTGGAACTTTGACCACGAGTTCCTGCAGTTCCGTGCCCGGTTCGGAGGCAGAGACACCCCGCTGCGCATTCGCACCACACAGATTCAGGCTATCTTTGATGGCAATGACCCGCGTGTGTTTATGCCGATGGCTGACGTTGAGTCCACCCCGACCAATGATGACGCCCCGGTCGCAAAACGCCCGTCGTTGTCAGTTGTGAAATAAGCCAGTAAGCTTTTACATACGCAACGAATGAGTTGACCTATAACTCATGGAAAACTAACAATGGCTAATTTTTACAAGAACGTACTGCAGTGGGCAACAGAGCGCAATATCATCAAAGGGGCTAAGGCAAAACGCCAACGCACCAAAACATGGGAAGAACTCTCTGAGCTGGCGACCGGTATGGCCAAGTCTGACCTCGATGCCGAACGCATGCTGGCGATTAAAGACGCCATCGGTGACTGTGCCGTAACGACCGCGAACGTAGCAGGTTGTATGGGCTTAGACCCGGTACGCATCGGTCAGCACGCAGCAGAAATCGTGCAGGCGCGTCAGGACGTGTTCAAGACCATGGACAACGATGATCTGCTAAACGCCTTCATCATGCACCAGTCTATCGTAAAGACCGGGCATGAAGATAACTCGCATGCGTTCATGCCGTTTGTTATCCAGTACGACGAACAGCTGGCCATCTCACTGGCTTGTCTGGAAATCTTAGCCACTCGCTTGAACCTGACCTTTGCAGAGTGTCAGGACTATGCGTGGAACCAAATCAAGGACCGTAAAGGCATGATTGTTAACGGTACGTTTATCAAAGAAGAAAACGGGGAAGTTGAAAAGTCCCTGAACATCCTCGTGAACAACGCAGTTGATGCGGCACTGAACGCACACGCGTCTAAGTTCCGTGACGACTTCGTGGGTACGCTGGACGCTGTCTGGTCTGCGGTACGTGATGAAGTCGCGCAGGCCGTTGGTGACCGACTGAACATCGGGCGCTCCGCAGCAGGCACCAACGCTGAAACCGGAACAATGACGTTTACTCTCGTGATTGACGCGTTCAAGCAGATTACGGTATCCACGGCTCGCACGGTGGCAGAACTGCGTGAAGATTACGTGGATTCTGAATAAGACCCGGTATTAACAGAGGGGCTTCGGTCCCTCTTAAATTTTTTTGGACGAAACTATGCAGACTACCCCTTTCAAAAATGTTCAGCACCACACCGATGGCCGTCATGTTTTCACTGTTACTGCCGGAGAAGAAAGGAAACAATTCGTCACAACCGCAACCATCAATGCGCAACAAGCTCTGACTAACGCCCTGAAATGGCGAGACAGTCAGACTGGCGTGCCGTTGGCAGAAGCGGATAAACCCAAGATTGATTGGTTCATCAGTTCGCTGGAAGAACCGTCTCGCGATTTCGTTGCGTCGATGCGTATCCCGGCCTCGCGCCCAGAACCGCGTCGGATGATTATACCGGACCACCTAAAACAGAAACTCAATGGCAACATCATTGCCAGTAGCAGCGTGACACCGGTCACCAACGACCCTCGTATTCGTACGTTGCGTGAAGGCCGTAACCGTCGGTTCCCGTCATTGCCAGCCGGTGTGACTCCGTCAGTGACTACCTATCTCAACGGGAACTCACCTTCACTGGCCTTTATGGTGAACTACCGTCTGAATGGTAAGGCAACAAGCCGTAGTTTCTATCTGGGTATCATCGGTACCATCAGTCTGGCAAAATACCGGGCAGTGCGACACGTGGCCATTAAGTTCCGTGAAGAATACTTACGGGCCAAGTCTGAGAACCGGGAAATGGACCTTGATGCCTTTGTGGGGTATTACGAGAAACTGCGCAACAACACCTTTCGCTGGCCGTTTGCGGGGTCTGTCCCTGATAAGCTTTCTTCTCGTGTTAAGTCTGGCAATGGGCGGGCGGTACATGCATTCCACACCAAACGCATGAATGGACGCAATCCCAAACACCCGAGCTTACCCTTGGGTGTGACGTTAAAGCGTCAGCGTAAAGAAGGCAAGACCGACCAGATTCTGTTTCAGGTGAGTTACGCGGATAACCGAGGCACCCCAAAAATCAAAACGTACTATGCGGGCTTAGCGGGTAATTTGAACCTGCGCCGTTACCGCATGGCACGGCATGTCGCCATGGCGTTTCGTAAAGAGTATTTGGATGCCCGCATTACCAAGCGGTCAATGCGTCTGGAGCTGTTCGAGGACTGGAAAGAGAAAATGATTGCTGGCGTGTTCTTTGTGCCGTTCAATCGCCAGGTCAGCGACGCCACGTATGAACAGACCAGAATCCCCGTAATACCTGATAGCCAGTTGTTGAATACGCGTGCCGGGTTAACCGCCCGCGATGTCATCGACACGTTAAAGGAGGTACCTGAAATCAGTGCAGCACTGGCCGGCTTACCTAAAGAGCGGTTAGACCAGATAGTGTTGATGATTCGTAACCCCATCAACGACGCCCTGTACACCTATCAGAAAAAATAAGGATGTCTCATGAGTGATGAAGAATACAAACCAACGCTAACGCCAGAAGAAGCCCAGGCCCACCTGGACCGTGTTCTGGACGGGTATCAAATTGATTACATCCCCCGGGTGGATTTAGGGGAAGACGGCCCGCGTCGTATTCCGTTAACATCGGCACGTCATGCCGCACTTGCCGTGTTTGGGGCGCTGGCTGACCGTAAAGGGTTAGACCTGCACGAACTCAACATCGACCACGAAGTCATCATGGAAATCGTGGATGAAGCCACTGACATTATCGGTACCGCATTTGACCTGGGTGACGGCCCGGTGACCGTGGATGTGGCTCGTGAGTTGAACACCGCACACGCCGAGGGTAAGAGTTGGCAAGTTGGCCACAACACCGCAACTCGCCAGTTCACTTACCTGCAATTTGATTCAGGTGTAGAAGGCACTGCGACAACGCATCAGAGTGAGGATTCGCTGTATGCGGCTATCATGGGTGTGCGTACCAATATGGGGAAATCGGAATGAGTGACAACACCCCAACCCGTCAGGACATGATTGTCAATGACATGCTCACTTTATTCACCCATCAGTTTTCTGAGTTGTTTGATAAAGCACCAACCGACTACCTCAGTGCTAACCGCATGGAAGATGTCATTGATGGTGCGAATGCAGTACTCAACCAGCACATGGGTGAAGGTCCGGTTACCCCGGACGTCGCGTTCCAACTCAACCAACTGCATGCAGAAGGTCGCGATTGGGAAGTGGGGTATGACTCTGATAGGAAGCGATTCGCTGTTGCGGCTGAACCAGCTGTTGGTGGGTTAGAACACGTAACCGGCGACAGCTTGTTCGAAGCTATCCGCGCGGCCCGTAAACAACTTGTCAAGGAGCCTACTGATGGCAAATGAAGACTTATCCGTATTCGGGGAAGAACTCGAATACGAGTACCACGTCTCCCGCTCTGCAGTGCGACACGTCCTGGTGTGTATCGAAGACCGACTAACTGCACCTATTACGGATGAAGAGATTGATGCCATCGCCGGTAAGCTACCGGATGCGTGGCCTGACACTGGCCCCTATACCCTGGATACGCTACATCAACTCAACCGCCTGCACGAACGGGCGGCCGAAGACGGTGTCGGTTACAGCCTGTCATACATGCCAAACCGCAATGAGTTTGCCATCCAGACCATCAATTCAGCACTGGAACAAACTGAAACCAAATCGGACAGCTTGTTTGCAGTGGTGATGGGTACGCGTAAAGCCCTGTGTGGAGGTGAATAATGGCCGATGCTCCTTCAGCACCAATCCCAAAAGGTGAACTGGCTTTCTCTTACGGATTTGGGTCAGCTGTGTTGTTTCACGGTAACGATCAACGGCGTCCCAGACTCGCCCTGAAATTCAATGGCAGTGGTCTGGCGTTGAGTGTTGTGGTACCCGACCAACCCCACGACGATGTAGCATCAGTGTATCTGGGCATCGAACGCATTTGTTCAGTGCGTACCGACGGTTCAACCCGCCGTTACATCCTTGAACCCCGTGTCGAGGCGGTGTTACTCAACAAGCCATCATACCTGATTGCGCAGTTATCCACCTTGGTGAATGAAGCCATTCTTGCCAAGGCCATCTACAATCCCACCGATTACGCGGGTACTGTCCCGCTTGGAGTATCACCATGCTAACCCTCACACAGGCAGACCACCTGCTGGCGTCAACAGAAGGCGGATACGGGTTCGATGAAACCCCGGTAGGTGACGAGGGTGATTACACCCGTCGTGACGTCCCGATGTCGGCAGCTCGCCATGCAGCATTGGCGGTTTGTGCTGACATGAACATCCGCTTTAACATCGGTGAGCAGGTAGAAGAAGGCGAGGCCCGCAACGAACTCGTGGATGAACTCACTGAGATCATCCTGAAGGCCTCCGGTCCAGGCCCGTTTGATATTAACGTGGCGTTAGAGCTAAACAAAACCCACCGGGTAGCTGAACTTGATAAACTCGACTACTGTGTGAGTCTTGACAACGGTATTCTGGAAACACGCGTCAACAACGATATTGACAAAGTAGTGACTTCCATCCCATTGGAGGAAGTCACTTCCGACAGCCTGTTTAGTGCGTTGGCTACCAACCTGGCTTTATTCAACACAAAGTCCCCCAAATAACATTGCCATCACCAGTGATGCGTTGTTTAACGAACTGCGTGACAGCATCAGTAACAAGCAGGAGAAAAATAATGGATGTCAATGACCCACGTCGCGGTACTGCGTGCTATGCACTGGCAACCCGCCTGATTAACCAAACCATCGAGACCATTGGTCCTGCTACGTTCGATGTATTGGGTGAAGGTTCTGATGAACGTCTGACCGATGCGTTCTATGACTTACTCAGTTCGCCTGGTGCCACGGGTGCAGGTCCGTTTACGCTGGAAGCCGCTGCTTTGTTGAATGAGACCCATGAGCTGGCGACCATGGAAGGTTTTCATTACAGCGTGAATGTGAGTCACCGAACGATGAGCGTTGAGCTCGCTACTGAAGACGATGAGTTCGTCTCTAGTATCGGTCACGATGAAATGACCCCAGACAGTCTGTTCAGCGTCCTCAAATCCAATCTGGAACAGTATACTGCCAAAACCAGAGAGTAAGTCGCACCCTCGTGGAACTGTTCGCTACGGTGAGCAGTTCCTGTATGTCCCGGAATCCCATAACCCAAGGAATTATCATCATGGCTACTGCTAAACAACGTAAACGTAAACAACAACGCCGTACCGAACACAACCACCCCCGTTCGAATACCCCGGTGAAGTTGGCCAATAAAGGTGAATTCAAGCACGACAGTCAGGGGTTTAATAAAAGCACTAAGACCTATTCCCCTACCAGTCAGCCTGAGAATATCGCCCTGACTAAAGAAGCGCTCGAACAGCGCGCACAGCTGTTAGGTCACGTTTACAACACCGAAGGTGATGCCAATGGTCGCGATTCGTAAGCAACGTAAACGCCACATTCGAAACATCAAGGTCTTTCACGTAGAAACTTTTGTGGTGACCGCCACCGGCTGTGGGTTCCAGCAACATTATCGATTTGAACACAAACACGGAATGGCTATCTTCACGGACGCGCAGCGAGCACGCCACAAAGCGTGCATCGTTATTGCCGGTCCTAAACACCGTGAACACTGTGTTCGCCTTATGGAGAGTTATGATGACCAGCATTCGCAAACGCCTCAACACCAAACGCCGCCAGACTGGGTTTGTGCCGTCTAAGCCCTGGACACCCAAACCCACGTTTGCGGAACTCATGCAGCGTATGCGGGAGAACATGCACCGTGACATCAAAACGGTGCTGCCGGTGCATCAAGCCCTGGCCCACATGCGTGAGGGGTTTTCCAATATTTCGCCGTTGCCCATGTTTGCTCCTCACACGCAGTCCTGGGCAAAAGACCTTTGGGGGTATTTGGAACAACAATCCAAGTTACCTGCGACCAAGTCCCGCACCATTGCTATCAGTACTCCGGTTGCCGCAGACGATGCCTTCGACCGCCTGTTTGTGGGGTCTAACCCAACGTCCTGGAAAACCGAGGAACAAACTAGTCCCTTCATGGAAAAGTTGGCTGAGACCCTAAAGGCATACAAAGCACAACCGGTAGACAAGTTAATACTGCCACCGGTGATGTACGATGCGTTGGGGAAATCGACATCACAGCCAATGATGAGCTTTGCGGATGGTCAGGTTATCACGCTCGGCATTGATGTGGGTTGCGGGTTTGACGAAACAGCAGGGATGTTGGTGCGTAGACACCCTGATGGGAGTATCGAAGTGTTGAAACGGTTTACTGTGGGACGTGACGATAGTTAATTACGTACCGGGTGAATCTATTGTGATTGGAATTTAGGATAACCTCAATGCAAACTGAGATTGAACCGTTGGTGCCGTGGGTCTGGATGGACAGTTTTAACCATCACCCTGCCTATCCTGGCATATGGGTACCGTATAACGGACAGCGCTATAAAGAGTACTACGACATCCGATTGAAGGATGGTACGGTACATCGCAAATGCCGACCCAATGCCATTTATTGGGGCAATGACCAAATCTCCAGTATCCGTGATGATGAGGTTGCTGAAATCTGTCTACTGCACGCCAAAGAACACCCGTCTGAATATATGGCCAGTATCACGACCCAACAAGACATCGTGGAGCACTGTGTCTATCTGTTCGGGGAAGAGGATTTCCCGGATGTGATTCCGGCGGGAGATGGCGTTGCGTTTATTCCAAAACAGTTTCGGCGCTTTGCCTCCATGGTGCAGGACGCCGATGGGGAATGGGTATTTGATTTACCTGAAGGGGCGTTAACGTTGGAAGAAGCGTTAGCGTTACAATTACCACCTGGACACAATCTCGATGAAGTTGATACCGAACCCGCAGGTTGACTACAAACTCGAAGCACAAATCCTGGATGAAGTCCGGGATTTAGTGCAAACTGTACACTTACATATCAACACGGGCGGATATACCGGAGAATCGTCTATCCGTCGGTGTGTAGAAATGCGACGTAAGCGCATGACGACCGTCGTAGGCAAACGGATTGCCCGAGACATCGTTAAACATCGTGACCCACTGGTGGCGATAGCGTTTATTATTGAAAAGTATTTCCCGGAGAAAAAGAAAAATGAAAACACGATTACTGAACCTGACAGTACGCAAGTTTGACGCCCGCTCGTATGAGACCTGCCAGAATGAGGCGGAAATCACCCACACCGTCGTGGTCAATGACTTAGTGGAAATCAGTGCGGTGCATCCGTCGTACATCGGTAAAGAAGCCAGTATCGTACTGGGCTACAACCGTCCGCACCTGAATAAAGTCTCGGTGTCGTTCGCCTCTGTAGAACTGGCGATTGCCGGACGTAACGAACTCATCAATGCCTGGGAGCAATTGGTTAACGGTGAGTCACCGATGTCGTTGGCGGAGATGCAGGCCTCCATGGAGGCCTCGCAGGCTGAATTTAACACTCCGAACGCAACCCTTTCGGACATTCAACCGTGAACCCGATTTATCAAATCGACAACCAGGATAACGGGCACGGTACGGTAATCAATCTGGCGGCTTTGCAATTCGTCGGGGTTATTCATCCCAGTACCCGTCACAGTCGTCGGTATTTCAACGTAACGGTCTCAGGTAATGAACGACTCGTTGAATCCGGTGGTAAACACGACATTGAAGTTCACCGCGAACACCTTATCACTGCCTGGCAGGAGTACAACAACATGGCTACCTCCACCAGTACGAAGCGCCACCAACATCATCGCATTGAAAAGGGCGATAACCATGCCCTCATCGATTTGCACGAAGTGTTGTACGTGGGTGCAGTCATGGAACTCAATGATAACAAATACGGGTTCCCGATTATCCTGCGCTCTACGGGCTTGCCTATCAATGTGTCATTTGACCGTGAATCCGAAGCATCGCGTGCGCACGTCGCACTGGACAATGCTTACGGAGACTACCTGGATAACCTCAACCAACAGGGTGTGTGATGCAAGACTTACCAATTAAGTATTTTATTTTGGATGTGGATGACAGTTTAGTCGATACCGAAGGGGCTATCTGTAAAATCATCCTGGATGACCACGGCTTTGAATGCCCAGCAGATACCTATCTGGACCCGTCGAACACCAACGGACACCACCCGGTTGTGATTGGTGAAGCAAAATTCATGCGTACGGCTATTCCCTTCCCAGGAACGTTAGAACTGTTCAAAGCCATTCCAACATTGCATGCCATGGGTGCGCGTTTTCCAATATGCACACATCGCGGGTACCACGCAGAAGGCTACAATCACACCCTGGCTATGTTAACCGAACACGGTATGACACAGTACATTGATGAAATTCACGTACTGGACTATAACGTCATCCCGGATAAAGTGACTTATCTGGACAACATCTACGGAGCAGGAAACTACCTCCTATTTGATGACCGTCCTCGTTTCGACCAATCTCATGCATTGCCGGACCACATCTGGTTGTATGACCGCCCCTGGAATCAGCACATTCAGGGCAATCGTACTAACTGTATCCTGACCACCATACGGGGCATTCTGGAGGTTGCATGACCACCGAACATCCGCTTGATGATTTCTATCCCGATGATGAGCTGATCGCTAAGTTAGCCAGTTTTAATCAATCTCGTGAGTGTAAAACCATGACCCAAACTTACTATACCTACGGAACTATCCTCAAAGCGTTCCTCGACGCCAAACAGAATAACGGCCCGTTGGATGAAGCGGTCCCGGCGGATGTTGAAGACTCCGAGTTCAGTATTGCCTTTGCTGCACAGTGCAGCCATGTTGCGGATGAATGGGGCACTAAGCCCGACATCACTGACATGCAGCGGGCGGAAGGGGCAATTGCTGGCGTATTAGCCATCCTGGATGGACAGGTTTCAGGGTTCCCGGGGGCAACGGTATTAGCCCCTAAACATGGCGATAATGATATCGCTATCTTCCGGGATGGGAAAATCGTCAAAGGTATCACTGACCGCACCAATTACTTCCATGGCGGTGAATCGTATCACTTTGAACGGTTACGGTACGCGGTTGCCAACTACCAAGTCACAGAGGAAGACGATGACTAAACGTCTCTATTCTGTCACTGAGTCGTTGCGTATCGAAAGCGACCGCAGTGTTGTGCAAGCGGTACAGCCCAACAAACCGTCGGTGCGGGTACCGCCTAAACCCACTATCAAACCCCCACCGAAAGCCAAGTTCACACCTCCGCCTGAAGTTGAAGACGACGAACCCTTACCGGCCTACGGGGAAGAAGTCCGGGATACGCTGCTACGTAAAGCCGTAGAAATCGCAGACGAATGGAGTCGACGTCCAATGACGGCAGAGACCATTCACAACGCGGTGGCTGAAGTACTGGATTTGTTCGACGGAGCACGCAAGATGCCGGTATTGGCGGTAAGTGCTTTAGGGCACGATAGCGTGATGTGTGATGTCTGGCGCGATGGCAAGATACAAACGCTCCCGGTCGATTACAAAGCCGAGTTTGAAATGACCCATATTCGGCGGGATTATCAGGCCTTACGTGAAACCGCTGCTAACCTACAGGTAAAAGAAGATGACTGATTCAACCGAACGTAAAGATTATCCTGAGCAACAGCATCCGTCACCTGAGCTGATGGATAAACTGGTCGCAGACAGTCTTGCTGAAAAAGCCTCCCTGGCTGATGAACAAGCCCGTGACCAACAACGGGGTGAAGCATTGCTGCGTGGCGAGTTCCTGGGGCACTGTGACGACATGGCGCGGTATTGGGCTAACCAACCTGACCTCACACCGTACGAACGCACCAGCGGCGTGGTGTTCTCGATTCTGTCCACCTTGGATGGTACCAACTGTGACCTGCCTGCTTTTGATATCATCAGTGCGGCCAATACGGATATTGGTAACGTGTGCGTAGAAGAAGGGACCGTGATTTCTCATACCCGGAACCTGCGGAATGAATACACGCATATCCAGACCCTGCGTATGGAAGCGGCGGAACAACAGGTAGATGACAATGACTGACATTATCGATGAAGCCGAACGCATGGCACGGATTGAGCAATTCCTGGAACAACACAACAGCGATGACCCTAACGCCGTTCGCATCACGGACGAAACCCAGGCACAAAACTTGCTTCGGGCACATTTCCTGGACAGTGTTGACGGCATCGTGGATTACTGGGATCGATTACCTCAGAAGACCCCACGTGAACGTATCTCGGGCGCTATTTTCTCGGTGTTCAATCACTTGGATGGCGGTAGCATTGGGGTGCCTTCTTTTGATGTGATCAGTCGTCAGGACGCGGCGTTTATGCATAACGACGTCAAGGTCATTATCCCATCAGGCACGCATATCTGTGACGGTGAACTCCACTCCCAGTTCATCAATCGTGAAGCATTGTTGCGTAATATCAACGAGGCGGCAGTGGGCCTCGCAAAAGACTAACTCTCCTGGGAGGGTGGGAAACCTCCCCTCCCGTTCTACCGGTGTAACGCAATATGAAACTCCCTCAAAAGAAACTGCATTTTCGTGGTAAAGTCGTCACGTTAAAGTTAGATGGATTCGATATCAACCTGCCTATTGCCGTGGTGAACCTGCGCAACAACGACAGCCTGATTATCAATCTACAGGGCATTCCTCCTGAGATGATTGAAAAGCAGACCGTGATGCGCAAAGCCCATATCCTCACCGAAGACTTTGGTGAGCTGCGTATGATTGCAACCCGTATGGTGAACCGTTATGTGTTCACCGGACGTGAGATTACGGTTAACGGTGTGAGTTTCATGGAAGCCCACTTCGAAACCAGCAAAGATTTGGTTACTGCATTTTTACCGAAAGACCCGAACTACAAACCCCCGGTCATGGATGAGAATGCCCCGAAAGTGGAACCTCCACGCTTTCAGGCGGATGAAGATTATCCTTCGCTCTACGGGACGTTGTTGGGTCGTCGCTTCACTCACGTACGTGTACTCAGTAACAGTGAACAGAAAGAGTACCGTCTCTTATTAGGGCCAGTTGCCGCATGAGACAAGAAAAAATCAATGCGCATATTCGTGTGATTAAAATCATGGCTGATATGTTGAACTCCAAACCCACTGATTGGGTTCCGGACTATCCTGGGACCGGAGGTCTGGAATTGTTCGAGACCGTCTTCCGGGCGTTATATGACGAAGGGAAGGCAGAGAACGATTGCCTGCCAGTAACCACCGATATGTTGATGCATTTGCCTCACAGTCGGTTAGGCAGTACCCGTCTTGACAAATTCAAAGTCGCAATAGAGAACACGTCAGGCGTACCTATATTCACCATACCTGGTGAAGTCATTGAGCAATGGACCCGTCGTCGCTAATCCTCCCTCCCAGGCTTCGGCTTGGGAGGGATTTATGCTGCTTTATTTTTTCGTGACTTATATATGGGAAAACGCCGCGTAGACGCTATATTTTAGATTGGTACTACGTTGAGGCGGGTTCTTACGACTCTTACTCGGTTATTAGGAGCACGACAAAATGGCAGAAACAAATACCACTGCATCAGCAGCTGACTTAATGCAACAGCTTAAGGCAATGGCTGACGGAAAAGGTACCATCCTTTGTATGCAGGAAGGTCAGCCTGTAATGCTCCCGGTTGCATCGCTATTAGCGCAGATGCAACAGGCGGGTGGTCTCTCCCCAACCACACTGGCAGCACCGGACTCTCTGAATCTGCTTGGTCAGGTTCAATCTTTTGATGAACTGCGTAAACTGAAGCCTTCGGCCAACGGTGTGCGTGTGTCATTACGTGGGTGGAACTCTGGCACGCGTTACGGTGGTGGTGAGTTCGTTGCAACAGTCGGCAGTAAAGCCGCCGATGATGGCGGTGTGGTTGCATCCAGCGGCCAGAACTGGTATTGGTCTCGTGTATGCGAAGACCTCAACAAACTGGATGTCACGCACTTCGGTGCGCTGCCAGACGGTAAGACCGATACCCTGACCGCGTTTACAGCCATGTACAACTGGACGCAGAAGAACCTGCCAGAGCTCGGGGTACAGTACCCGGCAGGTCGTTTCTATCTGTCCCGGTTCTCCCGTCCGACCTCAGTCAATCTGTTCCGTGTGTCAGGCGCCCAGGTCAACTTTGGTTACTTCCCGGCAACCACGTTGTTATCTGATGATAAAGATGAATTTCTGTTAGATGTGAAAGCACGTAAAACAGAAATCTCTAACATCATCTTTAACGGCCGTGGTGACACGCTGTTGGTAGACGATGGCAAAGGGGGTAAAATCCCGAACAAGAAAGGCTTCTACCGTAACGTTGAAATCCAGGGCCAGTTCGTCCGGGTTAACTGCGTGAAGTGGGAACGTGTGGGCGGGACCTGTATGGCAATGGTCGATACCCTGGATACCAAAATCTCCCAGTGGTATGCCTCGAAATGTACCGGTGATATCCTCAAAGCAACCTGGTCAGATTCAGACAAAGGTGGCTGGAACCACTCCACGGCCATTGAACTCACCAACTTCAACGTACAGTACTGTACGGGCGGGAAGGTGCTGAATCTGCCACGTGCTACCCAGTCATTGATCTCTAACGGCTGGATTGAGCATTGTGACAACCCAGGCGATATCTCCAACGGTCAGTGGGTTATCAGTGCGCTGTCGATTGAAGACTGTAAAGGTAGCAAACTCAATGCGGCGTATTCTCGCCTGATTGAGATGCAACGTAACCTGCAGTCTGGTTCCGGTATCAACTACGATGATGACCCGGCTATCACCCGTTGGTTGAATATCTGGGAAGCAGGTCGCATTGACATCCAGAACCACGGCGTGTTTGTGGGCGGTTCACTGGATGCCATGGCGTACGCGTCACGTAACAAACTGAACAACAACTCGGCTGACAGCCAGTGGTTCTGTTTAGGGAAGTTTTTCTCACCTGAAACCGGTGACTCGATTGACATCAACATGGTGGGTTGTGGTAACAACCTGACGGTGGGTGACAAACTCGATAAGCTGGATGACGTGCGTCAGGGTGGCGGTAACACGCTGATTCGTGCACACCTCACCAAAGCCGGTGTTCAGTGTAGTCATCAGCCGTGTGGGTCATCTCCGTTACTGGACGTGGTCTATGTACCGGATGGCAACAACATCGTCACGATTTACGTGCAGCTTAAACCCTACACGTACAACGTTATCCCGATGGTGACCTTCACGGGCAAGACCCACTTCGAAGCGGGTATCTCGCTGTACTGGCTGCCTGACTTGTCCACTAAAACCCAGAAAGATATCGACGGGTTAGAGAAATCAGCGCACTCGAAAGAGAACTGGTCGATGGGTCAGAAAGCAGGTGTGGGTGGTTCAGACGAAGGCTATCTGTTGCTGAAGTCCAAAACCACTGAGAAGAACAAAGACCTTATCGTGAAAATCGAAGGCAAGCTTTATACCCTGGCGCTGACCGAGTATAAAGAACCTGCTCCGAAATAACGGCATACTCAGGGAGCCTTCGGGCTCCCTTATTTTTTCCGTCAGTAAATAAAAATCACACAGACCTATATTACTGGTATGACAATAAGTAATTAAACTGGCGGATTAAAATGACGGAACAACAGATTAACCCCGCAGACGACGGCATCACGCATATCAATATTTGGACGCAGGCCAAAACAGGACTCGGTAAGGATTTGTCTAATCTTTCAGCCCGGTCTATGTTGCACCCGGAGTTCGGTAAGTTTGCGTGCCTGGAGGGGTATTGGTACTGGTTGAAAACCGGTAAACAACATAACGTCCTGCGGGGGTTATCGGGCTTCGAGGCGAAACAACAAGGCAAAACGTTTGAGGTCGTCTACAACGACCACTTTGAGCGGGAGTTCAAACAGGGCTTGTACTGGCGCCTGGCACAACATCCGGACATGTCTGATGCTCTGCGTCGCCTGGTGGGCTATGACCAGCTCGACCTGCGACACTACTATGTCTACGGTAAAGAACCCGGTAAACAGAAAGTGGTGGATGTCGGAGACAAACACCGCTGGCAACTGGATTTTTATCTGTGGTGGGCGAACATCCCAGAGAACTTCCTGTTGGGTAAACCTGTGCAGCTCTGGGGGCATTTCGTCGAACACGACAGCGACATGCTAAAACGGTTTCTGTCAAACTACCTGGGAGCGTCACTCAAAGCCGATACGTGGGCGAAACATGCTATCGTGGGGGCACAAACCACCCAGGACGACTTGCGTTACGTGCAGGATAACTTCCAGTCGTTTGGTGAAACCAATCTCGATGCGGTGTTCCCGGATGACTTCGAACCAGAGTTTGACACACTCTATCAGGAATTCGTGGCGCTGCAACCAGTCAAGAAAAAGTACGTGGTGATGAAAGGTGAGTTTTCACACGACGTGGCGGTGATTAAAGGGTTACTGGAATCGATTGGGTACACCGTGTTGTCACACCCGGTGTCCCGTACCGAGCCTGTGGTGGTTGGGGGCTTAACGGACCCTGAACTCATCACGGCATTAGAGGGAATGGATGTATTGGTGATTACTGAACAAAACATGTTAAATTGGGAGCCGTCATGAAAAAGCTGTTAGCGTTGCTCGTGGTGTTGTCTGTTAGTGCGTGTGCTGACCAACCGGTAAAGAACCCGCAGGTCTATTCGGTGAAAGGCGTGGTGGTCAATGAACCGAAGTGTCTGGATACCGTGTGCCGTGCGGTTATCAAGGTCGATGAGGACGTCTGGAAGTATGACCCGATTAAAGCGCCTGTAAGGCAGGGTGACACGGTTTATAAGGCGTGTCGATACTATCCCGACCATGAACTCTGCAGCGCGTTCTGGACGCGGGAGAAGGACGTATTCTACCCGACCTCCACCGCCAAGGGTGTGACGCTTCCGTAGGGCATGCTATGTCGTTGTCCGACGACGTAACCCAAGGAGACTCCCATGCCTGAAGGCGATTTGTTCAACGAGTGGCTGCATCGCAGTATCCCCGGTATTCGTAGCGTCATTCCAGATGCCGCCTTTACCGCTCACTACCATGACGCGGAAGAGACCTATGAACTTGTTATCGAGAGCAAAGGTCACTACCCGATTCATTTAGGGGTGCTGCGCAGTGCTACGTTCTTCACCGTGTTTAAAGCGGTGGTGGTGTTGGGTGTTGATGAGAAAACCAGTCAACCGGTCACTCGCGAACTCAACGGAACGAAACAAATGGGGCTGTTGGAGATTCTGACCATTGCACGTGCGGCCCAGGAGAGTCCGGATGCCGAGCAAATCTAAATCCCAGCATAACCTGTTTGCAGCTGCGGCACATGACAAGCAGTTTGCAAAAGAACATGACATCGACCAGGACGTTGCAAAGGAGTTTATTGCAGCGGATAAAAAGCAGGGCAAATACCAGGGTAAGAAACACAAAAAGCCCGGGTCGAGTAAATGGTAGACCACAACTAATCCAGGAGGACTTCGGTCCTCCTTTTTATTTTGTCAAAGGTAAAAAATACAGACTGTATAAAACCTATGAACTATAACGGAGGGTGTATGCAGATTCTGAATTTGACTCCCAGTGAACGACTGACACTGGAACAAGCATTACTGGCCACACTCGGTGGGGCGATACTGAAAAACCACCAGGGCGATGAGTTAGGTAAGTGCAACATGACCACGGTGTCAATTACCACCGTATCCGCAACACGTACCACAGTGACTTTTATCTATAACCACGATGACGCAGACCTCACGAACCCTGGAGTCTGGCCCCTGGAGGTAAATCGCCTACGCATGTATTTCGACGATAGCGTGGTGGCGATTTTTGCCCGACATGGTGTTATCAATAACTAAGGGGGATTTGACTATGTTCGCAGCAACGATGCGAAAGTGGTTTGGGGTAGAATCATCTTACAAGGATGATGATTACCAGAACCGCATAATTCGCGGGAACTGGTTGGGTCGACGTTACGAACTCACGATGGGTGGGAAGCGTAATGACTGGTGTGCGTATTACAAAGCGAATGCCAACGGGACGTTGATGATTCGTTTTGCCAAGCTGGCATTGTGGGTAGCCACGCGCAAGAAAAAGAAAGAGATGCGCTTCTTTGAAGAAGAGGGCGCGCCGTCATGGGGTTGGAATGTCATGGACGGAGACCTGGTACTGTATTTGGGTAACCATCCACCTAAGGCGGGTGATTGTGTCACGATGCGCTGCCGTTCTAAAAGCATTGCGTTTCCGTTTACCTGGCGTCGTCATGCTGATTACCAGTATGTCCAGTTCTCAACCGACACTCCGGTGCAGTGGGCGGAAATCACAGACCAGCCGATTCCCAAAACGTACCACCGTGTATGGGTGAATTCATTTACCTACGTCACCAAACACGATGAGGTCCAGACCGCTGTTGCCACCATGACCATGACTAAACGGGTATTTCGTCGGGCCTGGTTTAAATGGTTGCCGTGGGAACGTACGGAACGCTACGTACGTCTGGAATACAACACCGGCATTGGGCATGACCGCAGTGGCTGGAAAGGGGGTGTGTATGGTGGTTCGGTACTGCTTAATGAGCATGAGACCCCCATTGGATGCCCTGACTCGTTTGATTAAGGATCAACACTATGGCTAATTCAACCCGTACTCCTATTTTAAAACTTATTTGGCTTCCGATGCCTAAAGTCGCACCGGGACATGCATTCATCCACCGTCTGTTTGATATTCAAATCGGCACACAAGACCTGGTCGAACAACACTGGGACCACATCCGTGAGCGGTTGCGTGAGCGTTATGACAGTGCGGCTGAGAGCGAGTTTGAAAGTATTCAGATGAAGCCCGGTGACCGCCTGACCTATTACGACGACGGCAGCATTAAAGTTTATCAGTAAGTCGCTTGACCCAACAGAAAAAGAAACTCGGGGCCATGACCCACGAACGCAGTAAAACCAAAACCATCTACTAAAAGTCTAACAAGTGAGGTTGTATATGTCTTATCAAAGTTTTGCGAAACAGGAAATGGAACTGGCCCAGGTGACCGCACCCGTCCAGGACCTTGTGTTAAAAGTCCTGGATGTGATTGATGGTCACGGTCACAGTGGTGCCTCAATTGACATTTACAGTCGAATGCTCAAGCGATGGTTAGGTAAAAAGGGTCAGGAAGGCATGCCCGACGACCTTAAAGCGGTACTGCAGGATTCAGACCCCGAAACCAACGTGGACGTATTGATGACTGTTCACAAAGTCATCCGCTTTGAGCCGTTGTCGCCATTAACCGGTGAAGACGATGAGTGGATAGACCAGTCTGGCCCTACCGGCAGCCCGATGTTCCAGAACCGTCGTTGCATGACCATCTTTAAAGAAGGTAGCAATGCGCAGGCCTGGCACATCGAGCGGGTGTTGTTTGCATACCCTTCAAAATCTTTTACGGGTTGGCACCAGGTATCGCGCACCAGGGAATTGAGTTCACGACCGGTGACGTTCCCCTATGACGTGAACCTACCTAAGAACCAGACCCAAGTACGCTACTTTACCAACGACTCCTGGGTAGATGAATTCCCGGAAGGTATTGACCCAGATGTGTGGTTGCGTTGGATGCACAGGCGCAATAATCGCGGTATTGACCCGGTGACCAACAAAGTACGCACTGACGTCATGTTCGTAAATTACGATGACGTTGAAAAACTCACGGTGATGTTGCGCAATCTGTTGTGTTATGTGAAGTACACCGATTGGGAATTACTGGGTGACGTGAAAGAAAAGCTGCGTTGGCTATACGAACACGGCGAACACTTTGCACTGGATTGGACAGAACCTCAGTCTGAAGGTGATGGCCGTGACCGTTATAAGGCAGTGTTTATCCATCCGCATTATGCCGCACCTCTGCTACGGATGTTGGAATTGATCCCCAGTGACGTGGATTACATGGTGGGAACCAATGACTCGATGGATGCACCGTTCTTTATTGACCGGGATCACAAAGAGTATCAACTGCGCTTTGCACATGCCTGTGAGCCTTTGGGTCGTTATGAGGGATGGGAACACATTGGTCGGTATGTATTGGTGTTTGCCGAATATGGTGCTGAAATCAAACCCATGTTCTTTGATGAAGGCTATCCAGTTTACGGTGACCAGGAAGACTATCTCTACCAGAAACGACGCGCATTGGGCTTGGCACATCCACGCAACCGCAGCGGCTCCCGGGTCAGTATTCCCGAGGACTGTGCCACCCCTGATGTTGTTGCAGATAGTCCGGTGAAAGGTCACTCTGATGAGCCATTGTCTGAGCAGGAAGCCAACGACATTGACCACGCGGTGTCCCGTCACGTAAAGTCCGTCTTTAACAACCCGAAGAAAGACTAACTGTTATGGGAGACTTCGGTCTCCCATTTATTAAGGAGTGTCAAATGCCTAAAGAAAACCCACTGATTGGTGTCATTCGTTTGAACCAGGTCGAAATCTCTAATCAGGGAGTGGAATCAGATTTAGCGCAGGAAAAACCGTTTACGGTGATTTCAGGCGACCCCACCCAACTCCAGAACCGCTACGGGAGCTGGGTTCGTCATCTGAAGGTTGATGGCAGTACTGCACGTGACTACTACATGTTCGGGTTGCACTACGAGAACGTCGACTACACGTTGGCACCCGGTGATTACGTGTTGGTGTACGATGACGGTACGTGTCGGGCACTGATTGGGTTAACGGATGCGGATGCTGTTGCCATACACGGGGTGTTAAGTCATGAAAACGTTGCCTAAACTTACCTACCCACAACCTGAAATCAGCACGGCCTGCGATGAAGATGGGTTCTCTGTCTCCACGACGCAGTGTAACAGTGATGTGTATGACTATCGTGTCGACGGACGGAACCGGAAAGAACGACGGAAAGCCGCATCACAAAAACGGGGTAAGCTTCGGGCACCAACCCAACCCCAACGCAAAATAGAGAACCCCTTCGGCACCCCATGAGGTGAATCATGTCACATCCCATTCTCTACTGTTTTGGTGCAGCGATTGTATTGCTGGTAATCACTTCAGGCTATGCGATTTGGCAATACCGTAACAACGACTCCGATGACATTCTTTCTATCGGAACCGTTCTCTTGATATTCATCAGTGTTATTGCTTCGGTGATCTACTTCTTTGTGTTCCTCGAGGCCTATCGAAATGGAGTTTTATAATGAGCAACGACCAATACACCAAATCCTGGTACTGGCGGAACAACCGCGAGCAGGAAGAAACGATACACCGCAAAGTTGCAGAGGGTGTGCCTATGGCTGACGCTATTGCCGCAGTCAAACCCAAGCCCATGAAGGTACGGGCTGTGATGTCACGGGTGTTCTGGTGGAAAGCCGCTGACCGGTTTGATATCCACTACGGGCTGGATGGTAATGAGGGCGAATACCATTTCTGGTTTATTCTGCCGTGGTTGTTTGGTTTCTCGGTAACTGTGATGTGTGACTGGGACTGGTTTAAACGCCGACACCCGACCCTGGTCGATAACGGTACCGACGTCACCTACAGCCTTAGCCTGACCCGGGATTATCTGGCCGTGTACTGGGGCGACCGTGACACCATGGACAGCACGACCCGTAAAGGCTTTCATTTAGTAAAGGACTGGTGGGAGGTCTTCAAAGGGAAATGCACTGAGGTCGTCTGGAGCAACGCCAAACTCGTTGCAGAAAAAGACACCACGTTACGGGTGACCCATCGCAGCGACCGCCATCCGGTCGTGCCGTTCCATCAGCCAGTTCGAATCCGTGTGTACCGTAAAGTGGGAACCTGGCATTACTCACGGTGGTTCCCGAGAAAGCAGGTGCGTTGGGAAGTGGAATGTGACCAGACCATCATGATGCCAGGAAAAGGCGAAAATGATTGGGATTGCGGTGACTGGGAATGGGGCGGGTACAACTTCAATGAGGCCCGCCAAAGCTGTAATTTCAGTTGTGCGGCAAAGAACGCGGCTGACGCCATTCAAATCTTTAAAGACAGCTTTCATAAAGCACAACAACGCGGGTGATACTGATGTCAACCTTTTATAAAGTCAACCGCTACATCAAGTCCCATGAACCCCTGGTCGCTAAACTCTGGGACCAGGGCATGGCGCTGGGCAGTATTGAAAAACGCACCGGTATCCCGGCGGCACGTTGTCGTAAAGTGGCGCAGGAGTACTTTGCAATGGTGGGCGGTAATACCCGGCCGTTGAAGGAAACACCGCCCTGACGAATGCTATACCTATCACACGTAGGAGCACCGAAATGCCCGCATTTGAAACTGTACGGTTAGCAGTTATCACCACTGTTTTAGACGCCTCTCACCGTCTGCAATCCCCACTCAGTGGCGTTGAACGCCAGGCAGTCATGGCAAGTCTCGACGATGCCGTTGACACCCTGCGTAAGGCATCCAGTGAAGGCGTGGTTGCCGATGCTGACGATTGTCTGGAACGGCAGTGGTACCGTAATGAAGTGGTTACACTGGACAACCGACTCGCTCCTCGTGCTTTTGAGACGGTAGCGCATGCCATCGCCAGTGAGTATATCACTGCGCGCCCGATTGCGCTTCTTACGTATGTCATCCACCAACTGAAAGAGGATGTAGCATGAGTCAGGAAGTGAAACGTCAGGAAACCTGGACCGTCAACGTAGCGGTAGGGAATGCAAAAGTCGAACAACACCCTGTGCTGTTCCTGCATTACGAACACACGCTGGATGCTTCAATTACGGATGAGTCCGTTATCGAAGATGCCGTGTACGTAGTGTCGTTGTTTACCCGTGACCCGGATGACGAAGCCTCGGTCTGTGGTATCCTGATGCAGCACATCCCGGATGACTGGGATAACGTGTTTGCAGGGATTTGCCAGTCTATCGCCATGAACCCGATGCCGGCGGTGTTTGGTGAGCAGTACGCCGACTGGACACTGGAACAAGTCCGCGACCGCATCAACGCGTTTGCACAACCCCTGCTCGATAACCCTATCGAACAGCCAGAACCGGAATCAGATACACCTGAAAACCCATAAGTGACCCCCGGGGAGTGAAAACTCCCCGTTTATGCCGAAGTAATAAAAAACATGTGAAAGTAAGCATTTGAGTAACATGCGGATTGATTGATTTTTTATTTTACTACAAAAACCAGGGAGTGGGGTTTCAGACTCCACCCAACCAACAGCACGCTACTATAACACACGAGGTTTATCATGACTGATGTACGTACACTCACCGAGTTAGAAGCTCGAGACTTGCTGGTTGCTACCGCTGTAAACATTGCGGAAGAATACGCGCAAGACCCGGATTTGGACGTGGCTGAGAAATGTCACGGGGTGGCTTTCTCTGTGCTCGCGGCACTCGATGGCAAACGTGAAGTCCCTGCTATGCAGTTGTTGGCCCAAACGTCCGATGAGACGGTGCGGTTAAGCAAAGAGCAGGGCGAACCCTACATTGCCCCGGGTACCAACATGAACCCCGCCTATGACCTGCACACGCGCTATACCAGCATGCGTCAGGAAATGGCTACCGAAGCCGCTGAGGCGGAAGTATTGGATGATGAGGAGTCATTGCCGTTGCTGGTTGATGACGTTGATGACCTGCCATTCTGATAAAAGGCGGTTAACGCATGCTTGACTACCTTGGTAAAACGGAAATCCCGGTGGTTATCGAAACTACCGGATATATTCGTACGCTCCGTACCCGAAAACCAAGCGATGTGGATAACAAGGATGTTTTCCATACTTGGTTATTTTTTCGCAAAACTCAAGAGGGCCATGTTTCTATTACCATTGAACTGGCATTCCGCAGTGACTTCCTTATCGGGTTGTATAAGGATGACGTGCTAGAATGGTCTTCGCTGGCAATGTACGCAATGCAGATGGACTCTGACATTGCGTGTTATGCAGCAACCCACTGTGAGTCACTGTTACGTGAAGGAAACCTCAGTGAAGATTATCGCACCTACCCCGATGAAGAAGACCCACGCAAACCCAGCGTTGCTACCTCTGGTGATTTAGCGGGACGTGTAACCTCAAGAATCTTTGAATGTGTCTGGGGTGCGTGTTTCCCAATGTTGGGTGATCGGCCTGACCCAGTAACGGGCAGCCTGAAAGCAACTCAGGCGATACTGAATTTGTTGTCGGGCGGTCAGGAAAACTTCCCTCGGGTGGATTTAATCGTGAACCAAAACACTGCAGAGCGCGAATTCCGTCGACTGCAAGGTGGGGAAACATTCGAAGATGGTACGCGGGTGAAGCTTGATGCGACACGGTGTATGGAAGTAGCAACCCAACATGAACTGGTCAAAATGTGGCTGGGACTCAAGGAATGAGTCATTTCTTACACCTGCAAACAATCATGGGTAAGCAACCGAGGATTTATTAATGGATAATTCGTTACCCCAAACCGGCTTGTCGCTGGATGGTCATCAAGGCCATATGGCGCAGTCTCAACCCCCTGAACGTCACGTCATGATTGATGTTGAGTGCATGGGTACCCGTACTAACGCACCACTCGGTGCGATTGGTGCAGCCATCTTTGAACCCGATACCGGGAACATCATCGATGAGTTCTACACCAAAATTGATATCACCACGTCGGTGGAAGCAGGCGGGGTATTGGACCCAGAAACCATCAAATGGTGGTTGAAGCAGGTCACTGAAGCACAACTGCAAATGGTGGGCAATGTCGGTGATAACGGCGTGATGGCCCTGCCTGAAGCCCTGGCGGCATTGGGTGAGTTCATTCAACGCCATCAGGCCTCTCCCCGTCAGGGTATCAAACACTGGGCGAACGGGGCGAACTTTGACCCGGGTATCATTGAAGAAGCCTGTCACTCATTGAAGCGCAAAAGCCCACTGGTGTTCTGGAAATCCCTGGACGTACGTACCATTGTGGAACTGGGTCGTCAGTTTGGTATTGACCCGAAGACCGAGATGGCGTCACTGGGTTCCCCACACAAAGCGCTGGATGACTGCCGTTTCCAGGTACGTTACGTGTCTGAAATCTGGCAGCGTATTTTACCACCCCTCCCTCGCCAGTATGCTTACCCATCGCGTACGGCTCGATAAAAGGATTGTGTTACCATGAAGCAAATGACCATCAGTGAACGTCTGGCACACTGGGACCAGCAGGAAGACCTGGCCCGCAAAGACGATCGTATTGAGCTGGCGCTGATTTTCGAATCCCTGCGTGAGCTGGCCCGTAATCAACGGGTGGTGGATATCCGTCAACGTCCGGTGGAAGTCGAGGGCATCAGCACGTATTGCGACATCATCCACGAAACCCGTGACTTCAGCAGTTTTGGCCTGGATTTGTTGGTGCAGACCGATGACACGGGTGTCGCTGAGCCGCTGGAATACGGCCATGTGCGCTTTACGAAACTCCAGCCTGGACAGACCTTACCAGAACAGAACCTGGATACAGCAGAAGATGCGCCGATTGCGGATAAGCAAATCATCGAATCATTGACATCAGTGCTGCGCGGTAGCGATCACCTAAGCTTCATCTATACGCCGTTTGTAATGATGGTGCAGCGTCTGCTGTCTGTTGACCTGGACCACGTTCATGTGGTGAACAGTCCAGAACTGCAGACCTGGAAATTGCAGGCACGTGCCGGTGATTATCTGGCTGAACTCGATTATGACTTCGGCAAAGTGCTGGAGTATTTCGGGTCGTAATAACACCAAGGTGGGCTTCGGCTCACCTTTTCTCAAAAGTCGATATTAATTTTTTTTAGACGCATATTACCAGCATGACTTGAGTGTGAGAATAAGCACTCCCTACCTCTCTTCTAAGGATAATCAAATGGTCATGTCTGTAGCAACGTCGTCGCAGACGTTGATTAAACACGTGCAGTACGAAGGAATGTCGCTAGACCTGTATCGGGTTGACGCTAAACAAACCCACGTGGATATGCGTATCAATGGCAAACGTGTTGTTGATGCGGTATTAACGCGACCGCGTGACGGTTTCAAAAATATCGTCCAGCTCGCGTTTGATAATGTTTTTTACTGGTGTGATGACACGAACATTCGCAGTGCCGAAGAACGTCACCATGTGCTCGAAGTCATTCAGGCGTACTGGGCCACGTTGTCCACCCTCCAGATTAAACCGACACCCTCACTGTGTGAAGACATTGAGGTTGACGGTATCACTGTTCGCTATGCCCGTTTCTGGCACCCAAACCGATTAGTGATTCGTACGTATTGCAGTATCGTGCAGGAAAATGGCCTCGCAGCGGTTACCGGGACAGAGCACGCCATGGAAGTTGAATGCAAACACTCGGTAAGCTGTGAATTGTCTCCGCAAGACAGACCCCCATTAAAACAAGACGTAGTGTCAACACTACTCGCGCAATTACGAAAAGGAACACGCAATGACTGATGTAACCCTGATGGCTGCCGTGCCGTCTGATCTCGATTACCATGCGTTGGTTGCGCATGTTAAAGAAACCTTTGACCGTAACAAAACCAAAGGCATTCTCTTTCGTGTGACCCCAGCGAATACTGACCAAAGCGCCAATGCGACGTATCTGAACACCTTCAGTGATGCAGACCGTCAGTCCCACAACTGCTTTACCTGTCGGGCGTTCTTTAAGCACTACGCTGACCTGGTGTATTTCACCGAGGAAGGCACCATCGTCTCGGCGGTATGGGACACGGAAAATGCCCCAGCCGGTTATGAAGCCACCGTCGCTGCGCTGAAAGCCCGTGCAGAATCGGGTCGTATTGCTGACCGTTTCTACACAACTGAAAAGTTGATGGGAACACCGGAAAACGGTAACCCGGAAAAAGGCTCGTTTGAACACTTCCACCTTGAGGCCAGCGAGTTCATCCTGACGGGTGTGCATTCTGCTGAAGCCAAGATGGGTGACGCACGTACCAACCACCAGTTGTTTGGGCGGGCGATTCATGAAACAGACATGGCGACGCTGGACTGGTTGATTCACCAGTTCACCTACGACGATGAACTGGCATCACGTAACGGTCTCGGTATCCTGCAAGCCTTTAAAACGGCCCTGGAGCGCCTGAAGACCGTAAAAGGGGTAGCACGTAACAATATGGTGTGGGGCTTGTCACAGAGCTTACCGGTGGGTGCTGCACGATTGGCTAACACTGCACTGGGTACGTATCTGGAGCAGCTGAAGTCCTGTACGACCGACCGCCAGCGTGACACGGCACGTAGTAACTATTTGGTTATGACCCGGGGCGATAACTATCAGCGTCCGAAATCAGAAGCCTCTGAAGGGCACCTGAACGCAGCGGAAAAGCTGATTGAAAAGCTGGGTGTGGCAGAGTCACTGAAACGTCGTGCTGCGACCTTAAGTGATGTGCAGGAATGGGTGTGGCAACATCCGGAAACCACCGTTGAAGCCAATGCACCGGGCGGTATCTTCGATGTGCTACGTAAGCAAATCAAAGAGAAACCCAACACCCCTATCGCAGGCAAGCGTATGGGTTGGGATGAGTTCGTGAGCACCATTCTGCCACAAGCCAAATCCGTGCAGTTGCAAATTCCCCGTGGTACCCATAACTACGGCCGCATGCTGGCTGCCGTGAACCCGGATGCCCCACCGATTCTGCTGTGGGATGACGTTGAGCATCGTAACACCGTAAGTTGGTACATCTACAACAAGGGATCAACGGCGGCACAGTGGGGTCTGCAGGGTCAGGACTACGTGAAAATTACGGGCGTGGTTGATATGCCGTGTAGCTGGAACGGGAAATCTCTGCCGAACCTGCCAGTGGGTCAGATGTTGGTGCTGGAAGGGGCACGTGAAGTGGCTGAGCCAACATTGGGCTTGTTCCCACAGATTCTCATCCGCGACCTGTACCCTATTCGCAACGCGTTGGAGAACCTGTCCAACACCATGCACGCTGAACGTAGCGAAGATGAATTTGCCGGCATCATACTGACAAAAGGCTTTGACTCACCAAACCCTGTGGTGCGTGTGTTGTGTGAACTGCCGACCGGCGCGGTGTTGTTTGACATCGTGCGCTGGAACTGATTGACTGTTTGACCACTCAAGGGAGCTTCGGCTCCCTTTTTATTTCTTAAGTTACATTGGAGTATTATAACCATGAAATTACCTGAAAACATGTATGCGGCGTATGACGATATCACCCGGGCGTTAGAAATGGCACCAGGCGGATTAACCTACGACGTGTTACAATCAAAGTTGGCTTCTTTAAAGCGTTTACGCCGTAAGGAACTGGTCACCCTCCTCAGCTACATCAAAACCCGTGACCGCATTACTGTCATCCCTACCACCCGTAGAGATGCAGCAGATGCACCTCTGTTGCGCCACAAAATGCACACAGGTGAAGTGACCTCGGTGCCCGTTGCTCCGGTGGTCAAAGAGGAGAGTGTGGTGTTTGTTGCAACTGCAGGCCGTCCGGCGTTGCAGAAACCTGAAACCGTAAAAGAAGAGCCAACCATGAAACCTGAAACTGCCGCTGTTACTGAACCCGTGGATGTCCAGACATTGCGTGATGCCAACCTGCCTCCGTATCTGCACAAAGCAGCGGATGAAATCGTGGGCTTCCTGGTTACCAATCCCCAGGGCGCAACCCGCACAGACATCAACCAACAAGTCATGTCTTATCACGTACTGCGTGGGGCGAACCGTCAGGTCGTGTTGAGTTATCTCACCCGCTTTGAAGGCATTCTGGAAGTAGTAGTAGGGGACGGTGACGGTCGTCGCGGTGGACGTTTCTATCACCCAACGTTCCAGTATACCCTACCGGCTTCGGCACAACGTCTGGACCACAGCGCGCCACAGTTAACCCTCGACCCCGTGACACCAATGCTGGAACCCACAGTGCCAGCAGGACAACCGGAACCTCAGCAGGACAGCGCAAAACCCCAACTCACTTTCGCAGAAATCGGTCAGTTAGTCATAGACGCTATTGAAGACCAGGATGGTGAAATGCCGATGTATGACCTGCATCGTGCGGTACCGGAGTACCATGACCTCAATGATAACGACCGTCGTGACTGCATCCAGGCCTTGGTGAAAGCCGACAAAGTCCGGACGTATCGCGTACCGAACAACACCAACGGTGTGTTGTGGATTCATTTGTATAAAGAGGCAGAGGATAATAAATCAACCATTGCGCACAGTACCGATGAAACCCCAAGCACCATGGCATCCGCCTTTATGGACGCATTGAGCAAACAAACGGTTAAATCCACCCCACCCGTTGTACCTGAACCCGTATTGGTTAAAGAGCCGGTTGCTCCAGTGGTGGTGGCCCCAGTGACCACTACACCAAAATCAGAAGCCATTCGGGCACAAATTGCGCTGTTGGAAAAACTGGCCAGTGACGTGGAACGTGAGGAAGACAACGCCAGCTTGCGTGAAGAACTGCGCCCACTGCGTGATGCGGTAATCGCGGAGTACCAGAACGTGCAGGATGCCTTAAGTCTGCAAATCGACGCGGTGGCTGCGATGGGCATCGCCATTGAAAAACTCAACAATGCAATAGAGGGGAAATGATGACTCTTCCAAACGGCATGACGCAAGAAGAATTGGACATTCGCAACGCGGTATTCCGGCAAAAGCAGGACGACCAGATAGACCGCCTCGGTTGGACAGTGGTCGTCGTTACTGGCAGCGTCAGCACACCACCGTTCAGCTACACCGTGGGTTTGGCAAAGATTGGTTTGCCGGAGATTCTGGTGACCGGGCTGTCGGACTCACCCATGGGTCCGCTAATCATCATCATCGCAGAACAGGTCTTTAAGAACAAAGAAGCGTTTAATGAGGGCGTGTACAGCGGACCGCTGAAACTCAAAGACGGGAACGGCTTGCGTATTGCCTTGCGTAAGGTCAGTGATTTAACCCACGTGCAGGAAAACTACATCCTGGGTGCGGTGTCACGTTACGGTACCGGTGTCCAGTGTATGCAGTTGATTTGGGGTGACGATAAAAATGTCTTACCCACCGAACCGGGTTATAACCCATCCATGCAGCAACCGTTGCTGTAAAACCCCGGGGAGCGAAAGCTCCCCTTTTATGCCGGAGTTTATAATGAAAGTGAATACCGTTTTAAATGCCCTGCGTGGCGCCCAGTACCGTTGCAATCAGAACGTCGAGGCACTGGTACAGCTGCGCGGTGAATACATGCACGTCTCAGGCAGCGACCCGGACCTGACGTGCCGCTCGATTCGTTTCGCGGTTAACCGGGGCGGCGCAGATGGCAAACTGGTGAACATCATCATCCGTTCAGAAAGTCCTATCTGTGGGTTAGCGTTTGACCCACGTCTCTTGCTGAACCACCCTCATGGCTTTTTGTTCCAGGGGATTATTGCAACCGACGATATCGGCAGCTTTAAGTTACTGGGGTCCACGGACATGGGGCCGTTTGAAGTCCCTATCTCAACCCACACGGCTATCATCAGCATGAACCCACAACCCGCACTGCTCATCAGTGAAGTCAGCCTGCCTTTGGCTGACGGGGACTTTGCTCGCGAATAACGGCATAAAAGGGAGCCTGTGCTCCCTTTATTTTTTTGTTATTTTGTCGACAGTTCCGTGTCAGTAATCGGGGTGTCCGTAACCGCTACCACCGGGTTCCCTTCTGCCTTACGTTGTGTGAAGCGAGACGCCCCACCCAACCGGACACCTGCCCACATCACCCACCAATACCGCCAGCTCAACCCCAAACGATGACGCATGTTATCCCGGAACAACGCATCGCAAACCGCGCGGTCGTAGAGTCCGGACCCATACATGTAATCGTGTACGGCGGCCGCTGGAAAGTATTTGTAATACGATGGGTACAACCCCTGCAGCCAACGTGGCACACTGGCACCGTCTGTGATGAACCCTTCTGGAATCGTGACTTCGGGTGTTGTGTAGAACTCGGTGAACTGGAACTGGTCCAGCTTCACGAGGTATTTGGTTGGCATGTCAGGAAAATCAAACTCAGTCATTTTATCTGTCCCCTTGCCGAAAATGGCATACGATTAGGAGCCCTACCATGTTTCCTCCCTTGTCTAATTGTTGGTTGTCTCACAGTGTGTCGCTGACCCTAATCGTGGTTATCGCGACATTGGTATTAGTCGTACTCGCTTTACCTACCCTTGGCGCGTTTCGTTTACGTCTGGTGGCCGCACTGGCCGCCTTAGTGGTGGGTATTCCCATGGGGTTGTTGCAATCCCCGGAACTGACGTCCTACGGTGAGTTGTTGTTTATCCAGGCGATGTTCTGGTTTGGGTTGGTGGTAATGCTGGGCTGTGTGTACGTCCTCATTGGTCCCCGTCTGGATGAAAGTCGGGAATAAGCGTTTTACAAACCTATATTACTGCTGTGAGTAATACAGTTACTTTTTACCGCAGGTTTTAATTATCTGTAAAGGTATGTCGCCTTTACTGCACCCAACACGTAACACCCACACACCGCACAATAACGTGCAGGCTGTCAAGTGTCGTGTTTACGAGGATGTTTTCAATGTTGATTAAACGTTTAAGTCCCACTGACCAACCGAAAGACCAGGAAGTCAAATACATGCTGACTGCCGATATCGACCACATGGCGAGTTTAATCGGGGTCCACCCTGAAAGACTGCGTGCGTTGCTGGCTTACAACACAGAAGCCTCGCAGTCGTTCTATGGGTCGGCACGGCCCGAAGGTTTCTTCCTCAATTTCAATGAAGGCGAGAACGCAAAGAAACCCCGTCGTCTAGGACTGGGTTCAACGGATATCCGTTTACACGGCCCGTATCGCATAGACGCCTCGCAGTCACTCGTCACTGTCCCGTTAACCGTCATGCACCCGGTGTTTGTGGGTGATTTGGAAAAAGAGGACGGGGTGTGGTACGAACTTATCCCGCATGTTAAGCTGACCACTCCATACATGGGGCCTGAACAGCATTACGTGTTCACCAACCTCGCACTGCCGTATCGTGATTTTGCGATGGCTGAGCACAGTTGTGAAGGGTTTGAAATCGAACTGTCTTTGCTTGGGTTTGATTTGGTGTTATTGCCTGAGGAAAACACACTGGCGGAGGTACCCACGTCGAGTGAATCGCCAGGGATAATGCGGATGTACCACAGTATGAAAGCGATGTATGAAACCCATAGCGTCAGCTACGATTACGGTTTTGGCGTTGTGGGGAAATACGTTTATACTGCGGACAATAAAGATTGCTTACGTATTGACCACTACATGCATTATCAAGGCCGTCAACTGTACCGATGTGAACATGTTGCTATTTTGTCACCGGGTGAGTTGTTAGCGCGGGCGGTAAAGTATGTTAACCTCGGCGGTCAAAAAGAAACTGAATTTGAAGCCTATGAAATTATGCGTGTCATTCGTGACTCGTCTGATTTCCATGGCATTGGCTACCATAACGCCTAACCGGAGTACCACAACATGACCCGTAAACTCACCTTTCAAGAGCGTCTATTAATGGCTGCTCAGAAAGACCCGAACTTGAACGAAGAGACCTACCCGGCTCGCCATTCGTTCGAACGTCGCTTTCGTGAACTCAACGTCCCTGAGACCACAGAAAGTAATGCCACCATCAGCGTAGAATCCCTGGTTGCAGGGAACCTGCAGAAATTCGTCAAAAACAAACCGGAGTAAAGAAACCCATGTACAACAAAACGGAAGTGATGCGTCATCTGTCAGCAGCCCAGGAACACCTGTACGACCTGTATACCCGTCAAGGTAAGCAGTTCGACCCAGAAGCCCTGGAAGCCTTACTGGAGTCACTCAGTGAAGCGGTTGACGCAATGGGTTTGGACTTAACACACGTATCGGGCAACGACTTCGAACACTTCAGTGAATTCGCCTATGACTACGCGGTTCACCACCAGTCGGCTGAGGAAGGCACCATCAGTGACCTTCACACCCAAATACTCGAACTGCAACGTATTGCACAACGTGAAGTCGATGAGACAACACTGCAGGCCGATATGTTGGACCCGACTGCCCAGTTCATCATGAACCTTGCGGTATTGGTGTTTGGTGAGTTTGAAGACAACGAAGAAGATTTGTTGTCTGAACTCTCGGTGTTTGATGACGGTATCGATGAAGTCGATGATGACGCAGAGCCAGAAGACGACGACTGGCTCGACCTCCCTTATTAACGGATCAAACAATCATGGCAAAGAAAGAAAAAGAGCTTAAAGGGTTTGTGGACTACACCGGGCAGATTTTGTCGGTGTTGCCATCCAAACTCCCAAGCGTGACGGAACTGATGCGTCGGGCAATCATTGCAGCAGGTGCACCGGACTTCGGGGATTTGACGTTGGGTAAGATGATGGTCGCTAACAAAGAGGGTGTGCAGTGCGCCTTCGTTGAAGTGGCTCAAATCGTTCCAGCGGACCGCACACCGGATTGGATTACGTTCTCCATCCCCATGGCGCAGCTCGGTCAAATCCTGCCACAAGGTAACTACTACCTGGAAGGCGAGGCGACCTGTCGTCATTACCGTCAGGCGAAGCGTTATCTCATCACTCACCTGAAAAGGCCGGTCCGTCATTTTGAGGCAAGCTGATTCATACCCAGGGAGCTTCGGCTCCCTTTTTTATTTGTTAAAGAGGAAAGTCTCATGGCTACCTTACCGCTTGGGGACAACTTTGTCCGAGACATTGCGTGTACCCTCGCCACTGATTGGGAAAAGATGCGACTGGAAATCACCCGACACATGGACCAGATTCTGTTTGTGAATCAGGGTAACGGGCGCTTTGAGATTGAAGACCGTGTAGGCATCTACGATGGGTTAGGTAAGATTCAGTTTAAAACGCGCTACGATGAAGATGCAAAGCGATTCTTACTGCGGTATGAGGTTATCCCCACCGCTGTATATCCGCGCAGCCAAGTCAGGGGTGTTTGTGACACACCGCACTCGTATTCTGAAATCAACGCGCAACTCACGGTGATTGCCCATAACTTGCTCAACCAACGCTTTCCTCGGTCGTTGGGTTGGACAATGCCTCGGGTTATCGCAGAGCCCGTAAAGCCGTACAAAAAGTACGTCACTCGTTTAGTATTTGAATGGGGAAGTCACTATGAGCCTTGCCGTCGTCTCAGGTTTGGTTAAGTTCTTTGGGCCACTCACCACCATTGATTTGGAGAAGTAAATGAACACGGTATCCCGCCGTCCTGCAACCCCCGGTGAAATACTCCGCGAAGAGTACATGAAGCCATTGAATATCAGTAACCGTGCCTTGGCTGAGGCTACCGGTTTACCTGAAGGCAGTATCAGTCCCCTGTTACGTGGCAAAGGTCGGGTGACCTATGAAGTGGCCGTGCGGTTAGGTAACTACTTCGGTACGACACCGGAGTTCTGGCTGAACCTGCAACATGCCCTGGACCGCCATCTGTTGCAAATGGACGCCTTTACCTGGCGTCAAATTGAATCCATCAAACCGATTACTGAACCGTTGCCGGTGGTAAAACGCGGCCGTACTGTTCAGTCCTGATAATCATTACTACTGGAGTAACTAATGCAATTTGAATTACCGACCACTGCCCGCCCTTTAAACGCCAAACTCGCCCGTTTGAGTGAAATCTATCAATCCCTCGCCAAACAAAGCAATCCCGATCTCATCTTGCGCGATGCGGCCCGATTATTTTTCATGGAGCGTGGTGTGGACTCTGCCCAGTACACACACAGTCATTGGTTGAAATACCAGACAAAGCCCGAAACATACATGCCGGAACTCGTGGACGAATATCGCAACGGTATTTTCCCGACCTGGGACCTGAAACTCATCAAACTGCAACATCATTACCTTGTGGTGACTGACTCAGAAATCATGGCAATCGGGGCGTACCAGCGCGCGGCACCTAACTACGTTGCCATGCGATGGTTCGGCTATGAGCCATTAATTGAAGCCCTGAAAGCGTGCCTGCAGGAACGGGAGGGTCCTATCCCTGAGAGCTTCCAACGCTTCTATGTGGATGAGCGCGATACACTGCGTGACAAAACCATTGTTCCACCACCGTTTGTCCCACTCAAACATTTTGCGCTGGCGTATCCGTATCTAAAACAAACCCCAGAAGAATTCTGGGACGCGTTCAAAGCATCGGCTAACAACGTCACGATTCTTATTGGTGGGCCAGGTACCGGCAAATCGTCGTTCTTGCGCAACGTGATGTTAGCACGTGGTGTGTCGGGTGAACCCGATACCTTTATGGCGGACAGTGTTACCACCATAGGGCACCGTAGTTTCATGGAACGGGTCCGTGACTTGCCTAGTGGGTCAGTGATGCTCACGGAAGACTCGGACATGATGTTGGAAAAACGTGACAACGGCAATAAGGAAATGTCTACGTTGTTGAACGCGACCAGCGGGGTTGCTGCCACCGATACCAAGTTCTTTATTTCAACCAACCTCAGTACCACCGCCAAGATTGATTCCGCGCTGCTGCGTCGCGGGCGGTTGTTCCAGGTACTGGAATTCCGTAACCTCACGGTGGAAGAAGCCACGGCACTGCGTGACGCCATGGACTTACCACCAGTAGACATGGCAGGCTTTACCAACGGCGTTCCTCTAGCGGATGCGTTAAGTATTAACGATGATGATGTTGAAGTACGTAAAAACCGTACGTTTGGCTTCAATCAGTAATCGTAGGTTAAAAGGAGGCCTGTGGGTCTCCTTTATTTTTTTATTTTGTTGACCCATGTTTTGGTAACCCCCTAACACTTATAGGAAAAAGACAATAAATGAATGATTTTCGTGGTAATGGCATTAACGTAACAGGCGAAGCTGCCACTGAACGTGAAAATGCTGTCAAGCTTGTTAAACGTATCTTTGGGTTGGGTGCGTTGTTGTTGCTGACCCTGGTGGTTATTGTTGCTTTGTTCAAAGCTGTGTACACCGTGGATGAAGGTGAGCGTGGCGTCATTACCCGCAATGGTAAAGTCGTCGGAACAGCAGAACCGGGCTTAAGTCTGAAATGGCCTTATATCGATGATGTTCACTATATCTCACTGCGCTCGTTTGCCTACAACCCTACTGGGAAACTGTCGTCATACTCCAGTGATTTACAAACGGTCACCATCGATATCTCGATTAACTACCACATTAACCCAGCCTCGGTTGAGCAAGTCTACAAGCAATACCGGACCTCGGATAACATGGTTGCCCAGCTCGCCACACAGAAAATCCCCTCGGCGGTAAAAGACGTGTTTGGTCTCTTTACAGCACCGTTGTTGATTCAAAAGCGTACAGCGGTGAGTGCTGACATCATGCAACATCTGTCGAAGGAACTCGGGTCGATGTTGGTGCTGGAAGGGGTTAACTTAAAAGACGTGGCATTTGAAAGTTCTTATGAAGAGAAAATTGAAGCCACGCAGAAAGAGGAAGTTGAAATCAAACAGCGGGGGTTCACCAAACAGAAAGAGATGGTGAACAACGATATCCAACGCAACAAGGCAGACGCTGAGGCATACGCTCAACGTACCGCTGCAGATGCTGCCGCTTACGCAACCATGAAGCAAGGTGAAGCTGAAGCCGCTGCAACCCGCGCCGTACAGGAAGCGTTATCCAGTTCACCGAACTACATCCAGTATTTGTTTGCGAAGCAATGGAAAGGCGTGCTACCAACCACCATGATACCGGGTGGTGCAGTACCGTTCATTCCAACGAACACGTTGTTCCCGAACGCGTCGCCTGCAAAATAAAAGACCTGTGCCCTGGGAGTCTTCGGACTCCCAGTTATGCTGTCGTCCTATGGTGTGTTTCCATAGGAGGTGGCGTATGTGGCACATTGACGCACTGTTGTTGTGGTTGTACATTCGTCGTCTGGGATTAAAATTACAGAGGCGATATATCAGATGGCGACTGCAAAACATGACCAAATAAGTCCGGAGTTTCAGTATCTGCTCGACCGCCTGGAAGACCGGTGGGATATTGCGTTTGGGGATGTCGGCTTTACCCGACCGCCTTTAGGTGATGCCCGTATCGCGGAAAAGAAACGACTGATACTTCGGTGTGATAAACTCTACGCACAGTTCAACGACTATCTCTACCCAACCCATTGGTTGCATGCCGATGCGATAGGGATACTGCTGCGGGACTATTACAAGGTGTAAAATGGGAAATAATAAACCTAATCTTAATGCGGCTGGCGATGTCTTACATCGCTTGGATAAATTAAGACTGCATGTTCGCTTCTATGAAAATATTTTGGTCGGTATCTTTCTCGGCTATTCGAAAGAAAGCATGGCTCAGTATATTTCCCGGGTCATCGCCCTGAATACTGACCAAGCAGTGCCCTTTAAAGATAAACAATGGCAGAATACCGGGTTTATACCCTGTGATGCTGACATGGTAAAAGGGTATGACACAGTGCGAGACGAAATAAATTCCAGGCGTATTTATACTGAGGCTTTTCCAACTCTTCACAAGACCTCATTCGAACCCCAGTTTAAACGGTGGAAGCTACGTGATAAAACACCTGACGAAATTCAGTACATAGAAGATGTTTTTACGCATATGACCTCTCGTGGACTGATTATGGATTTATCTACCGTACCTGATTTTATTACTTTAGGGTAAAAGGAAAATTCACCATGTCTGTAGAAACATTACTCACATTCAGTAAACCCATTCTGTTTGAGATTCCTCAACGCTACCGTGCTCGGATTGTGGCACAGTTATTGATGGATGAACTCGAATTTGGAACGCCGCATCCCATTGATGACTATGGCCTGTATCCGGTGCTGAAAGGGGATAACCTGGAGTGCCTGGACTATGACGCCTTGCTTGCACTGTATCAACCCCCAGGGCGGCATTTGTACCTTGCATCCGTAGTGCGCAGCGGTGAGCGAGAATACACCCTGAACATCGTGGAGTATCACATCCCGCGTGCCATGGCATTATTGGGACAACACCCTACCGATGACTCCCAGTGGGAAATCGTCAAGCATCCGTTGCGTTACCAGGCAAAGCATGGCGAATATGAAATAACCCGCCAGGGTACACGCCACACCAAATCAAAAGAACTCAAAGGGGTTGCATAATGAACATCATCGAACGGGCAAAAGCCTTTGCTATCGCAGCACACGAGGCCTGCGAACAAAAACGTAACTACACGGGTGAACCCTACTGGACACATCCTGAAGAGGTCGCACACATTGTGGCGGCCCACGGTGGGACACCCGAGATGATTGCGGCAGCTTGGCTGCACGACGTCGTGGAAGACACCCCCATCAAGCTCGACACTATCCGGGATTTGTTTGGCAATACGGTTGCGGATTTAGTGGACTGGTTAACTGATGTGTCTAAACCGAACGACGGTCCGCGTGTGGTGCGTCGTACCCTCGACCGCCTCCACACCGCACAAGCGCCGGCTGAGGCCCAGACCATCAAGCTCGCTGACCTCATCGCGAACTCTACCACTATCGTGGCCTTTGCACCCGGGTTTGCCCGTATTTACCTCGTCGAGAAATGGTTGTCATTGAAAGTGTTGACCAGAGGGGACGCAGACCTACAACAACAAGCAGCAGAGCTACTCGAACGTAACCGTAACGCCCTCGGCATGACGCTCAATGATATCACAATCAATGCCAAACGGTACGAGCAGGAAGAAGCCATGATTCTGCTGGCCCGTGAAACACAAGAAATGGGAACAACAGACTCCCTATCAACGAACGAGAAATAATAGCATGAAACAATATTTAGATTTGGGTAAGCGTATCCGTGATGAAGGTACGTGGGTCACGAATCCACGTACAGGCGTGCGCTGTCTGACCGTGATTAACCATGACTTGGTCTACGACGTGGGTGCGGGTGAACTCCCAGTCGTGACTACGCGTCGTGTACCGTATAAAGGTGGTCTGTCAGAGTTCATTGGGTACATGCAAGGCTTGTCCAGCGCTGCAGACTTCCGTGCAATTGGTTCTAATACATGGAACGCCAACGCCAATGAAAATAAAGCCTGGCTCAACAATCCGAACCGTAAAGGGGAAGATGACATGGGGCGGGTGTATGGCGTACAAGGACGTGACTGGATTAATGCCAAAGGTGAGCACTTCGACCAACTTAAGAAAGTCATTGACAACTTGAGTAAGGGTATTGATGACCGTGGTGAAATCATCACGTTCTGGAACCCAGGTGAGTTCGGTGAAGGTTGTCTGCGTCCGTGCATGCACACCCATCACTTTTCTTTACTCGACGGCGTACTGTACCTGAATTCATTTCAACGCAGTATCGATTACGGTCTGGGTCTGGTCGCCAACATGGTACAGTGCTATTTCTTCTTGGCGCTCATGGCACGTATCACCGGACACAAACCGGGTAAGGTATTTCATAAACTCGTGAATTGTCACGTGTATGAGAATCAGATGGATGCCTTCCGCACTCAGATGGCTCGTGAACCGTTGGAGTCCAACGCAACACTTTGGATTGACCCACGTATTCAAACCCTGGCTGATATTGAAACCATGACAGGTGATGATGTCCGTATTGACAACTACGTGGCATTGGAGCCTATCAAGTATCCTTTCACGGTGTGACTGTACACTACAGGAATCAACACAATGCTTGATAACATTTTAGCTTCCCTCTTAAAGCCGCTGGAACGCGACCCAGACATGCTGCACTATTTTCACGTGTTCTGCGACGAATACCGGTCGGTGCTGGAGTGGTTGATTGAACACAACACCCCACCACACATGGGTCCAGAAACATACCACAACACCCGCCATTTGATTGGAGTGGCGTTCCTGGGCTATTACCTCACTGGCGGTGAACGTATAACGGTGTTGGCGGCGTTCATTCATGACTTCCGGTATATCAACCAACAACCGGATGCCGTGAATATTGCCCACTCGTTGGCCCAGGCTGAAGAAGAAGGGTTCTTTGCATTACCTGTAGTGAATGCGGCGGATGCTGATGTACGTATTCGAAAAGCAGTGGAGGCAACAGAATACGACTTTGCCCACCCCATGCCAGAAAACCTTGACGCTTGGCAATACTCACTTCGGGATGCTGACCAGCTGTATGCAACCGTGTTCTTTGACGTGGATGTTTATCAGGGACTCGAAGCAGAAGTAGGACCTAAAGTGAACGTGCGCGGTATGGCATTCCTTCAGCGTAACGCCCAGTATGTGATGCAAGACCGACTGTACACGTCCCTTGCAAAAGGGATACAGCACATGTATCTCCCACAGTGTTTGTTGGCTCACGTCAGCTGCGCACAGCTTTACACTAACTAATCTATCGGAAGGTCACAACCCATGTCAGAACAACACACCCCGTCTTCACTCGAAGGCAAATCGTTCATCTACAACATGCATCTTGCTTTTTCAAAGTCGGGTGAACATATCCCGGTAGAAAACTATGCCCATACGGCCACGAACGTGGTGCTGACCGAACACGGGGACTGGGACTTCGACTTGTCTGGGTTGGAAGGACGTTTCTCCACCCGTTATGGTTGGTCACTGTTGCTGGATACGCCGGATAACCGGGTGCGTATTGCCCGTTACCAGACGATGCAGTTGGTAATCAAACAGATGGAAGCCCTGTGTGATGAAGCACGGCAAGCGATGGATAGCCTGGATGTGATTACGGCCCTTGATGCTGCCCCAGCTGATGCTGTGAGCAAATAACTGCGCAAGGAGGCTTCGGCCTCCTTTTTTATTTTCTTACATACGCCAGACATGGTGTAGTTAAAGGAGGTATACGTGCATCAACTCACGTATTTCAAAATCATGGATGGTGTGATTGTTCTTTGCGTAAAGTAAGCCTCTGTGTCTGCGATGAACTGACCCTGCACGAAAGAGAATAAAAAATGATACATGATAAAGCTACTACGGTATGGGATTTACATTTTTCTAATTCTGAATTATTAGGATATCTTCCAGTACTTGATGAGCACTTTGGTGCTATTTCATATTACTCATGTGAAAACCTCCATCCCGAACGCGAGTATAATCGAGTAGTACCGTGTTTTCAGCACAATGTCAATGATGAATGGCGAAGTAATGAAGAACAGTTCTTTATGCAGGAGTCATTAGATAAAAAAGCAAGAGAAGAACAGAAATTGCGCCATGAGATTTATCGCGATGACTACATCAAAAACTTCAATGAGAACAAATTTCTCGTTATATTTGTAGGATGTGATGATGGGGATAAAATTATGCGTTTTAAGGATCGAGAAGCAGCAATAACATTTTTAAAAAATATCGCCTTTTATGATGAAATTTTTGATACCCATGAAATGTTAATGAATAATTACTAAAAATTTCATCACTGTCTGGAACGCAGACAGTATGCGAAACCAGTAAACTCAGAGAGGGAGACGATGGAACCAAGTAACTACGATAAAGCAATGCTGGTCGCGATTACTAACCGCGATGCACTGTCAGGTGCACTCAATGTGTACAGCAGCAATTCCTTCTCAGGCATCGAGCCTACCAATACTGCAGCCGTAGTGGTAGCAGCAACCCCAGAGGCAGCAAAGGTCATGTTGGAAGCCCGATTGGCTGAAATAGGTATCCCACAAACCGTACCATTGGAAGACATCGTGTTAGTTGACGTATCACGACCGAGTGTCATTATTCTCAGTGATGGAAATTATTAATGAAAACATTATTATTGGTTTTATTGTGCGTTGCGTTCCCGAGTCTGGCTGCCGTTAGTCAAGACTACCCTGAGAAAGGGCGTTTCGTACAGTATGACGTTGAAGGTACAAACGCATACATCCTCAAAGACACCAAAACGGGTTGTGAGTATCTTTACGCCGCCGGTCCTACGGCCTTTACCTTAGTAGAGGGCACTTGCACTAATTTACCCGAGGCACGCAAATGAACATGAAATTCCCCAGCATCAAGCAGTACCGTGAAGTGATTAAGGAATACCGTAAACTTGGCTACTACGGTGAAGTCGAGGTGGTCGGCTTTCCAAAGGGGCACGGCAGCAATGCCCGAGTGGTGTTCCTGGGACCTGAGGATGTCGTAGCACACGGCAAAGAACACCAGTGGACAACTGCGCTCAAAGACGGTTACGGCTTCTACGACTGGGTACAGACCCATCGTGATGCACTGCTGACCTGGGCCAAAATCCTCAAGCTCGAATACCCTATTGATTACCCGTTTGAAATCTGCGGGGAATGGATGGGTGGGAACATCACAAAAGGGTCATCGTGCGAGGGGATGGAGAAATTCTTGCTCGTGTTCCGGGTAGGCTATTCCCGCCTGAACGAAAACGGTAACTGGAAAATGCAGTTCATCAATGATGATGATTTCCGCATTGAAGAACCCGCAATACGCATGTTTGATGTGCGTAACATGGGACAGTACACCGTGACCATCAATACCGACATGCCAGAACTGGCGCAGAACGACTTAGCCCGCACCACCACTGAGGTGGAAGCAGATTGTCCGATTGCGAAATACATGGGTGGGTCATCATCTAAAGGTGAAGGTGTTGTGTGGTGGTGTAAAGCCAACAAAGACCGTCATCTGGTGTTCAAGGTCAAAGGCAAAAAGCATTCGGCTGCCAAGATCCGTGAACTGGCCACAGTAGACCCGGAACAAGTCGCTGGCGCACAAGCCTTTGTTAGCTATGCGTGTACCGAGAACCGCATGTTACAAGCGGTACGTGAAACCGGTAACATTGAAAAGGCCAACATGTCGGCGTTCCTGAAATGGTTACATGCTGACATCGTAAAAGAAGAATCTGATACCCTGGCAGCTAACCGCCTGGTCTATAAAGACCTGCAGCAGCGTATCAGTGATAAAGCCATTGGGTGGTATCGCTCCCAGTATTAGGAGGTAACATGTCAGCAATTGAAACAGATAACCCATTCATTCGGACACAAGCCAAAGCGGTGGGGTTGTTTGAACGCATCATTGCAGGTCTGCACCAGGAACTCATTGCAATGGGGACGCAGAAAAAGAAACGCGGTCGCCCATCAGTAGATGAGGCCGATTGGATTGAACGTCGTCGTACCAGGATTGAAAACGAAATCGAGTGGTGTCAACGGTACCGTATGGAAGCGATGCGTGACATCGGGATTCCGGTATCGACCATCGCAGTGATGGTTAACCGTGAACTGGAAGCGGTGGAGTTGGCTATCCGTCTGGTACAGTACGACCGTATTCCGTCTTATCTGGAACCGGTCATTGCGGCAGGTAAAGACAGCGAACCCACCAAACATTAAAAGGTAACACCATGCGTTTTCGTGAACATCGGGGTGAACTGGCGGAATCCATGGCGACCGTCGTGGAACTCGAACCTACCGTCGCAGCGTTATGTGAACACATCAACAGCCTGGCAATACTGGGGCAGGTAAAGATTACCCCTCGGATGGTACACTTCAATGTGTGTCCGTATGACCCTCGGGTTGATTGGCATACGTGTTGGGTGTTTGTGCGAGGCTTCGGGGTGATTGGTTGTATAGACCATGAAACAGGGGTGTTAATACCATGAGTAGTAAAGAAGGTATGTATTTCACTGTCCGACTGGCTGAATTTAACGGTGCCAGTACGGTTGATGGCCGTGTTTACAAAATGACCAAAGAAGACTTACGTCGGTTCATGGATAAGCAGGTCGGTAAACCGGTCGGTGAAATCAACACCGCTGCCATCAACGCAATGAATGGTGACCTCACTGGACAGCTTAATCGCATCAACACGGTGGATGTCCTGAACTCCGCCGGAACACTGCAAGGTTACGACATTGACGAAGACGGCGAGCGTCTGATTGTTACCGGGCATGTTGACTTCAGTCCTGTCATGAAAAAGACCATCACCTGACCATTCAACCAACGCAACAAAATAAAAACGTATATTACTACGTTGAATCCCCTCGCAGTAATTTGTTATTCGACTGGAGTACACAATGGCTTTTGTTGCAATCACGGACCCGCTTTTAAAAGACAAAGACAAACATCCACCCATTCCTTTCGTTTCCGTGAACATTGATGTTGGCGGCTATTTTGGCGGTGGGTTATATGCCCTGCTCGGTAAGCCTGATTACGTGGAACTGGAGTACGACGCCGACACGCACGTACTGCGTTTCCGGGCGGGTGAGTCACATGACTCGCAAGTCAAGAACCAGGCCTTTCGTCTGCCGGAGAACGTACGTCGGGACATGACGTTCAAGCGCACCAAACACTTCAGGACGACTTGTCGTCACAACGTAGTGGAAAGGGACGGGTGGTGGTACACAGATGGTGTGCAGGCTTATGGAGCGGCAAGAACGGGGGTGTGTAATGTCAATTCCTGATAACGCGGTCAAACTCACTCAACCACCAGTAGACCGACACGGGGTAGGGTGTGAGGTCGATGGTGACGTAGACCGGTTTGGTCGGGTAGTAGCGTATAAGGAAGGACAGTGGTACGCCTGGTATTCGCACCCTAACCAACCTTTCTTTAAGGATAAATAATCATGCATCGTTATTACATCCATTCCGAGATGCCCCTTGAGGGTCTGTATACCGCAGACCCCACATCCTCGGAATCGAAACAATGCAACAACGTACTCGTGCCTATCGCCGTTATAAACGCAGTGTGAAAAAACAACGTGTGTCTCGCTACGGCCAGGCAGCCTACTACTACCGTGACCATCAACCCCAGACTGATAAGCGTGTGGTTGGTAAGGTTGCTACGACCCCTGCGGGTTGTGGCTGCTGGATGTGTGCTAACGCCCGTCAGGTATTTGGTGTGCCGTTTAGCGAAACCCGTCGCAAACTGCGTTTTACGGGTGGTGAATAACCACGACATAACGGGAGGCTTCCGCCTCCCTTATTTTTTTATTCGGAAGACCACAATGAACATCAAAGAAATGCATGCTCTCATGGAGTCATTGCTGCAACAAGGTGTAGACCCCATCACCCCGGTAGTGATTCCGCAGTACGACACAAATTGCGATATTGACGACCCTCGGTATGGGTTGTCTGAAACCTCAAGTGTTCATTTGGTGTGTGAACACTACCGTCCCGATATTTCTCCCAAAATGGCCTTCCCGAGTCTGACACGTGGAGGCGCATTAATCCTCAGTGCCGAGGACGATGTCATGTACCACATGCAGTACCCTACAGTGGATATCGATACATCGGCAATGCATCGCCAGGCCCTGGTACCCGGCCCTAAAGACGCTGTGGTGAACAAAAGCGTGTTCGGTGGGGATTATGTCAGTCGTCAGCGAGTAACCCGTGAGGAGCTGTTAGGTGAGCTCAGACGTCGTATCAATAAAGGCTACATGCCATCGGCGACGCGTGGGGGCTTCAACGGCAAACCGGACTACGTCAGATGGTTAGACATGGCGGTAGCCGGTCACGAACGAGCAGCCCGTAACTTCGACTGTACCGGGTATTTCAAACGCACCGATGAATGGGGGCTCACTGACACCAATGACCCGATTTGGGCGTACATTGAAACCAACCAGTTTGAATACCTGGTGAACCTCAGTAACGATGAAATCCGGGTGCGTCGGGCCGACGAGTTTAACTGGGTCATCTGGGATGACAGCACGCTACAGCTGGCCGAAGATAAACGTGAACTGTGGGACGTTGTGGAGAATTTCTTATGAGTGAAACAAACGGGTACCCGGGAGTCATCGGGTCAGACATGGCCGTGGTCTGTGACGAACGAATCTATTCCTTTTATACGGTGCCTGACCTGCGCACATTAGCAGCCCACAAAACCTATCTGATGCAGGTAACTGAACTGGACCAAAACCCTGACCAGGTTGGTTACACGTTCTATGAAACCCCATTGGATTTAAGCGATGCGAGCTGGTATGAAATCGTGGCGACCACAAAGGCCAACGGGGATAACGTGTGGGCAGTAAAGGTACGGGAAAACGTGTTATCTGCCACCGGTGGGTGCATGGTTGTGGGGAGTCGACTGAACCAGGGTAAATACCTGCAGTTCGACTACGACAACCTTGCGGGGTATTTGGTGGTCAGCCAGGTTGAGGGGGAATAATACCATGTTACGTCATCCATTAGACAGTAGCAGTCGTCAGGCCCCTGCGAAGGTGGTGACGGACTCCGGCGAGTACCCGTTCAGCATCATCAATCGCTTTGCTGACATGCGTCCCGGACACACCTATCTGTGGCATCGTCTGGGACCCAATGCGCCAACTTCTATGCGACAACGTGTGTACGCACCCCTGGGGGATTTCACCGATTCCGAGTGGGCAGAAATTGTTCTGGCGTCACGGGATTCGCGAGCCGATGTCATTGCGGTGACCGTGGTGTCTAACAACGGCTACACGGTAGTGATGGAAAACCGCCTGGGTGGTGGGGTAGTGTCACTGGACTACAGAAAAGGTGGTCCTCCGATTACGCCTTTGACGCCTCCGGCTTTACCACAATGACGAAATAAATGGGAGGGTTTCCCCTCCCAAAAAGACCGACAAAATGACCTGGAAGCCACCAGGTTAAGACTACACACAGCACTACGAGGTATCTACAAACGATGGACTAACCGTGTAAGAAAATACATATTTCATTCCACTCTATGTTAGAGACCCATCTCGCTGAACGGATTCATATAGATGGTTGATGATATGACTCAACCACCCAACCAAGGACCCTGGCAGTGTAGCGCGTTTAAACCATCCTTCACCACCCTTTACCTAAGGTGTTTATTATGGGTCGACAGAAAGCTAAAGCATCCCGTCGTGAATCTCGCCGGAACCATGCTGATAACAACGTTGTAGAGCTCGGTGCTAAATTCAATAACAAGAATGACGCCATCGACGAGATGAACATGCCACGTGCGAACACCCGCCGGGATGAATCCCCGCTGGAAGCCCGTACGGAAAATCAGGCAGCTTACCTCAATGCGCTCCAAACCAAGTCGTTGATTTTTGCGACCGGTGAAGCGGGATGCGGTAAAACCTACCTGGCCACAGCATGGGCTGCTAAACGGTTGTTGGACAAAGAAGTGGAACGCATCATCGTTACCCGTCCGGTACTGCAAGCCGATGAAGACCTGGGTTTCTTACCGGGTGACATCAGTGAGAAGTTCGCCCCGTATTTCCGACCGGTGTATGACGTGCTGCAAAAGCGTCTGGGTCACAGTTTCCTGCAATACTGCCTGCGCCCTGAAATTGGCAAGGTGGAGATTGCTCCGTTCGCCTATATGCGTGGGCGTACCTTTGAGAACGCGGTTGTCATCCTGGATGAAGCCCAGAACGCCACAGCGAAACAGATGAAAATGTTCCTGACGCGTTTGGGTGAGAACTGCACGGTTATCGTCAACGGTGACGTTGAGCAAATCGATTTACCGTCGGCGTCGATGTCGGGTCTGCGCGATGCGCTGGACCGCTTTGAAGATGATGAAATCGTTTCCGTGGTGCGCTTCCTGAAAGGTGACTGCGTACGTTCGGTGATTTGTGCGCGTGCGCTGCAGGCTTACGCATAAGCAGATAGTGGGCAGGGGAAACCCTGCCTGCTATGCCGTAAATATTAACATTGGTCAATTATCGTACAGACACGCCGTAAGGCCGTACTGAAACGCCACCGTTAAGGCATCGCGCGATGCCTACGTGTTGAAATTCTATTACCGTGATAAACAGGAAACACCATGACTGACGAAACGCTCGTTCCCGTAACACCCATTACCCATTTGTACATCGATGACCTACGTGACCCGGTACGCTATTTAGGCGAGGACCGGGGCAGTAAGATGACGTGGACAAAAACCTGGCGTGAAGCTAATCGACTGCTCAAGCAACACGAAGCCAGTCTGGAAGAAATCCACTTCGACCATTATCTGGAGGGACCTGACCACACCGGTGGTGAGTTGTTCCTGATGGTGATGTATCGTCTGGGGCGTAAGTACCCGAACCTCAAACGCTGTTACCTGCACTCCAGTGATTCGTCTATCGTGGACGAACTCATTGAAGACTGCCGTGAGAAAGCCACTGAATACGGTGTGGAACTCATTGCGAATTCTAACCGTCACTAAGAAATAAAACAAATTGATAAGGACATCAATCACTTACAGAAATACGTCTGTAAGAAAATACACGGGATACCTATATAGTTTGGATGCAACCGCCGTTGACCTTCTCCTGCCTACGGCAGATATTACGGTATATATAGAGAGATAGCTATATAACACCTGTATACAGTGAATAGGGATTATGCTACAGGGCATAATCCCCTTTATTGAGGGAGTGATTTTTCTTTATTTTTTTCGTTAAATAAAAACAGCTCAAACCTATATTACTGGGATGAACCTATAACCTACCGGATTATTACAATGCACTCTATTATCACCGCAACCATTACGGAGCTGAATGGCGTGTTGGCTCACCATATCGACGGGTTGTCACGGTATGCGTTTGGCTACAGCTACGGTGACCGTCCTGTTATGGACAATGGCGAACCGACGCCCGTGGATACCTTTATCAACAACGGGTTGTGTCATGTCTATGCGTTGGTGGTTCATGCCCGTTTAGTGGAAATGGGTCTGACACGCGTGAGCGTTGTAGGGTCACCGACTCACGTATTCCTGGAGTACGAAGACCGGTTCTACGACGCCGGATGGCCTGCAGGTAGTCTGGACCTGGATGACCTGACCCAATGGCCAAAAAGAGACCTGATTGACTACCTGGATGCACGAGAGCTCTACGCGCAATTCCCCTCGGTCGATGAAGCACGGACTGTATTGTCGATGTTGGTCACCACCCCGTTTGCTACGGCGTATCACGCCACCACCCGTTTTCTTTCTCTTAACAGTACAGGAGTACGACAATGACCGAATTTAAAGATCCTGTATTGGGTTTTCTGGAAACCGTGACGTACGACGAAGTTATGGCGTACACCTACCTGTTGAACATGGAAGCCTGTGCGACATTGCTCAATGACGAAACGGCGGGCCACCTCCAGCAGAACACCGATGTTCTAGCCGGTGCGCATTACAATTGGGATGACGACCGTAAACAACTGTTGGGGGTGTTGTGTAATTGGCACCTGACAGGTATCCCCACCCGTGACTGGCGGATTAACTATTTCCTGTCATTGGGGCGGGGTATTCCTGAAGCAACGTTGATTGAACAGTTTGGTGACCTCAAGGAACAGGGCGACAGCTACAAATACATGCTCATCAGTGCGTATGAATACAGTAATCGAAAAATCATTTTACAGATGGTCACCGATGCCATTACAACACTGTATCCACTGGTCTATCTGGAAGATGACGAGTTACTGGTTACAACACAGACATCGGGCGCTACGGTATCCGCTTGGGCAGATACCGACAACTGGGCGTTGCAACAAATCCAACATCTGGTGACCACCCATTTATCGCAATGTTATTTGTATTGCTTGACCTCAGACGTGTCTGAGAAATGCATTACCGGTGCGTCAGGCCGCCCATCCATTGTTGCTGGGATAATGTACGCCGAAAATCAACACACTCAACTTGTGGGTGAGAACGGCATTATTCGGTTGGACCGAAATACCCCTCCCTCATTCAGCGTTGTTCGTTAAAAGGACCTTCCATGGGACACTACAACACGTATTGCGGTCGTATTAAATTGGCCAAAAACACCAACCCCACCGTATTGCAGGCATTGCACAACCTCATCACGATGGGGCTGAACTACCACCCCCCTATCGAAGAAGATGACGTGTTCTTCCTCCACCCGTATTCAACGTCTGTGTTTTCGGACTACCGACGCAGTACCGTCCCTGAGCTCACCCCGTGCGCAGAACTCAAAGACCAAAACGTGGAGGGCTACGAACTGCGGTTCTGTGCGAACTCTAAAGCACAGCTGGACGTGTATCACTTCTTACTGGCGTATCTGCATCCATGGATAGTCAACAAAGAAGGGGACTTGCTGATTGCGGGATTCGCTGAGGACTACCACAGTACAGAAGAACACGACAAAACCCAGGTAGACTGTTATGCCTGGACCACATTACACCAAGGTCACCCAGTCATGAACCGGGTTGATAACGAAGCACCGTGGGTGCTATGCGCTGAATGGTTCGCTCCCTTTAAGGAAACTGTATGCACTTTGTCATAGCGTATAAAAACGGGAAGTGGTTGATGATGCTGGGTAAGCAGGTTTTCCCACGAGACTACAGCAACGTTGGTTTGGGACTGGACTTGGATGCCCGGTTGATTCAGTACACCACAGGGCGGTTTTATCTGCGGATACGTCCACACAAAACCCATTGTCTGGATGTGATGTCGGTTTTATTTGGACCCAGTGAGATGGCGTGGAAAATAGAAGGGGAACCTGTGGAGTGGTGTCACGACGGCAAGACTTACCACTTGCAGCGCGTGGGACAGTACACCATCCGACCGCGTCGGTTCCCCAGGACCAAACGGGTAAATGAATCGTGGTGGGCCATACTGGACGTAGACGGTCAACCGATTGTCCATCCCGTGTTTACGTACCAACGGGCTGAGGGTGCTGCCATGGCGGTTGATGGTTATATCCGCATGACCAAAATGGTCATTGTCGACCCGACTGCCCCGCCGTTTGTCGGCCGGATGACGTATCTGGTCTAAAGCAGTAGATAGTATGTAGCTTTCGCTACACCCAACAATAACAGGAACAAAAGGAAAAACAGTATGTTTACGATTAAACGTGTTACCAACGGTGATACCAGCGGGTTTGCTTCTGAGGACTGGACTATTTCTAAACGGGGCGGTCAAACGTTCCTCGAAGCATGTAACTACGCCAAGAACCCATCACATCTGGAACCACAGGACCTCGCGCCTACTTTGGCAGAACTCAAACAGCGCTCCATTGAAATCCAGGGGACTGAAGAGGTCGCGACCAATTTGAGCTATGAAGTCATCGGGGTTACGGTGATTCGTGCAGGCAACCGCCACGAACAGGATTTAGTGTTGGTCGGTGCAGCACCCGGCTCTCGTGCGTGCGAAGATGCGATGGGGGTGTTGGTGACGACACGGACCAACCCGGAAAACGAACAGGAAGTGCAGTATGACTTCGTGTACCCGGGTGACCAACTCTACGTCACTGACCGTTTCGGCAACACTGTCGAATCGCTGCGCTAACGCTGGATAACCGAGGGCAGGGAAAACCTGCCCTTTATGCCCTTGATTGACAATTGGAGTACCATAATGAAAACCCCCAACATCAGTAATATTCCGACTTCCACTACCCAACTCCAACCCGGTGCCCATTACGTATTGGTCCTGTCTGACGACGTGACTGACGTGACCGGCTTCTTTCGGATTTGGGGAGAGTTCAATGAAACGGAATACCGGACATATTGTCAGCACCGTGCCCGCAGAGACCTGAAAACGTCCCACGTCGTATGTGTTGACGTATCACCCCATCTGGCACGCGTACATGTTATCGACGGTAAACCAGAACCCACAATACTGGATGTTCAGATACCGGCTTCTTTGCGGGCTAACATCCAACCTTTCCAACCTCGATAGCGGAGGATACCATGAGCGACGCACCAAATTTGAGCAGGACCATGCTCAGCCCCAAAGACCTGCTGCAAGGCCACACGTATGTCATGACCTATTCTGACCACCCGGGTCAGGAAGGCAGCGGGTTCTATGAGATTTTAGAACCGGTCACGGATAAACAGTTCCTGGATATCCACACCGCCTTCAAACGTATGGGCATTGAAGCTTACCACGTGGAGTGTATCTTCCGGGCGGATACGACGTTTATCCTGAGTAACCGCTTTGCCTCAGAACAACAACGCACCCTCACTTTTGAAATAAGCCCTGACGGCTTTGCTCAGTCCATCCCTAAGCGCAGTTATCAGTAAGGAATGCACCATGTCCAAATACCCAATGGGGTTATTGCGCAGTCGCCTGTTAACGGCGGTGGGGGAGCTGGAGAATATCTCCTCCAGTGTGGACTACCGTACCATTCCCGGTGTCTGTGACCGACTGAAGGCCCGCATCATTGATGCTACTCAAGGCGTAGCCAACCAGTATGGCATGTCTGACCGTGAACTCACGGAGCAACTCTGCGTGTACGAAGCAGATGACAACAAAGGGCGGGACTGGATTGTGGTGTCGTTGAAAGACGACCTCACGGATTTTGAAATTAAAATCCCCCACGAACAACTGCGTCACTGGTTTGGGAACCTTGCATAATGACACAACTGACTACCAGAACAACTGCCGCATTAACTCAGGCGATTGAACTTGCTCAGCAAGAACTCAGTAATCTGAATAACGTTGTTAATAGCGGTGCTGATGTTGAAAATACTGCCCGGCACCTACTTGCGGTGCAAAGCGAAGTATACAAATTGCGGGACCTCCATATTTACCTTGGGTATCTGTCTGGTGTTCGCCAGGTCAAGCTGGCAACCATCTACAGTTTGTCTGAAGGTCGGGTTTCTCAAATCATCACGGCAATGAAAAACCATTTAACTCCCTGAATTGATAGTAAAAGTGTAAAAAAATACACTGAGTAACTATAATCTGTAGAGATTACGCTGAGCGGCGAACATCACTACACGACACTGAACCTAAGGCCGCTTTCGAGCAGCGAAGACAGGTTTGGCGCACCGATAATGCGAAGCTGGGAGTTTTCCTTCAGAGGCAACTACCCTCGGCTATTGCGCGGTCGCTATATACCAGGTTGCAATTCCCTGGCAGTGTCACCTTCCTTCTCAAAGCTCTATTCATATAGGTCTTTAAGAAGGGTGGTTTGATTCCACCTCGTTGGTCGAGGGCTGATGTGAAGGGAGTGGTGTTGCGAAACGCCATGATATGTCCTGGTTGTAATAGCTTCCAGGTAACTCCAGGTGAGACAAATGACCCCGGCGGCCAGCCGGTTAAACGATAGGCGGAATCCTATCGAGGGGCAACGAATTCAGCTCGTAAGAGCGCACCAAGTATGATACGTAGTTTAACGAGAAAACAGGTTCACTCACGTTTGAGGTCGCCGGTTCGATTCCGGCAGGGGTCGCATGACCCCTTAGCTCAGCTGGTTAGAGCGCAAACCCATTAGAGCCAGTTGTGGTATCAACTCCACCGTATCAACCAAGCACGACTTGTAGTTCAATTGGATTAGAACACTTCCCTGCTACGGAAGAGGTTGGGGGTTCAAGTCCTCCCAAGTCAGCCGTTTCACACCTGCCAATGTAGATGACCCTGTTACCCGTTTGGCCCTACAGGCAAACTACAGCTTACTTGCAAGAGAAGAGTAACGGGTTGAGGCAAGTGTATGACAAAAAAAATCACCACCCGTAATGGTGTCATGGTTGTTGAGATAAATGGAAAACTGCGCAGTGCAGGAAAACCTAAACCTCAACCACCTGAAAGTGATAAGAAGAAATGAGTACCTAAACCGCCCAGGGTAAAACCTGGGCTTTTATTTTGCAAATCACACCCGTGACCATCTGACTGTTTCCGTTTTGGGTTTAACAGTCAATCATTGAGGATTTACCATGCAATCATTAAGCTTTTTACAGTATCTGGGTGAAGATACTCTGGTTCCAAAAACCCTGCGAGGCTTCCCGGACGTCAATGCCCGCAGCCCCAATGACCCCGTGTACATGCTGTCATCACAGGACACACTCAAAATCATCACCCAGTTTGCTGCTATTGATGACCGTACTGAAATCACGTTGAATCATTACGCCGTGTTGTGGGATTATGCTATCCGAGACGGTTGGCAGGATATCTACATCGACGGGGGTCAGTTGTTCTTTATCTCGGGCCTGGGTCCGAAAGCCCCTGTTGTACCGACAACTATCCTGCGTCATGTGATGGTGGACGTCGACCGGGAAAAACAGACAGAGTACGCAAACCTGCTTGGTCTCGCTGCAAAATATGACCCCGTGTTATCAGAGATGGGTGCATCCGGTAAGATTCACGAAGTGTTCTATGTAAAAGACGGCCGACGTATCCAGTTAGTGTACGGCGAGGGTAGTTATATGGATGCGTGGAACGTTGCACTGCATCTCGATGACGGCACGTACCTCATCTGTAACACCATCACGGGTGAGATTCGTTATCGGGATGTGCCGGAAGGCAACCTGCGGTTTGAAATCAAGTACGGCATTCAGTTCAACTAAACACAACACATGCCAGGGGTAATCCCTGGCTTTATTTCCGCCAAATTAATAACGGCTGTTAAATCTTTACCTGGCAGTCCCATGGTTTAGTAAACCCACCGGAGTATCAAAATGACCGACAAACTGATAATCAGTAATGAATCCACCCACCACAGTGAACTGGTGGTCAATAAACATTACGTCCAGATATTCACGTTACGTAATGTCGCATTGCGCCAATGGGGGGCGTCGTTCTTTGAACTGAACCGTGAACCCACGCCGCGAGAATTGTTGGACGAGCGTGAATCCATTGAAGAGGATGGGTCTCGTGCGGTGTTTTTGAAACTCACCCATTACGATGCGGACTCCATGAGTTGGTTTGATTATGCGTCCGAAAGCATCACCACAATCACGTTCAATGGCGATAACGTAGCGGACGTCATTACCCCACGTAAACTTAACTGACTTTCCGGGCAGCCAAGGGCGAGCTCAACGTCAACGATGCATGGAGAGTCTAATGACTTGCGAACTCTGCAAAGACGGCGCTTACCCACACTACGGAGTAGGGCCGCACAAATGCTTTTATAAAATCCCCGGTGCTGTTATCGGGGAATCTGAAGCGATCCCCAAGCCACAGTGGCCACCGTATTTCAGCGAAGACCCACAGGCCCCCGGGTTAGGGGTGTGGGAGTGCCCGAATTGTTATGCAGACGACCCTGAACCCGACGATGACGTATTGTCCCATCACTCGTTAGAGGAGATGGAATCGTGGTTAGAGGGTCCGGCTGATGAAACCCCAGGATGGATTAAAACATCCGAAGACTTCCGTCGGTGGATAATGACCACCGACTTTGACCATGAGGCGCAAACCATGCCAGCAGGGCAACTGTTTGACGTTCGCCACTATACCGAGGGCGACTTCTATCCGGCCATCATCGAGCGCTATGCGCAGATGTTGATATCCAATCCTGAGTTCCATACCGATGGCGAGCAGAACACCCGACATCTGTTGTGGATGCTCAAAGAACTGCAAACCAACCGTGACCAATCCCTTACAAAGAAACACCGTTGGCTTGGCTATATCCAACGGGCGGTTATCGAGCAAGGTTTGACCACGGTCATGGTTGAGCGTGACTTCACTCGTGACATCTTTAAAGGTGCCTGATGAAACGACCAGAACGTATCGACGCTCCACCGTTCCTGCCACGTTACGAATACCTTTTTCCAAAATGGTTTCGGGTAGGCGCTGTATTAGTGGTACTGGCAATGTTCTTCCTTATCGGACTGGGCTTAATCCTGTCCTTCATTAACTTCCAAACCCTCCCCTAGGAGCAACCATGAATTCCGCTACAAACCACCTGTTAGTCATCACCGGTAAACCTCGCACCGGTAAATCCCGGGAACTGATTGCCCTGGTAGAAGAAACCAGTGCATCACCTGATAACCAGGTTGCGTTTCTGTTTGCTAACAAGTCCCCAATTGCTTCCCTGCCAAACAAATGTTTACTGGCGCAATGCCCATTAGACAAATGCCCTATTCAGGCTTTCATGGATGTAGCGGGAGAGGACATTAAACACTTCACCCACATTTACATTGACGACCTGGCAGTACAGTACATGCCTTCGTTGCTGCGCTTTGCTCAAAGCTTCCCGACCATCGCCATTGCGGTTGCGATGCACTAACACCGTATTGGGAGGCATTGCCTCCCAATTATGCCGCCGACGGAAAAAAACGAGGGGTTTTACCCCCTCAAAAGATACACACAAATAAGGATGCTTCTACAAGCAGTTCGATATTGCACAACACCATTGTTGTACATATTATCGCCATCGTTAAAAACGTGAAATGAAAAAAAGACAAATACATATTACAGAGTTGATAGTAGTAGTGAAAAACCCGCTGCGTTATGAATCCCCATAACCGGCTTAACAATAATCGTAATAACAGGAATAATCAAAATGAAGAAAAGTATTCTCGCTTTTGCCGTGGCCGCCGTATTCAGTTCTCAGTCCCACGCTACCTTACTCGATATCGATATTGATTTGTTTGGCCATACCACGCAAAACAGCACCGACATCAAAAACCTCCAGGGTCAGGTCGGCACCAACACCAAAGACATCGCTGGTCTGAAAACGGATTTGACCAACACCAACTACAAACTGAACGACACCAAACTGCAAGCCGGCCAAGCCTTCGACATCGCTGTTGAAGGCCGTGCCACAGCAGGCAATGCGCTGGACACGGCGAACGCAGCCATTGGTAAAGCGAATTCAGCACTGGTGGGTGTGAGTGAAACCAAAGCGGGTCTGCTGGCAGAAACCAATGCTCGTATCGCTGGCGATAAAGCCAATGCGGATGCTATCGGTAGCGTGAACGGTAAAGTCAATGACCTGGCCGCAACCGGTGCTGCAGTAGCCGGTCAACTCAACGACAAAATCGACAACACCAATGCCGCCACCGCCGGTCGTATCGACGGTCTGGTTGAGCAGGGTAAAACGGCGTACACCAACCTCGATAACAAAATCGATGCAGGCGATGCCGCGTTAAACGATCGTGTGAGCAATCTGGCTAAGCAAACTGCTGCTGACACCAAAGCACTGACCCATGGCGTAGCTGTTGCACAGGCAACCGGTACGGCGGGTGTGGTACTGGGTACCGCAGCCAACATCAAAGTTGACCTGCTGAACGGCAAAGTCGATGCGAGCAACAAAGCACAGGCTGGCGTGAACAAAGCTGTTGATGGTCGTCTGACCTCAGTGGAAGGCAAAACGGCACAGAACACCAAAGACATCGGTGGTCTGCAGACCAACCTGAACAACCTGTCTGGCACGGTTGCTAGCAATAAGGCACAGCAAGGTAAAGTCGACGCAGCACAGAACGTGCGTATCGATGCTAACACGCAGGAAATCCAGAAAGGTGCAGTTCGTCTGGATGGTGTTGAAGCCGGTGTCGCCAACAATGCGCAACATATCTCCGATGTTGAGAAAGTGGCGGCTGTAGCGGACACACGTAGCCAGAACAACGCCGTGCGTTTAGACGGTGTTGAGCAAGGCCAACGTGACCTGCAGACCGGTCTGGAAAGTGTAGCGGGTCAGGTAGGTCGTGTGGAAACCCGCACTGACAAACTGGAAAACACTGTTGATACTGATCGCACCAACATCAACACCCGTGTAGACGGCGTGTCATCTCAGGTGAACAAAAACACCAACGATATCGCGAACGTCAGCAACGTGGCCAATGCCGGCTACAACAAAGCAGTGAACGCACAGAACACTGCCGATGTTGCAGTAGGTCTGGGTCAGCAGGGTATTAACGACGCATACAACGCACAGCAAACTGCTAACGCAGGGGTTGCCATCGGCCAGGACGCCAAGAACACGGCAATCAATGCGCAAAACACCGCTGACGTTGCGGTCGGTATGGGCCAGAAAAACGGTAATGATATCGTCAATCTGGATAACCGTACTACCCAGAACACCCAACAGATCCAGAAAACCCAGAACGACCTGGTGAACACCAACGTCGTACTGAACAACAACGTGAAGCAAACGCAGTCTAACACCAATCGCATCACTGCGACTGAGACTGTGGTGGCTAACCACGAAACCCGTATCACTCAGAACACCGGTGATATCAAAGCCACGCAGAAGGTGGTGAACAACCACACCCAGGTACTGAACAACCATGAGACCCGTATCACTAACAATGAAACGAACATCTCTAACCTGAGCAACGATTACTACCAGTTCCAGGATATCTACAACACCAACAACCAGATCATCAATAATAACATCAACAACTCCAGCACCCGTACGCTGCAGCAGTCGAAGAGTTATACCGATCAGCAAGTTGGCAACCTGCGTTCTGAAGTAAATCGTAACCGTTCTGACGACCAGAAAGAATACCGTTCTGGTATTGCAAGTGTTGCCGCAATGGCCAACATTCCGGTTGTTCCAGGCCAGGTCATGACAGTCGGTGCGGGTATCGGTCAGTTTAAAGACCGTACTGCGCTGGCCGTAGGTGTCGGTGCCAACATCCGTCCTAATGTACAGGTAAAAGCATCTGTCGGTTTCTCTAACGACTCTGATGCCGTTGCCGGTGCGGGCATTGGCTTTGGCTTCTAAGCAATAAGGATACGGGAGACGCATGTCTCCCGTATTTCACTGGGCATTTACGAGTGCTCATTGAAATACACACCCCTAATTAACCGGTCCACTAAAAGGAAACACGTACTATGCATTCTGCAAAATTATCATTACCTACCCACCTGGCAGAAGGTTTTGAGACCATCAAGAACTTAACCGCGAAACAAAGCCGGGGATTCAGTTTGTTCGGTGGGCCTGAGCGGGAAGATGACCGTGACTCTCCGGTACTCGTTAAACCGCTGAACTCTCACTTTGTGGACTTCGCTGATGCGATGCGTTCTTACATGAACTCTCGCGGTTACGGTGCAACCACTAAAGCCCTTGACGGTGACATGATAAAAACCTTCTGTCAGGTCATGGGTATTGAAATAGTCGGCTTTAGTACCGATGACGTCCTGGCCAAAAATGAATTCTTCGCGACCACTGATTGGTTGTTGCCAGCACTGGCAGAGCACCAGTATCAGAATGTCGGCGAAGGCTTGTTCCTGCGTCTGGACGAAGGCAACCGCCCAGTGTCCCTGGTCCAGGTCGCTGGCGATTCTTCCAAGAACATCACGGTCAGATACAACGGTGAACCAGTACAGGGCGAAATCCTCTACAACCTGTGCAAGGCAAACTTCGTCACCGAGAATAAAGAAGACAACGAACCGGTTAAACCCAAAGCCGCGTATGTCAGCTTCGATGGCATTGACGGTGACGGCGACCCGGATTACAATCTGAAATATATCCAGCGTGAAGGCGCGCTGTTAAACGAATACTACCCGTACATCGACGGGGGCGTAGTGCAACTGCTGCTTGACTTCATCGCCTCTGACGAATCCGTGCTGATTCTGATGGGTCCTCCCGGTACCGGTAAGTCCAGTGCGTTGATGTATGCGGTCAACGACCTGAACCTGCTGCCGATTTACTCCACCAAAACCAAACTGATTGCGCACCCTGACTTTGTGAGCAAGCTGTTCTACATCAACGACAAATACATGGAGAACCGCAAAGACAGCGCCACCAGTCGTCGTCGTGACCAATTCATTGAACGCGATGCGGTGGATACCCTGCGCCGTGTCAACAAAACCTTCACCAAGGTTGATAACACTGTCAAGGTTGAAGACATTGAAGGCCTGTCTGAGCGCATCGAAGACCGTATTCCTATGGCGGTTATCGAAGATGCAGATTTCCTGTTGCAGCCGCGTACCAACGGTAACACGATGATGGGTCAGCTGTTAAACGAAGTCGATGGCGTGGGTTCACACTACGCTCGTAAACTGGTGTTCACCACCAACTTGTCTTCCACTGAGGATATCGACCCGGCGCTGCTGCGTGACGGTCGTTGCTTTGGTGTGTTTGATTTCCGTAAGCTCACTCCAACTGAAGCAGTAGCAGCGCGTAAAGCTGCCGGTCTGCCTGAGTTTGAAGAAGCACCCACCACCGATATCCCACTGGCGACTGCGTTGCGTAAACCACGCAAACGTTATGTCGTGGGTAATGACGGTAAAGTGGCCTTCGGGTTCGCCAAGAACTAACACCTACTGGGAGAGAGACTTTGGTCTCTCTTCTTTTTTTTTTATAAATAACCATCGGAGTAGTATAATGGAAAGCACCCCTCAATCTAAACGCAAGCCGGGTAATTTGATTTATGTGTTGCTCGCATTGGTTGCCTACAGTCTGCTGTTTAATCAGATTGTGTTCACTGCTAGCGAAGCGGGCATCGCGGCAATACTGGGCGGGGTGTTAACCGCTGTATTGAAGTTCGAATGTGATAATCGTGACATTCCGGTGCCTAGCACAGCAATCGCGGTGTTCTTAGGCGGTACTGTCTATGCCAGTATCGTGTTTGTTACCCAAGTAAGCCTCATGGCCATCTACGGCCTCTGATTACCCACTCGGCGAATAGACGAACGTCGCCACTCCATCTGACTATAGAGAGTATAAACCCATGAAAACTGCACTGCCTTTTGTAAACATCATCACCGATACCCTGTTAACCGACGAAAACAAAAAGACCGCTGTTTTCCAGACCAAAGGACCCCTGGGTCATGACCTGTTGGTACTGTCATGTGACCGAATGAATCCTCGTCACCTCGCAGTACTGGCCAAAGATGACCAGGTACTGATGACCTCGGCACTGCATGTCACCCACAACCAACATGCGTCTCCACTGGTTGACTTTTTACGGGCCGCCTTTATCACGGCCTTCTGGCAATCCCCCGAGCATCGCGCGTACGTGCACGGCAAAGACCCGAAACGTGCCCGTCAGGAGTGGTCGGAGTTAATGCGGGATTGCAACAGTCTCGGGTATTGGTTAGGCGGGTGCGTACCCATGCATGCCTCTGACGACGCAGACCTCCGCGAACAACACTACGTCATTCCAAGACACCTGCGCAAAGTCGTGGGTACATTGAGCCATGACTGCTACGATATCACAGACGCTGAAATACGCTTTATGGTGCCGCGCGTCAACCAGCGTGGCACGGTCGGCATCAAAGCATTGGGTGAAAACCTCGAACACCTGATGACGGGTGCGGATTACGGCAAAGATGCCATGAATGCCCGAGCTTATATCGAGCAGTCATTTGGTTATCAACATGTTGTAGGGAATGATGTCTACGCCTTTCGGGGTCGCAACATCCTGCCTGTCGACGCTGATCCGTATGCCATCGTGTTTGACGAGGACACGTCGTTTGTCCTGCAGCGCATCCACAAAGGCAAAGCCCCTGCTTTCCTGGTACATAAACAACGTCGGCAAGAACATCGCCCAGTGGGCAACGTGATTCCGTTTTACAAGTTCTCCTCTTCTGAGGAAAACCAGGACTAACTGCTATTCACCTGGAGGGACTTTGGTCCCTCTTCTTTTTTTGTCCCCAATCCTTTATTTTAACTGGAGTACTTAATGCGTAACCCAAACTGTGGCGAACAACAACGTGATACGTCTGACAATGCCAAGAACCATCTGCTGAACCGCATTGCCCATGAGTCCACGCCCGAGTTCAAGGACTTTGCTCGTCTTGCGGTCATTGATAACTACCTCAAAGAGCGAGTGACGTTCATTGCCAATCCTCGCAACGCCGAAGAAGTATCAGCGTGGGTCAGCAATGCATCCGTCGAACAAAACGCCCCTGTGTTTGACACGTTCGGACGAGCCATTGACTACGTTGCGTTTTCGGCACTCGGTATGCAAGTCAGCACGATGTTTGATGGGCGTAAGTTCGCGTTTGTGCTGGAGCGGTTAAAGCCCGCCCTCCGCTCTGAACCGCAGGACTCGGATTCAGCAAGACCGCAACAGACACCAAACGAAAATCTTTGGTTGCGGCGCTTTGCTCGCACGGTCCGGTCTGACTTCAGTTCTGCTCACCGTACCGGCAGTGCGACCGAATACTTCAACAACGTCATTGAGAATATCGTCCATTCCCGTTTCGAGAATGCCAATCCTTTCTGGTTGTACGATGCAGGTTGGACGCTGGGTGTGGTGTGTCACGAGCAAGAGCAGTTGGTTATTGTCACCCTGAGCTAATCGGGTCTCAAATTGAATTGGAGTAAAGTAATGAAAACGTTTTTACTTAAAGATGGAATAATGGTTGCGTTGGCAGCCTGTGTCATGGGTCTGTTTGCCAAAGTGACTGAGAACATCGCTGACCGGGACGTCTTTGGTTATCTGTGTCTGACCTTTCTTTCTGTGACGGTACTCCATACGGTGAACCGCATCATCAATCGGACCTCCATGCGTCAAGACTATACCATCCTGGTATTGTTCATGCTCATGTTCTTCTGTGGCGCGAAGTATGCGAACTGGTCGTAACCACCCAATCAGTTTTTACACGGTACGATTAGTCACAGAGTAACAATTAATAAGGGGACGCTGTGCCCCTTATTTTTTTGTCATCAATTATGTGTTGGTTACTATTTGACCAACGCTACCCTACACCCCGAGGTAACCATGCGTAATATTAAAAAAGATTTGCGGTTACTGCTGCTGTTTAACATCGGTATCATTGCCCTGATGGTAATGAGCGGTGCGAGACTGTTTTCTCTTTAAGTTGTCACAGCAACAAACACCATAGAAGGAGGGGTTTCCCTCCTTTATTTTTTCGTCATATAAAAAATTTGTACAAATATATCATGTTAATGGTCACATTAGACTTGTTAATTTTTCAGGCAATGTAAAAAGCAACAGATCGTACCAAACATTTGTAAGTAGGCAATTCTCTTCTGGAGTAAAACAATGCGTAGTGCAATACAACACGTCAGTCATGTTGAGTTCCCTAAATTCAAAGCCCGCCAGTGCTATATGGCAGGTATGTCGTTAGTCACCCTCGACAAGCAAGGCTTAGGCGATTACACCGACGTCATCCGCACCATGATGGCCGCCGTGGATATTCGCGGTACCGAGCGCTTCTTTGTTACTATCGATGAACAACACCTGCAACCCGGCCAGACCCAACGCCGTGGCGGCGCGCACATCGACGGAAACTGGATTGAACCTGCGGCTGCCCGCTTTAATAAAGACTGGGTCAACACCCCAGCCCTGCACGCCGATACCTTGCCGAGGTGGGTTACCAACGGCGATAACATCGGCGGCATGTTGGTTGCGGCCAGTGAAGCCGCCTCCGTGGCCTGGAAAGGGGCGGTTGAAGGCACGCCGGGTGAAGGTGGGGATTGTGAGCACTTGCGTGACCAACTCGCTCAGCTGCAAGTGGTACCGATGTTACACAACCGGGTGTATTTAGCCAACTCGACCTGTATCCACGAGTCCCTTCCGGTCCAGCGTCCGGTTAAACGCCAACTGATTCGTATTACATTGCCGCACACCTTAAAGGTACTGTAATGAAATACCAAAAGCTTGCTGTGGGGTTAGGGATGGGATTTGCTGTGTGGATGGTAGTGGCTCTGTTGGGATTAACCCAACTCGAATCACATGCATCGTCAACGCGTTACAGCAAAACCAGTGTGGACAACACCCCATTGTTCATCTATACCGACACCACCACCGGCTGCAAATACGTGTACGATGCATCGACCCTTGAGATTCGTACGGCCAAAGGTTTTGAAACGTGTGTGGTTCCAACGTCCTTTGAGGAATAGTCATGACGGTTTTTGCTTTCTGGAATTTGGTCGCCACCTTTGTGTTTGGTGGGTTGTGCTTTAGTCTGCTGTGGGCACGACGTAAGTATCGCAAAGTCTGGATGGACCGAGGTGCAACGCTGTGTGTGGTGTTGGCCTTTGTGTCGTTCGCTGTTTCGTTAGTGCATCATTAATGGCTGCGTTCTGGTCAGTGATGTGGATTGTGTCCTGGGTGCTTATCGCTGTCTTTGCCTTTCTGGCAGGGAAGTCCGGTAAGCGTATATATCTCGTGTTCTCTATACTTTCGGTGGTGTTGATGTATGTCAGCATCGCGCTTCTCGGTCGGTACTGAACCGACCTTTACCAACGGGCACATTGCGTTGACCCGACGGAGTAACACCATGTTAAACGTTATCAGCAGTGAAAACATCAGCATCACCCCAATGAACTACTACCTGACGTTCTCAGCGTCAGACAGCGAGTCTGAACTCGAGATGGCGTTGCGAGTCAATCAAAAGCAAGGGGCAAAAATCCTGGACGTGTTGTTGCTCGGCTATGCTGCGCAGTACCATATCGACTTGCCGGTTGAACTGCCCATTGAAATTACCCGCCACATGGATGCCGGGGATGGCGTGAACTCTATCTCAGAGAACATCAACAGTAAGATAGTCTGGTTGGGAATGGCGGATGACCACGTCACCATATCGGTAGCAGGCTACGCCCATGCTATCAGGGTTCATCATCAACTGATGGTAGAGAAGCTTAAAAACCTCAATAAAAAACTTACCAACCAGTCACAACAGATGTCGGTGGAAAACAAACCGGTTGCTAATGTCGGGATGGTCACGGTGTTTGCACAACAACAGCGCCGGGTTGTGCGTTATCAAGACATGATGCTGGTTGGCAGTTACTCACGCGGTCGCAATGATGCCCGACTGGAAAACCAGCCCATGACGTTGTATGTCCAGGACGTAGAAGGGCTGTGGTTGTATGCGTCAATCCGCTCCAGTCAACGCTACATCGACTTTGTGGACAACGTCCGCTATTTGCCGCTTTAATGCGATTCAACAGGGGGACTTCGGTCTCCCATTTATTACCGGAGTATGAAAATGAATACCTTTAATATCGTGGCCCTGGAACTGACCGAAAAGACCCGTAAGCAATTCGAACGTGAACTGCCTGTGAAAGATAAAATCATTGCGGTACTGGCGTTCAGTGAAGCCTCTGTGTACTCACGTAATGTCCGTCCACTGGAAGGGGCGTTAGTGGTCACCGGACCCGTGGTCAGTTCGCACATCTTCACCAATGCCGGTCTGACCCGGAAATACCGGGGGTCGTTAATCCAGCAGCAAGGTGCCACCAACGTGGTGATGGCCTCTGAACTGCTGAAGTATGTGTTCGAACACCATAAACCGGTGATGGAACCGTTTCGTCAACTCTGTGAAGACATGCACCGTGGCATGTTGGATTTCGCTAAAGAACAACTGGAGCGTGCATTATGATGGGTACAAAACTTACTGAATCGCTGAAGTTCCTGGATGATTCGTCAGCCCGGGTGTTGTTCCCTTCGCTGGCTAAACTTGAAGGTGCCGGCAGTGAACCAGCCAGTGAAATCCTGGATAACTTTGCCCGAGGTGAGCAAGGACTGTACAGCTGGATGATTATGGCCGGTGAAGAACTGGTTGACAAATACGGTGAGCAGTTGTTCCCTGACGCATTCGGTGGGATGGCAGTCATGTGTTTCCGCATGCAGTTTGGTATTCCAGGACACGTAACTCTGGTCTATGAAATGAGCGACGACAACTATGCTGCCGTGGGTGTGTCATTCAAAGACACGGTCCCGGTCGTATTGCACCTCAATGACCGTAGCTACGCTGCCAGTCAAACCCAGGGCATGCGTACCGACGCAGAGAAACTCGCAGTACTCTTTGATGCATTGTCAATGACCTGGGAGCTCGACGATGGGAACCTCCCGTCACTGGAGGTAGTTGAAGGCATTTATCCACCGATTGTGAATTGTCGTATGGGCTTTAGCGAAGAAGACAGTCCACGGGCTTATGCTGCGTTACTGGCTATCCGCACAATGGTTAAAGAACACTCCCCACACGCCGAGGACATTCTGTTCACCAGTGAGTCGACCGAGTGCAATCTTTATCACCCGGATATGGTTCTGCGTACCTATAACCGCCATTCCAGCGATTACACGGACACCTGGAACTTTGTCTGGCGTGACTTTGCGGTCCAGTGGTATGGTCGCTTTACTCGCAGTCCGAACTGCAACCGCGAACTCACCGAAGCGGAATTTGAGCAATTGCTGGCCGAAGCAAAGGTCATCCTGAACAATCACCGCTGGCCTAAAGAACCGGCACCCACCAAACCGATGACGCCAGAGCGTGCTAAAGCAATGGCAGATAAGTTAATGCGAAACGGTCAGGCGGGTGCTTTCGGTAACCACTCGACGTTGTACCCCACTCTGACAAATATGCTGCGTGAATTACCGGCAAAAGACGACGAGTAATTCTACGGCCAGGGTCCGCCCTGGCTCTCATTTTTTACGGTGACCATGAATCATGGGAGTCGTACAGGAGATATCCCATGATGATTGAATCGTTAGCCGTATTGAAAGAACGTTTGGAAACCATCACCACACCCCGTGATACCCGTGAGCATCTCCCTGCTGCTACGCTCGGAGTGAGTCTCTATCGTCAACTCAACACCGATTATGAAACAGATGCGGTGTTGTTCCGGGAATGTGTGGCAAAGCAAGGATGGCAATTAGAAGACGTTGGACAAACGGGCAATCCCATGTTCGTGTTACTGCTGACAGACAAAGGCATGGTAACCCTGACCCAGATGCCAGGTGGTGATGACAACCCCCTGCTGCGCCAATGGCTAGGTCGCAGTGCTCTCCAGCGTAGTCCTTTACACCGAATTGTGGAGTGGTTTAAACATGTCCTCCGATAAACTGCACGATGAACAAATCCAACTCACCCAGTCTGCTGCGGCCATCGAGGCCACGTTCGACCGACTGCGTGCCCGCGTCGAGGCCAGTGGTGCCAGTGAAGTTGAGATGTTATTGATTGAGCTGCATGAGGAAATGCTTGATCTCATCAATGGTACCGCGACCAACCTGACCCGCATGGCTGAGGTCGTGACCCTACAAAGCCAGACCATCCAGAACATGGCCCGGGTACAAACCCGGATGTGTGCCATGTTAGTAGAAATCACTGGCGTTGACTTACAACAGGAGAATCCCGATGTCGCGTAAGCATAACGAAAACAGCATCGTTGACCAGTTTATTGAAATGCAAGCCAAAAGCATGCACAAAGAAACCGGTCGCCCATTGGCTGAATGCCGTGAGCATGTCCGTCAGGAACTCGCAAAAGAGAAACAACCTCATGGCTAAGCTTTTCTTTAGATACGCAAGCATGAATTCCGGCAAGACAACCGTGCTCTTGCAAACCGCGTTCAACTATCAGGAACGCCGGATGCACCCACTTATCCTGAAGCCCCGCATCGATACGCGTGAAGGCGCCGACGCCACGGTCGCTTCCCGTATCGGGATATCCATGCCGGCTATTTTGTTCTCTCCTGATGAGAACCTGATAGATGTCGTAGGGCAGTATGTCGATTCAACATATCCCGTGGATGTGGTGTTGGTTGATGAAGCCCAGTTCCTGACGGAACAACAAGTCGCACAGTTGTGTGAGTTGGTTGACTTCTACAACTTGCCGGTATTGTGTTACGGGTTGCGCACCGACTTCCAGGGTAAGTTGTTTCCGGGCAGTGCTGGGTTGTTGGCCCACGCTGAGGAAATCACCGAGGTCCGGGGGATTTGCAGCTGTGGTCGTCGCTCTACGCATGTCTTGCGTCTGGATGATGAAGGTAATCCAGTGTTCTTAGGTGATCAGGTTGTAGTGGGCGGTAATGACCGTTATGAAGCGGTGTGCCGCCGCTGTCATTCTGCTGCCCTACGTAATCACATCAACCAACTTGTGCAGGAGGCCAAGAATGAAAATCCTACTGAAAACGTTGACTGATATTCGCAGCCAGGAAAAGTTTATTCCGCCAGTACCCGTGGATGTCACCGAGTTCTTCGCCATCGACCACGCCACTGCCACCGTGTTTCATGCTGACCTGTCTATTGCCGATATCAAAAGCAAATGGCAGGGGTTGCCGGATTGGTTAGATGACCGCCGACCGCATGAACTGCGTACGCAGGTCGAGTTCGCTTACACGAACTACATTGATGAACCCGCTTTCCTCACCACCGCTAACGACGAGCAGGCTGAATACAGCAGTGACCCTGACGGCAATTGTCGGTTTGGCTGGCGTAGACCCGGTATGCATTTGCGTAAAGCACCGAGTCCAGATGTGGCGTTGTCGCACGGTCCGGGTAAACGTAAGAAAGGTAAGCGTAAATGACCGCCACCTTGCTTACCATCCAGCCTGACTTCGACATCAAAGTCAGTACGTGGGGGACGTCTAGCACAATGGGCCTGGAAAGCGTTATACGCCGTGCTGACATGTGGGGTAGCGCTGATATCAATGTTGCGGTAGAACCGCTCATAGCGGACGGTACGCAGCCTGTAGTGGTATTGGAGTTCAACCGCTACTACCTGAAACCGAGTAAGTGCAGCTGGCGAGAACCCACTGTCGACCACGCTACGATTCGCATCATTGACAACGATGTCAACCACGCCATGACCCGCGCCGTAGAGTGGATTGCGGAGCACCCGGAGTACACCTACGACAAACCCAAATAACCTGCATCACCGGAGGACCACAATGGACAAAGTAAAAGGGGATACCGAAGAAGCCGTGCTGTTCGGGGTATTGGGATTAATCTACCACCTGCCCGCCACGGCATTTCGTATCACCGATAAAAAGAACACCCCGCAGGACATCACAGTGGAACTGGCGGTGCAACTGGGTAGCTCGGAATCCCGGGGACGTGAGCGGTATGCCAAACACGACCTACGTGAGACACTGGCTGAAATCCCGGATGAACTCGATTTGGGGAAATCGCCAGACGACGTCAGTCTCAGTGAGTTCAAACAGTACGTCCACAAACAGTACGGGTTTCCAGTAGATGGGTTGAGCATTGACCGTATTGGTAACGCCTTTACGTTAACCGCCAATGCCGACTCATTGTTGTTCTTTGGTAAACGCACCTTTTACGTGAGGCGTGAAACATGAACTCACCACAATGGTTAATTGGCAAGACCGTCCAGAACACCGCCGTGGAACGCACCCCCATGAACCTGGAGCTGTGGATTCAGCTCTATGGTTGTAAGGACTGCATGGTCATCACCCTGGAACTCCCGGGTGAACTGGATTGGTTTGAAACCGACGGTATGGCGCTGGAGGCAACCCATGGCAAGCAAGTGGGTAACGTAGAACACCTCCAGCACATCGATGCACGCGGTACCGTGCACCACACCTATCGCCTTCACTTCACGGACTTAACCTGCATTGACATCTTTGCGGACGTGATGGCTGCCGGGGGCATGTACCGGGTACGGGAGCCGTTGGTGTTTGCCGCGCAGGACCCCAACGAAGAAGAATGGGGCACCGAAGCCGACGCATCAATTCTGGATGAACTGGAAGCTGACGCCCGAGCCCGTAAAGCAGAACACGAAGCACGTGAAGTGGGTCAACTCGACCCACGTATACTGGCACAATACAACCGACATTTCTAAGGCGAAAAAATAAATGAAAAATCACGAACATTTCCTGACCATGCAAGAAATCGTGCTACATGTAGCGAACAACATGCGTCACGGTATCGTTGCCCTGGACGGATGTGATACCGATCCGTGTGCGGCAAACATTGCCGGGGTGTGGGTAGCCTCGAAAGTCTCTAACCTCATCATCGAACACAACATCAAAGGCTTTGTGCACTACACCCAACTGGTGGAGAACGACAAAGTACTGGTCATCGGTATCCAGCAAGAAGCTGAACTGGATGGCGAACAAGACCCGGATAAACTGTTCTACTGTGAGGTGGTCCGGTTATCCATGGATTTGGTCGAAAGCTGGGTTGGTAAAAGCGCACCGGCATTGGAGATGTTCACCGAAGAGGAACTCATGTCGTGGTGGGAAACCTCGAAGCAGTGGACCCAAATGGGTGCGAGGTATACCGAACTGGTCAACAAAGCCCTGCTCGCCAAACGCGCTGGATGGTGATTATATAGACCATGTGTACCTGTTTACCTCTGTCGTCTAATTGAATAGGACACCGCGCCTTCTGGGAGTTGAACTTACCTTCTCCTGTGTCTATGCGGAAACGCTGGTTTGATTCCAGTCAGAGGTCTTTCATACAGGGTGGGGATAAAACCCCGCCCTTTTATGCCGTTCTTTATTGGAGTAAAAGATGAAGTTTAAAGCGAAAGTGCCACGTAACAATGTCATGGAACTCCATAGCACTCGTAACGTGACGCTGTTTGAAAGCCCGGAATTCGGTCACATGGTCGTGGACGGAAAAGTGGCTGACAATAATGCGGTGGATTCGGGACGCCTGCGTGTAGAGCTTGCTATTGAGCAATACCCAGGGTACCCGCCTTCGCCCATGTCGTATCTGCCAGCTGACTTTAAAGTCTCGCCTGCGTACTTTGTTACCAAAGCCGAGTTCTCGGTGCACGGTTTAGTGATTGGGGAATACGCGGCACACTTTGACCATCAAGTTAACCACGTTGTCTATACAGTCACCGTACCAGAGAAGTATAAGCACGATAGCGAAATACTCATGCGACAGCTGTATCTTCTGACTGTTGGGTTATCCCAGTAATCAGATAGGGTTCCTCTTCGGAGGAACCTGCTGTAAGTACCCTTCCTTTTTTCTTTTAGTGGGAGTACGACTATATGCCGCGTTTAGACCTGCAAATCTTGATACTCGTGTTGATTGTGATAGACATCCTGCTCAATCTGCGAAACCTGAGTAATTCCAACTCTCGACGTGTGGCACGCGTTCGGGCGGTGGAGACCTCTATCATTGAATCTCTTGCAGAAGCCTTTCGGGAATATGCGATACTCACAGCAAAACAACCTGGGGGGATTGACACAGAACAAACCAAATCGTACCTGGACAAACTGGCGGATATTGCGATCATGGTTGCTGCAGCTGGCAACTCGGTTCGGATTGTCCCGCCGTTGATTCAAGTACACCGTGAGGGTACGGATACCGTTCTTACCATCACGAGCCAGTCCATGCGCTCCAATACCATCACCCAAACAGTGCGGTACAACGGTGCCCGGATGACGCTCGCTTAAGGTCACTTATGACGAACACAGCAATCCCATTAGACCTACCTCGTCAAACGCGTCCAGAAGACACCCGTGTGTCCTACGAGGCGCTTTGCGTAGCCCGAACCAACATTCCACTACCCAGCCGTGAAAAAGGCGAGGTCGTGATTTTGAAGCAATCGCAGTAGCTCTAGTCGGGGAGGCTTCGGCCTCCCTGTTATGCCGTAAAGTTGAAATGAAATATATAAAAACGTATATCACGTATTGGATAGAAGTGAGTATAAATTCACTCCCACGAAACCATTTACCTTGCGTCTGATGACCTGAAAGGAAAATAAAATGCGTCAACGTCTGTTGTCGTTTGTGTTCTTCTATGTACTGGTGGGAGTGGTCGCGCTCTATTGCACGCGACACAGTGGCTTACTCAGCTGCGTGATACTCACGGCAGCCGTTATGATTGCCACCCTCATTTATGCTATCGACCGCTTCGTGCGACGCCGGTCAGTGTTTACCTGGGTACTCGCATCACTGCTGGCGTGCTTAAGTACGCTGGTAATTCGTCTGATACTAATCATCGTCGCGCTGTTGTCAGCGGACGTTATCTAACTCTTTAAACGGAAGACAAAGACATGTCTAAAGATATTTGCGGTAAATTGCTGTTCAGTATTGCTGTTGTTGCAGTCATTGTGTTGAGTAAAGTAGCGGGGGCTTCAACGGTTGCTCCTGGTGTACCGGTTGCCAATGAGAAGTGCCAGCGTGAAGTGGCCACGGCGACCGCACAGCTTATCAACCTGGTCTCGGCCGGTGAGAAAGACGCCAAGATGGATGCGCGCTTCAGTGAAGTGGAATACGTGGAGAAATCCTCTACCGTGTTTCTGATACCGGCGTCTGTTGGTGGACAGAACACCGTCACAGCAGGTGGCGATATCTGGGTATCCCCTGTCCATCGCACCATCGGGAAGAAGAAAGACACCTTCGTGATTGAAGCCACCACACAGACCAACCGTGAGAACGAGTGCCGTGTGTTGTCCATGACCATTGTTGACCATATCACCGGTCGATAACGGTCAGTCTACAGGGAGCTTCGGCTCCCTTATTTTTTTGTTTAATCATATACCACACATGCCCTTTTTTCATAACAGGAAACACTACGATGTCAAACCCACAAGACAATATCGATTTCGACAACATCGACGCGCTGGACATTGATGAAGCTGCGATTGATGCCAAACGCAGTGCTGGCGGCGAAGCCATTGCTGACGACGATGCTGACTGCGAAGGCTGTAAAATCTAATGGCCGGGTCAGAGCAGCCTGTCGGGTATGTTGAGCGCTTAAAGGATGGTAAGTTCAATCGGTATTTATGCCCGGTGAAAACCCTGACGGAGACAGTGCCTGTATACCTGACCAACCCCGATGATACCCGCTCCATCGCCGGGTATTACAACGGCAAAGATAAAGGCCTAAAACCTGCGAGTACGTGGGCCTGGATTATGGAAGCCGCCCCCTGTGGGGAATACCGTATTCCTGTGTACTGTGACGCCTGATTGTCCGGGAGGCTTCGGCCTCCCATCTATGCCGCATTTTTCCTGAAACGTCAAATAAACTTTTTATAAACGTATATCACTGCTGCGAATAGATAGAGAAATGGTTCTCTGTCCGTTAAGACTTTGGAGGTCTTATGGGTTTTGTATTGGCTGGCTTTGCTCACAATGTGGCAGTGTATGCACGCCGCTTGGGTATGGGTGAACTCAATGTCGAACGCATTGAGCGCATGGCTATGGCGGTGGACCGTCACGGTTTGCAACAAGACAGTCGCAGTAGTGCGGTCTTTGCTGTGGTCGGTAGTCACCTACATGTGACGTGTCCATCCTTGACGGTCCGTGAGATTGTGTTGGTTTCTCGTCTGGTAGGCGGTGCTTATTGGCACTACACCCACCCCGAAGGTACTACACCACTTGACTGCGAGACTTTGGTTGCGCGCAGTGTTGCTGACGTGACAAAGTTGGGTTATGCCGAGGCCTCGGATTTCGCAAGTCTGGCTCAAACCTACTGTGTCATTTTGGTTGAGGGTCGTGAACGGGATGCAAGACAAAATGCAGCGTGCCCCCACTCCCCAATAGTCCACGCTATCCTGAGTAAGTTACCGGGATTCGCACGGGTTCAACGTGGTGACGACTCAGAAGATAACTACTTCTGATAACGAGGGGGCATAGGCCCCCTTCTACTTTTATTATTTTCGGAGATACAATCATGCACGCTTATATTGCTACTCAATGTGGTGCTCTGCTCGGCAGTCTCGCAGGTGTTGGTGTGGCCATTGCGCTTGACCAGACTGATAAAAAAGACGGTACCCTGGACGAACTGCAGGAGCAGAGAGAAGCCAGCCAACGGCGCGCGATGACCTGCATCAGCATCGGTACCATCGCGGGCGGTGTCGTAGGTTACCTCACACTGGCCGATTAATCTTTACGTATCCACTGGAGTACAACAATGAACCAACAAGAAAGAGCACAATTACAACTCGTCCTGGGTGTTGCGGCTGTCGTCGCAGGGGTTGGGTTGGTGGCCTATGCCTGTCAGAACCACGCGTCCATCTTTGCAACCAAAGCAGACGTACAACGTGAAGGTGCGCTGTTGACCAAAATTGCCATGGCTTTGCAGCGTAGCAGTCACACCCGTAAGAAAATCTTCCAGCCACTGGTCGACAAAGACATCGACAACGTCGTGTTTCTGGAAAAAGGCACACACCAAAAAGAACACAAGAAGTCTGTAAACGTGAAGTGGGCCATCAAAGGCTCACGCCATAACTCCGCCGTTAAAGAGGTGGACCTCATCAGCCCGAACGCTCGCGTAACGGTTAAAATTTACTGTCGTTAAAAAGGATTACACTCATGTCACTGCTTTCTCAACCGGCTTTCTCCGTAGTACTGATGGCGGCTTATATTCTGTTAGTCGCCTGTGTGTACCAGTTCGAAAAAAATAAAGACTCACGCAAACACTACGATGCGAACTATGCGAAAGCCCAACTGGAGGCCATGGCACGAGGACGCAACCTGCTGTTTGACAAACTGAAACTCGCTGAACACGCCCCGACACCGGTCAGCTTGATGACCATCGTAAAAGAGATTGAAGAGTCCATGTCGATTGTGCATTTGTTGGGTGCAGTCAATGGCGACTACACACGACCACACCTGAGCTATATCACCTGCCAGGACGCCATCTTGTTTGTCTTCAAATCAAAAGCCACTGAGGTGGAAATCGAGTTTATCTATCCCAGATACCCGTATCTGCTTGCATAATTCCGGTAGGGAGGCTTCGGCCTCCCTGGCTGGCCGTGCTTTATTTTTTTTTGTTTTTCAGGCGTATTTTAGGAGTGTCACTGCGAGGGGAAAAGCACCATGTCACTGAATCTGTACGCCACACCGTTGGTGAGTTGTACGCTGGGGATTAACCCAGCACCCATACCGGATGCGTTAGGGCACTACCATGTCCGGTTAGCGACCGTGAATGAACTCTCGTTGGAAGGACCGTATCTGCAATCGGAGTACGATACCGTGAATCGGGCGATGCTGCCGTTGGTGGGATTGGCTATGGGTGAGTACCGTTACGCCCGTAATCTGTCACGGCTGACGTACGTACGCTTCAACACCCGCAGACAGTCCTCTATTCTGCGGCCGTACTTTCGGTTGTTGTCCTACACACTCACCAAGGAAGGCAAGAAAATACATATTGACGGGATTATACAACCACTGGATTTGGTCAGGTTCGATTGGGTCCTGACTCGGAACCAGGGACTTATCTTCTCAATGCGCAGCAAGGTAAGTTTAATGGGCGAAACCAAAGCATTGCGTGGGATCATCTCGTTCGATTTAGAGGATCGTAAATATATCGAGAGTAGACTACTATGGCGCGTAACTCCTGGGTAGGGTGGTGGGCAATCCTGTTTTTTATGGGGGCGCTCGGTGGACTGTCGTTGATTACCTGTTTTGCCTGGGTACTCACACCCCGTTTACCGTTACTCACGGTATATCTGGGGATTGGGTTACTGATGTATGCCTCTGACCCCCGGTATTGGGTTATGGGGATTGAAGGCAATACCTACACCAAGCAAGAAACGAAGATGCTCTTTTTATGGCCGGTACTGTACCCCTATTACTTTGGCTGTTTACTGCTCGCCGGATGGTCGCGAATCCGTAACGAATAGTACGACAGAAACTGTAACTGTCTGTTATCTATAATGGGGTTAACCATGAATGTTCATTTTCGTGAAGTCGCGAAACTTTGGCTTTACGCCTTTGCTACGTTAATTGCACTGACTGCATGTGGCTGGGTGTACATCCATGTAGGGCCAGCCGAAGCTACCTATGCCGTTATCGCAGTTTACACTGCGGGGTGTCTGTTGACGTACTGGAGCGGAGGGAATCCTGATATTTCAGGAGTCTATGGCACTAAAGCACTGTGGGGCGTTTCGATTTTGTGGTTCGTTGTCTTGGCGATTGCGCTTATCGGGGCGACCTTGTGTTTGCTGTTTATGCATGCACAAGCCGGTGAGGGTGCGGTTGAGCTGCCCGATATATTCTAGCGGGTAATCAGGGGTCTTATTTGAGGCTCCTGATTTTTCTTTTATTTTGCCGTCGGCATAAAGGGAGCCCGAAGGCTCCCTGGGATACACGTTAAGCAGGCAGGTCCAACCCATCCAGGTCCGGTGCTGTAATGATGGCACTGGTTGGGGTGGTTTGGTCTAAGCGTAACGTTGCACTGACGGAGGGTACAAACACCAGGTTAGCATCCGCAAACGTGATAGCGATGTTTACGAAGCCCCCGTCGAGGGTGGCTGTTAGTGTGGCGTAGTCAGTTGTGGATAACTGCAAACCAAACAGCGTATTGATGAGACTCACCAATTGCGCTTTGGTGGTGCTCGCAGCAACCAAGGTCTGTCCGGTCTGCTGGCCCCAGCTCACCGTCGGTGTAGGTGACCCGGTCTTCTTGTTCATGAAAGCCGGGAATTCCACACGTCTGTACGTCGCAATCACCTCACCCGAGTATTTCGTCGTGTCGGTGGGATACACGGTGATTTGTGTGTTCTTCGACGTCGCGTTAGCTTGGGTATTGGGTCCCACGTTTTTGAAGGCAAAAGACGACGCAGTCGAGGAGAACTTCGTGTTCTTATCAGCCAGCAAATCCGTGACGATTGCTGCGGGTGGTTGATTCCAGTTCGTGGCCATAACGCACTCCTGTAGTTTCGGGTAGTAGTCCCACACCATACCGAACGGCATAAATGGAGACCCAAAGGTCTCCATAGTTTTCATGCACTTACAAATTACCGTTAGCCGGCAACCGGGGCATTCAGACCGTCAAGTTCGGTGTTCTGAACTACAGAGGCGGTCTGCTGTTTCTCAACGGCTTGGTTGAACGTGATGGTGCTTGAACCCAGGAACAGGAACGTGCCATCAGACGCCACTGGAGTGATGGTGAACTCCGTGTCAGAGACCTTGGTAACGGTCAGTGACTCAGCGGTGAAATCCGCTGCAACGGTCTGCAGACCCAACACGGCATTCAGTACGCCCACGATGTCAGCTGGGGTCAGACCTTCAACCAGACGTGGTTTGCCGTTACCGGCATCCGGTACGTAATCAACCGTGTTACCGGTCAGTACGGCATCCACATACACTTCGAGCTGCAGACGGTCCCAGGTGACTTCTACGTCACCTTCGTACGTGGCCGCACCTTCAGCGGTTGGGCTGAGGGTAGCCTTTGAGTTTTTCGCAGCGCCGTCAGCCGTAGGTGAGGCAACCGTAGTGAACTCAAAAGAAGAACGAACCGCTTCAAAGCCGGTGTTCGCTGCAGAAACAAGATCCAGTACTACGTCACGTCCGGGTTGTTTCCATACTGAAGCTACCATGGTATTACTCCTAAATGAGGAAAAAGCATTGAATATCTTTACAGACTACCTGCAAATGATACGTCTGTTGAATTTTACGGAGCCAACAATCCGCCCAAAGAAGTAACACGAATAATCGAGGCACTCGGGACTTTCACCCGGATGACATCAATCAGAAAAGAGACCTGGCCATAAAAAACACTACACTGTCGAGACATCACGGCATGCAAATAAGTTTTGTCCTGTCGTACTTCTATCTTGAGGTATTTGAAATCAGCAGGTCGCAACACTATCTGGAGTCGGGCCGTAAGGAAGGCCACTAACTCCACCGTGGGGGTCTCGGGGGTGAGGGGTTGCTCGTTGTGATAAACAAGAACCCCTTCATGGTACCGAGCAGCGTACCGCTCGATGTTTATTTTGTTGAGTACTCGGCCTACGATGTCATCGCGTGACAGTCCGAAGTTTACCGCCACGAACAAACACAGCAACAACATGAAGATACCCACCATCGTGTATTTGATGATGTCATAGTCCATAGCACACCCTTACTCGTTTACCACAGAGAAGAACGCGGACGCTCATACGCTTTGGCCATCACCAACGGTTCGTCCTGTGGGAACTCATCGTAAGCAATGTCAGCCAGGGCGTCTAAGCTTTCCTGCGTCACCATTATGCCGTGGTCAGCCAAAAACTCCAGAGACACCCGCTCTGGGGCATTTTGCAGGGATTCCGTTGACACAGCCGTTTCATCCATGACTTTGGTTCCCATGATGGCCGCGACTTGTTCGCGTGACCACTGCACAATATCTGCCGCCCGGGTGGAGATGTTGGCTTCACTGCCGGTGTCCAACAACACGTTCCACACATAGACCTGTTTGTCCTGGCCGATACGGTCACAGCGACTGATGGCCTGTTCGCGTTCGAAATCACGAAACGGTTGGTTCATCAGTATCACGTTGTTGGCCATGGTAACCGGCACTGCCGTAGACAGTGACTGGAAGGTCGCCACGCACACAGCAATGTCTTCATCGTTCCCAAACTGGTCAATGATACTCGCCAGGTTTTTGTTGGTACCCTGGTGAACAATCAACACTTTGTAGCGCTGTTGTTCCAGATAGGTTTTGGTCTGCTCAGCGACATCCACGAATGAGGTAAAGATAAGGGTCTTTTTCTCAGCGTCGTCGATAATCGTGGGCAGTCCCGCATGAGCTATCAAGGCCGCGTTACACTCAGCACGCCGTTTACCCAACACCCGTCCCAATGCTTCACCCTGTACTTTCAAGGCCAGATATTTCACCACCGACCGGGCGTTCTTGAATTCATTGCGCATCGGTTGAGGTAACACAGGCAGGATGTTGCGCCGTTCCATGTTGTTGCAGAACAACACTTCGTTCTTCATGGTGGCCGGGTCGTAGCCTTTACGGATCATCGCGATGTTGCGACGGTACGTATCCAGCTCTTTTTTCTGCTGGTCAGTCAGCTTCATGCTGGCGTAGTATTTCACCCCATCGTTGTACTGTCGCTCATAGAGAGAAAAGTTTTTCTCATAGTGCTTGAGTTGTTCGGAGATGAAATCAGCCATGTCCTTGCGGACTTGCGTCAACGTAAACCGACTGGGGTCCGGGATAGTGACTTTCACTGACTTTTCAATCGGGGGCTTTTTGGTGAATTCCTGCTTATCGACTTTAAAGGAAATCAACCCGATACGGTTGCGCAGAATATCCACGGCCTTGCTGACGGACTTGCCGTAGATTTTACGAAAGCGGTCTTCGGTGTTGGCATCAAAGAACGGGTCGATGGTGGTCAAACAGGGAATCATCTCATAGCCCAGTGCTTTCACCGGGGTACCGGAGGCCCACAGCGTGTGCTTGCAGCGACTGCGCAGCACAAAGTCCACCAGTTGCTGGGTACGTTGGGATTTCTGCTCATTGAAGTTATGGGACTCGTCAATGATGGTGATGATGCGTTTACCTGAGACCATCCCCAGTAAGTCTTTGAGTTTGGGCATGGACTCGTAATGGAAGATGTAGAACCGCTTGCCCCGCTCCAGGGGTTTGTTGTCCGACGACACCCAGACGTCTTTCTCCGTGTAGGGTTTCTTGTATTCTTCCAGTACCGTTTTACGCCAAACTTTGTTGACCGCGTTCATCGGGCACAGAATCACAAACACGTCAGAGTTCAGACACTCCCCTAACATCAACCCGGTCAATGTCTTCCCGGCGCCCGGTTTGGCGGCCAGCATATACCCGTTGAGGTTGTATTTCGGCACCATGGAGTTGTAGTGCTCCAGGAAGCGCTGTTGGTGTTCCAGTGGCGTGCGAGTAAACAGATTGGTTTTGGAGAGATTGAGGATATCGGGCGTGACCTGATAGATAGACGACAACCAGGTATTGGCCTGCATCTCCTCGATGGCCTTCTCCAACCCACGTCGGTTGATGTGTACCGTACGTTGCCGAGCCAGTTCCTGGAGCATGTACAACACATCGATGGCAAAGAACTTGTTGAAGCTCAGTTTGTAAGGGGTGATTTGGTTAAACATGTTACCGATGACTTTGGATGTTCCCCATGCCTGGGTAACCTGCTTACCGAATCCCTCGCCTGGCATCCCGAGGATAGTGATGGCATTACCGGCTTCGTTAACATCCACGCTGCCTAACAGTCGATTGAGTGCGCCGCCAAACATAGCTGCTCCTTAGAGGGTAAAATATTACGGATATTGCTTATCTATTGAGCGATGCGCTCACTACTACCACATAATGATAACCTTCAACAGGACACCGACAATGCCAAAATCAGAACACTACCGCCTGATTGATAAAACCATCACGTGCGTGACGATTGTTGCGGTCACGGGATTGGTACTGAAATATACCACCCCACTCGTTACAGATTGGCTGTACAGTAAATGGTAAGACGCCCTCACCAGGGATAACGCGGGATATGGCAGCAAGCTGTATCCCGCATCTGTGCCGTTAAACATGAAATGAAAGATTTATGCGTCTATATTACTGGTGTGAGACAATGGGTCTTTTAATTTTCTTAACTGGATTATGACAAAATGAATAACCTGATTGCAACAAAAGAGCTGGCGACCTACCTGAATATTTCTGTGAAAGCCCTGCGCATCCGTGTGAGCAAAGGCAAAATCGCCCAGCCGGTGAAACGTGAAGGCGGCGAGCTGTTCTGGGACCGTGAAGCGGTGGGTGTCCGTCGTAACGTGGTTATCGACGACGACGTCAGTCATGCCTATCTGGCCGATATCAAACCTATCAAATTCAGCAACGTGGATTTGCAGTTGATGATAGAACGCGGGTCTATCTCGAAAGAAGAAGCGGCACGCTATCGTGAACACGGCACCTTTTCACTGACTGAGTCCGATGTGTTCATCGGCATCCAGCCAGAAAACGGTGCACGCCGTGGTGAACTACAGATGACCATGGTGAAGTCCCGTGCAGATAAAAGCCGGGTGGAGTCGGTGAGCCCGACGCTGATGTTCTCCAGCAAACACCGTAAGCCATTCACAGCAAAGGACGGTAAGGCCTGATGTCACTTGTCATTGATGAAGCCACCTTGAACACCTTAGTGGCAGAACGCACGGTGTTGTTCGAACACCAATTCCATGTATTCTGGTGGACGGTATTTTGGCTGTTGGTGGTGTGCGTGGTGGTGTTTGTCTGGGGCTATCTCAGTCGTTCACATCCCACCACCGGTGACTCAACGTCCCCAATGGCCAGAGCGCTGTTAAATGTCGGTATCGTAATGACTGGCAATGGCGGTACTCGCATGTTGTTTGCCGTTGTGGGTGCCTTCATGGTCGTCGGTATTGGAATGTGTATCTGGGCGGATACGTACTTTGAACACCGTCAGTTCGAACGAGCACCCCAAACCTACGTCATCCAGCGTCTGCGTTAAGCCCGTGACGTAAAACATATGGTGGGGTTGTCCCACTGCCTTTTCATTTGAGACCACCACAATGCAAACCCAATCTATCCCAAAGTTCTTTCAGAAGGAATCTGAGTCTAACTTTGTGCAGGAACGTAAACAGAAACAGAATACGAACCTGGAAATGATTGCCCGCTACAAACAGCAACTGCGACTGAACAGCCTTCAGCGTCAGAGCGCACAATAACCATTATACCAGGGCGGGGGTTGACCTCGCCCTTTATGCCGTCGGAGGCAACATGCCCTTTGAAATGTTCAAACTGATTGACCAGCCTGATTACGTCCCCTACTGCGGCCCGTGTTCAGGACCCATCGTCCGGGTCGTACGTGACCCTTCTGGGATGTTCGATACGTGCCCCCGTTGTAAGAACACCATCTACCTGAACTGTCTGCGCAAAAGCCGTGGCGACATGTTCTGGGATGCTGACCACCGTGCGATTGCGCCACCTAAATACTGGTTGCTCAATGACGGCAAAGACCGCTGGTTCAGTCATGCCGGGTCTACCCTGGGTACTGCACTGCTGCATCTGAACGGTGTCAGAAAGGACTTTTCCATCATCATTCTACCAGAGCTCAAAGCTCGAGGATAATCTCATGACAACGCAAACGGATGTGTCGTTGGACTTTGGTGTTGCTCCCCGTATTGATTGGGGTGTACCTGATAGCCAACACGACCCTGTTCGTTTTACCCTGACCCTGCGCGGGTTAGAAATCCCCTGCACTATCTTTGGCCCGGATACGTTACGTAAATCCGAAATCCGCTCCCAGCTTCAGCGTCATTTAAAGTTCTTTGTCTGTGGCGGTGAATTGCGTCCCGCTATCCAGTACAAGAAAACTGTGAAGCTCACCATGGCAAACTACACCGATGTGTCAGTGAATACGTGGGCAGACCGGGTAAAAGATGACTTTGACCCAGCGTCACATTTCAATGTGTGGTTCAACATCGCTCGTCCCCATGAAGTCCTGGTCATGGACAAACAACACCGCACGTCTATCGTGACGAATCAACCGGGGTTGTTAGTGGGCAAGCCTACGGTACTGGAGTTCATCCGGGCAGAAGGCGGCATTCTGTTTAACCGCCATCAGCTGGGGTTAGACGGTCGTACTCACCAGGCTGAACCCGGGATGAAAATCCGTCGGGACATGGCGCGTCGCACCCGAGGCGGTACCCGCTACGGGACCTTTGGTATCCTTGACCTGCGTGAAGAAAACGGGTTAGTGGAACTGTGGGTCGGCGAAGACCATCTGTGGTCCGTGGACCCCATCAACCGCCAACGTGGATTGTTGGTGAACACCGAGCACTTTACCGACTGGGATGTCGCCTACGCCGTGGGTGATTGGTCAACCAATGCTCGCATCGCTGAGTTCACCCTGAACCAGTATGACTTAACTGTTGCTACGCCGGAGTAATACAACCATGATTACCACCAAACTTGATAAAGCCCTGTTCATTGCCAATGTCCGTGTTGCAGCGTGTCACGGTGCCCGTGAAGTGAATTCAGAAGGCGGGTTCGCGTGTGACATCCCTGCTTACACCGGTTACGGTAAGGACATGTCATCCCTGCAACGGGCATCAGAAGACCTTCGGGTAGACTTCAAATACCTGGACACCACCCCACCCAAAATCCACGTATCACGGGTCATGGGTAACGGTGCGAGTCTGGGGTTGACTGTGCCACTCACCGGGACGTCGGATGAGAACATGCAGTTGTCTATCATCGCGTTGTTGCATTTATACTGGTTAGTGTTCAGCGACACGACCAAGCACACCGGGCGAATTGTTGACGAGCTGGCACAACTGTTTGACGTATCGTTTGGAGCGGGGCAGTCTGCCACCGCAGATTGATTTCCCCTACGGGGCCTCGAAAGGGGCCTCTTATTTTTTTGGAGTTCGCAATGGTATTGCAACGAATTTTAGTCAACGGTCAATGGGTCGTGTTGCGCTCTGACGTGATGGAAGAACTCAACCGCAAACTCGGCAGTGCTGAGGGGCGAATTGTTTTGTCAAACAGTGCAGATACCGGCCTGTTAAAGTTCACGGATACCAACCTGTGTCAGGATTTGTCTGCAGTAGTTAGTGACGCAGAGTTAGCTGCTCAGAAAACCGCGAACGCCGCAGCCGCGACCCCGATTGTGGATGCTCGCACCCAGACGGTGTATTTGTACACTAACTCTGCCTGGGTCGCTCAACCAGTGGGTACCGTACGCAACTATATTGCTGCCGGTCAATACTACTGGAACCTGACCACCAAAAGTTTGTTCTTTGCTTCAGCAGTAGACAAGCTGGATAAAATCGGGGACTTTGGTCCGGCGGTGGCTACCCAAGCCCAGGTCAATGCCGGGACGTTGGATAACGTTGCCGTAACGGCCGCCCAGGCGAAGATTGCCTGGCAACTGTGGAAGACACAATAATGGCGAGAAAATACCTTTTAGTGAACGGAGCCTGGAGCCTGGTCAGTAACGATGTCCTGCCTGCCATGCGTGCGGCACTCACGGGGAAACCGGCCGGTAGCCTGTTGTTTGGTTTCCCGTCAGCCATTCCCCTGCAAGCACTGGCGGACCAACAAAACACCGTAGCCGCTATCTGTCAAACCGATGATGAAGTCACGGCTTCCAAAGCAGCCAACCAAATCCCGAACGGGTTCGTGATTGAGACCCGGGGGATAATCTGGACCTGGAACGGTACGAGTTGGGTTTCCACCCCTTTGATTCCCAGTTTGTTGAAAGCGTACCTGCGTCCCCGTCGCTTCTATTACAACAGCCAGTCGAAGGTGATGTGGTATGTTGGCAGTGACATGGGCATGATACCGTTCCTGAAGAAAGACAATCCGCTTGCAGCACAAGCTGATGTCGCGGCCGGGTCCGGAAGCGGGTTGGTTACGCCTGCCACCTTGAAGAATGCTTACGGGAGTTGGTAATGAGTATCATTGAATCAGTAAAGAAAGCCGGGGGAGTGGAAGCGGTCACCAGTACCGAACACACCACCCTGAACGGGATTCCCACCGATGCGGGCATGGCACCGTTCTACCACCCGACGAACCCAGACCTGCCTTTCCAGTTTGACCGGATGTGCGGGCGCCTGAACATTGCGTTGAATGACGGTGACGTAACACAAGCCAAATCCACGGTGGAAGATTTCTCTACCGTGTTCAGTCAATGGCAACGTGTTGTTATCGTAGGCACTAACCCCCGCGATGCCACGAATATCGGCGAACTGGATAACTGGTCGTATGAAGCCGGTACCGACAGTATTCTGGGTGCACAGAACACCGTGTCGACCGTGGGGTTTGTGTCACAGCGAGCCATCCCTGGGGACTATACCCTGGAAGTGGAGATCAGCTCCACCAACGGTGATGATGACTTTATCGGGGTATTCCTGGGCTACGTGGAAGTCAACGGAGTATGTCACACGTTGTCAGCGGTACGTACCGCCGGGGCGAACGGTGGGGTGAGTCGACTCTGGGGGTTGTATTTGGACTTCCAGGGGTTTCAGATAGCGAACGTGCCGAACGTGCAGCAAATCCTGGCGCAGGGCAACTATGACCTGGTGTGGCCAGATGGTCAGCTCCATGCCGATGGGGAACTCCAGGCCTCTGTGGGAGGATGGAACAACTACAAAACCATGGGGGCGGTGAAAATCCGGGCGTCACTGGTTGGGTCGACACTGACCGTGGAGACCTGTAATCCAGGTGCGGCGTATTCAACGGCCGCGAAGATTGTGTTTGATTTGAACTCCCGTCCGGATACCAGGCAGTTTTTAGGCGGGACCAAAATCGGCTACATGGCGCAATCCCAACCCGAGTGTACCTGGCGGTCGATTCAGCGCCCAGGGGCCTATGCAGACTACGTGGACGGTCGCACCAAAATCGGTTATGCCTACAATGGCACGAGCTGGATTGCCATTCCTGCCAGTGATACCGCAGGGTATGTGAAACCCGGACGGCATTACTTCAGTCCAATGAACAACACGCTCTATTTTTACAACCCTGCCACCAATAACCTCGATGCGGTAGCCACCATCAGTTACGGGTTTGCCACTGACCAACAGGTCATTGACGGCACTGCTGGAAATCTACTGGTATCACCCAAAGGGTTACGGGCACTGTACAACGCCAAGAAAGTCTAAGGCATGGAGGGGTAAAACCCTCCATGTATTTCGTTACATCCGCGACTTACGTTATGGTGCAAGCATTGTGTGTGCGCGTTGCACATATCGTCAGCTGTATTCTGGGGGTAGTCATGGAGAGTTTCTTTGAACGTGAAGGT